TCCAGCGGGGCAGAAGATAGTATACCCCCCCCCCTCCCCTGCGGCGAACGCGACGGCAGCAAGCAGCTTGTCCTTGTAGGTGGCACCGGCGTACCGGCGGATGTCCAGCCAGGGGCCGGATGCTATCACTCGGGGGGCGTAATTCCAACCACTCAATGGCATAAAAATTCCTTGCGCGCGGTCATACTACTCTGACAGGAAGCCGTTTTGTTCCAAGCGCAGAACACAAAAAGACCGGGGAAACCCCGGTCTTAGGTATGCATGCTGTAAAGAACCCTACTTTACGTGGAAAGTGAATTTGTACAAAGTTCCGTCAGGACTAGCTTGCCAGGAGATGTTGGAGAACGTGGCATAGGCCCCAGGCTCATTAGGATTATAAATGGCCGTGTACAGGCGGACCGTATGCGGCACCGTCGGCAGACAGTCCATGGAAATCCGCATGACCTGATCGGAGGGCAACTTGTCCTTGTCCAGGTCGTTGCACGCTCCCAGAAATTCAAATTCCCAACGGTAGCCCGTAAGATCCTTCTGGCTGTCGGAGAGGAATGTGCCTTCGTAAGCGTACACGGTTTTGTCCGGCTCGATCGGGGTTTCGCTGGTGAACCAATTGTCACATGACACGAGCGGGAGCATGAGTAGAATGAAGATAAGAGCAAACTTTTTCATGATAACCTCCTTCAAGGTTTAACGGCTTCGACGGTGTACCATACTTCCATGGATCCCGCAGGGGAGACCCTCTTAAACTTCCACCCCACGCCATCCGTCAGCATGAAGATTTCTTTGGGTGGAATGGCGGTCCCCGGTGACTTGAACTCCGCTTGAATCAGGCCGGATGCGCCCGAGTCCCACTGCATGGAGCACTTCGTGAATGGGACGGGAAGCGGCTCAGCATCTTTCTTTGACCAGAGCCATCCGAAGGCCAAGGTCCCGGCGAACAGAACGACCAACGAAAACACCAACACACTACGCAGTTTCATAAACCCTCCTTTTCTGGATTGCCGCCTTTAAATACCATGTGAAATTCCGTTTGTCAAGGGCTTCACGATGCTCTGTGTACCGCCGCACGTCGGCAATCAGGATGGCGGAGTACACGGGATCGAAGTCATGCATGATGACCACGCGCGCGTCGATATAGTACCGGTGATCGTACGGAATGAAGTACGTCAACGTCACCAGATTGGACGCAGCCGCGTCGGATTCGGAGTGATCCACGCGGCGGAACTGTGCGAAATATTTCCGTATCAGGAGATTTCCTAAGGTATGAATCGGCGACCAATCCTGCCACGAAATGTTGGGTTCTTGGAAAATATCTCTCCCCAAGGCTTGAAGTTCCAACTGAAATGCGTACGGACCCAAACGATCCCGATGGGGGGATGTATCCGATCTCCCCAATTCCAACAGAATGCGATTAGCCGCCCGACGAGCGATTCCCCCGAGCATTACTGAAGCAGTCGGTCCACGACCGCAGGAATGCTTTCCAAAACTCCGTCAAACTCCCGCAGGTTACTCCCGTCAGAGCTTACAACGCCCGCGAGGCGCAGCCACTTCCCGCAATCCCGGAATCCATCGGGGATCTGCGCGAATGGGCACACGTCATGGTCCAAGATGCATAATTCCTCCGTGTAAAACGGGCAAGCAAACTTCTGCACGAATGCATCCATCACCCTACATCCTCAAAAATGTCCTTGATCGCTGTTTCGCCTTCTTGCCCAACCTGCTTCAACGCCCTTGCACGCGCCTTCCACAGGTCACTACGCAAGAACAACATGAGCAAGTCGTCTCCATTGGGACGGAGGAACCGGACGGGGTAGTATATCTCCCCCACGGCAATTTCGCCAACCTTATACTCCCGGTTTTTCACTCCCTCGGCCTCCACGAGCACCGATTGGATGTCGGAGCGATGAAATAGCCTCTTCCAAAGAGCCTTGAACATCAGATACCTCCCAGAGCGTAGTCTACGGAGCATGCCCCGACCGCTTGGACGGAAACTGCCGTGAATTCCACCCCAACCAACAGCAGGAAGTCATCGCACGGGAACACGATAGTATCCCCATCATTGTCCAAGGTGACGTTCACATACCCACCGGACACGGAGATCAATAGCGCCTTGATGGTAGCCATGCCAGACAACGGCAAGGAAAACACCACCCCGGATAGAAGTTCAATCTGCCCGTCATGGACGATGGTACAGGTCTGATTTGGGGCAAATTCCCCAAGCAGCGTTGTTCCCAACGTATCCGAGCGGGAAATGGACAAATCCGCCGATAGTACGGTCATCGCGTTAGCAACCCCTCCAGTGTTCGGTCCAAGTCCGCCAAGCGACCGACGAATTCCAAGTACTGCGCCTCCATAAATGGAATCGCGTGTGCTGCCTCAAGCATGTCCCGCATTTGGGATAGTGCTCCGTGGATGGATTCCAAGAACTCCTTGATCCTGGGGGCCGTAGAACGACCCCTGTCAGCGCCCTGAGCAGCTATAGCGCGCAATTCCTCCTCCGCCGTGGCTTCCAGACCCTCATACAGGGCAATGAGGTCCTGGAGGCGCTCAGAGCCCTCCTGCATGGTCGCCTTAGGCATATCCGAGTCCGGCCAAAGCTCCAAAGTCTTGCCTTTCCGGCGGAGAATGTACTTATTCTTGCCCCAAGTGCCCTTGAATGCCCCGTCGTTGTGCGCTCCAAAGGCGGAAATCAGGATTCGACCATCCACGGAATCCGGATTGTACACGGTGACGAAGGCGGGAGTCTCTCCAATGCTGGCCGAGGACACAAACCCGTCCTCAAACAGATCAAACCGGCGCTTCCGGCGTCCGCTTGGGTTCCTTTGGATGACCAACTCCTCGGAAAGTGTCATATATCCCCGGAACTCAGCATGGCCTTCAGTTCATCCTTAACGCGACGGGCGGTATCCCCCCGCCAATCCACGGAACGGGAGTAGAGCATCTCCAACAGGGAAGTCATTAGGACTTTAACCCCGCGCGGGCCATGTCCCGGATCTGCGCCAGATCCAAGGCATCTCCGGTCAACTCGATGCTCTTACCGAGAGCATGAAACTTCTGTTGCCGACCCGCAATCATAGCTACGGCGGCCTTCTCAATCGCCTGTAAGGCGGCTACAGCCGAGGACTCCTGAACGGGCGTCTCTTCCTTCAACAGTTCTTCGACAAGACTTGGCATGCTATTCTGACAGCCTGGAGAGACCATCTTACTTACCGCCGTGAGCCTTCATGCCTGCCAGGAGTTGCGCGCGTGTGGGCGCTTTCTCTGAAAAGGCTTTGAATTTTTCATCGGAAACGAACCGCACGAGCAATCGGCACTTACAACCAATTACGCAGGCGGTCCGAGCTTCCTTTGGCAAGGTTGGTATATTCTGCTTGGAGAAGGGAGACATTTTTAGAAGCCATTGGCAGGTCTGGCAATGCTCAGCTTTTGGATTCATGATCCAGTAGATCAAGGCATTACCAGGTGTGGCCATGACTCTGCCAGACTCGAAGGCCATGCGTAGGGAGTTCCCGTAAAGCTTGGTCCGGTCGGCCATGTTCATCTTACTTCCACGACCCACGCGCTCGGCCGCCACGTCATCCACGAATTTGTTGAAGTACTTGGACTCGTCCGTCAGCGTTCGCTCCAACCACTCCCGATCCTTGGCCGTTAGCGGCGGAGGCTCATCCTTTTTCATGCTGGCCACGTAGCCCCGGACGCCTCCGGCCTGCAACCCCAAGGAAAAGGCCCGCCGGTACATCTCCCGGAACAAGCCTTTAGCGTCCCGTTGGAACTTGGCGCGGGTTTCATCCCCATAGCGGAATTTGCGCAACAGTCTCCCGAGGGTTTCCGTAAAGTCCGCTTCCACGACCTTGTAGTCTTCCAAGGCGCGCTTGGCGTCTTGGCGCTTGACGCGCTGGAGGTACTCGGGGGATATGGACGCGACATATTTCCCCACAAGATCACGGGTGCTCGGCTTATGCAATCCTGCGTGCTTGGTGAAGGACTTGGCCTCGGTGAGATACTCCACCGTGTCCAAGAGGTCCAGGACCTCAATTACTGACCGTTGAGGATCCATTTGATGGCGTTGGCGCAGGCCTCTTGCAAGGCAGGAGCGGGCGTAAACTTCAAGCGGGACCGGCGGTCAAACTCCTTGGATCTGCGGTTGCCCGAGAATCCAAAGGAGTAAGACCGGGGCTCGATGATGCGAATGGAGAAAATGCCCAGCCCCCCCACCTGTACTTCCTCCCCGTGTCTCAGCGCATCCGACGCCACCGTAGACATCGTGGCCAAGATAATGGCCAATTCCTTGTTGGGAATATCAATTCCTTGGGAGAATAGAACGTCTCGAATCCGTTGTAAAAAGTCATTTTTGCGTAGCAACTTATGCTTCCTCCGTTAAGTCCTGTGCGATACTACCCGCCAGCCGGTCCCGGATTTTCTCAAGGCGACGGCTCAACTCCGCCAATTGCTTGTCGGAGGCAATGCCCTCCATGCCGGAGAGTAACGTCTGTACCACGCCCACCCCCAGGTTCTGGTCCGGAGCCAACGCCAACTTCTGCATAATGTCCGATGGGATTTGCATGAAGGCGGAAGTCAGCCACTTAATCCACTCCGCCTTGTTCCAGCCCGCCACGTCAGCAAAGTCCGAAACGGCGGAAATGGCATCGGCAGATTCCCGAAGGTTGTCCAGCACCTGCTTGACGTAGACCTGGGACGCCACCTCCGTCATGATCTCAAACTTAGGTATCCCGTTCGGGAATAGCCCCTTCATGGTCACGTGTCGTAAGACCATTTGCTTAACGCCTGCGCAGAACGCCAACTGCAACCGCTCAATGACCCTGGCAAATCGCACGTCCTGGAACATGAGATAGCGCCCCTTGTCCCACCCAGAGGAGTCGTTCTCATCAAAGAACCCCTTGGGAAGGCGGGTGGCTACGCGCAGCTTGTTCCGGAAGTACTGCAAGTCCAGGATTTCCCCAACATTCCCCTCGGCCTTGATGTACTCCACGCTGGAGTTGTTCCCCTCCTTCGTGGGCCAGAAAATGTCTTCCAGGACGTTGTTGGGATCGACGGCGATCTTGAATTCCCCCGTGGCGGGGTCAATGACGGACCGCCCCTTGACGAACTTCATGTACTCCTGGACGAGACGCATCTGATCGTAGAGCGTCGCCGCCGACCCCACGTCCACTTTGAACACCCTGCGGTCGATGGACCGATTCAACCGGAAGATCTGTACGGTGATTTCCAGCATGTCAAGAATTCGCCAAGGCTTGATGGCGGGATCCAGCATGCTCTTGCCTTCGATCTGGGATGCAGAGAAATCCGGGATGCGGAAGTGAACGAAATCGGATGCAGGGTACAAGCCGTTGACGCCCACGGGAAAGATTTCAGCCAATTGCGGAGCCCGCCATCCAATGAGCTTGCCCTGTTCCAGTTCCGGCTCCGCTAGAGACGGGTGCAGGAGAATAAACCGGTAAACACCTTTCTCCTTGCTTTTACGCAGGTAGACCAGGATTTCGCCATACTTGGCCAAGGCGCGGCAGATACCGAACGCGAAGTTCTCCAGACCGGTGGCTTGGATCATCGCGTCCGCTTCCTTCTGAATGGTGGGGTCTTTACTGACGGCCCAGGTGACGCGCTTGGTGGCGAAGTTCCGTTGTGTGGCCTCCTCCGCATAGGTATCCAAGGCGACAGATATCTCGCCGCAGTCCATATCCATGATATCGAAGTCTACGAAGCGGGAATTCCGGTCCAGATAGCGCCGGAACATCTGGCGCTGGTACGCCTCCAGGGATACCACGCGGTCCAGCGCCTGCGTGTTGGCCAATTGGCCCAACCGGGCGAACGTCTGGTCCATCCCCCTTATACCCGGATCCGCCGCCCTGGCCCATTGCCTCGGCGTCACATGCGCGATACTCAGCATCCTCTTGAGCAATGACTGCCCCACAGTGCCTCCTAAGGTTTATAACCCTGCGTAACCCAGGATTCGTCTTCGGTTTCGGTTGCTACTGTTCTGACAAGTCCGGCCCCCTTCGGGACACTACGCGCCGTTGTCGGTTGGAGAATGCTTATTTTTCCAGCGGCATACTCCGTCAACAACCTGTAGGCGGCGCAGACTACGGAATCGGCCACGTCCTTCCCCTTGTCCCGCTCATGTTCTATTTTGATGGTCTTGCGACTGCTGTCTTTGATGAGATGCTGAATCTCCCACAACAGAAAGTCATGGTTGTACATTTCCATGCGCCGGGAGATGCAGAGTTCCAGGAACTGCTTGTACGGGTCCGGCGTCTTGTCTGGAGATACCTTTTTAACCTCAAATCCTGATTTCATCAGCAGTTGCAGGGCGTGGGTACTTTGAAAACTGTCAAAACTGACGAACCGAATAGGGAACCCAAAGCCGTCCCTTAGTAGGCAGATGAACTCCACGATTTTGTCAAAGTCAATCTGGTCCCCTTTCATGGCGACGATGCGCAGAGCAAAGTCCAGCCACACCACGGGAAGGAGGGAGCGGATTTGTTGATCACCTACCTGCTCCACGGATACGGCCAGGCGGGGGATGCATTCCATGGATATCCCCGTGGCGTCGATGGATTCCGACAAATCAACGTGAATAGCGCGTGATGCCCCCGGATGGTGAATGGGCCGAAACCGGCCATCCAACCCCTTGCGGACGAGATGCTGGAGAAGGAGATGATCGGTGATGGTGGTATTGGACTTGACACCCAGACGGATCTGCGGCGTCGTGAACTGCGCGAACTTCTCCCCGGAGAATGGATGCTGCCGCGTTGAGCGCATGGCGTCCTTGACCACCTGGATATTCCCGACAAAGTAGTTGAACGCCCCCGTGCTGACGCCCCCGATGTCCTGGATGGCGCTGGGAAGGTCCCGCTCGAATTCCGCTCGGAAATCCTCGGGAACGGGGAGCACGGCCGGGAACGCCCGGCGTACCTCATCATCCTTCATAGTTGGTTTAATGCCTAAGGCGGTAGCTTCCTCAGGAGACATAATCTTATGCTTTCCTGTGGACTCTCCGATAAACACGTAGAACCGCTTCTTAGAGTACTTCTCAGGCTTCTTCACGTCCCATACCGCATAGGACGAGACTTTCACCTGCGGATTGCCCCTGGATTTCTCAATGTGAATATCTAAGAAGGAAGAGGTCGCCGTGCAAGAAGATACCAACACAAGCAAGCCGGGGACGCGCCCACGTTCTTCAAACCGGCTCTTGCGTCGGCGTTCAACGGAATTGTACATGTTCAATGCGCTGTTGATGCCTTCTGTGTCCCACCCCCCCTTACCTTCCCGGAAATTTACCTCATCCAGTATCCCGCCAATAATATCCTCCGACAAGGCGTGCCGGGTTTTTGATCCGATGACAACGCGCATATTTTTAGGAAGGATAATGGCGGAGTCTTCCTGTTGTTGGGTCTGGTCAAAGCTCTTTCGGCGTTTGTTGACGGGGAAGTGCTCCCGAAAGTATGGGCTGCTGTTGATCATATTGCTCAGCTTCGTCCACCCCACCCCCTCAGCACGATACTTGTCCGAGGAAAACATGGCAAAACTAATGGGGCTGGTAGGCATCAAATCAAAATATCCATGTGGGTTAATGAGGCAACTTAGCTCATAGATTTTATAGAGCGTGGCCGCACACGCCACAGTAGTTTTGCCTGTACCCAAGGATCCCGAGATTAGCCATTCTATGATTCCATTCAGCGGGTCCAGGACTTCTTCAAGGTCCTCCAGCCACTTTGGGTACAGCCCCTTGGCCATAACGCCGAAGTAATACTCACTGGTGAAAAATTCTCGGGGAGGAACGGGGATGCGCACGTAATCCGCCGACCATAGCGCATCGGCCATCTCCCGCCAGCGGTCCGGTGTGTTGACCCCCGCCCCACGCTTCATCTAAGCCCCATGATAGGATCGTCCCAACAAGGTCTTCCACGCTTCCTCAAAGGACAACTTGGCTTCCCCAAGTGTTGGCCCACACCCGGATATAGGTACGTCCCCTGCGATATTGACGACCCACACCTTCCAATGGGTATTCTGGAGGGCGTAGTGCAACTTAGCGCGCTTTCCGCACCGGTAACATAGCACTCCATGAAAGTTCCAGCGGTGGCCCCGTAGGAGGCACACCGCTGAGCGTATCGTAGACAAGGAGATTGTTAGTTTAAGAGGTACGCCAGGGAATTTTTCCACTCAGTACCTCCGCCGCCACTTCCAAAGCATCCCGGTTTGCGTGCTCGGGATACTTGGTTTGAATAGTCTTCTCCAATGCGCACAAGTGTGTCAAAACCGGATTAAGTTCCGCGTCCAAGGCGGACTTCAACCGCCCCACGCTATCCGGCATGAACGCCCAGTCGATGCAGATGTCTACGACCCGTCGCCGAAGTCCCTGAATGGCGGCGCTCATGGCCTATTCCTCTGTCTCCAGGACCTCCCCCACCGACCCCTCTTCCAGGACGGCGTGGACGTGCCGCTCGTGCATGAGGATGTAGGACTCGCCGTCAATCGTCAACGCGGATCCTACAAACTGGTCGATCAGCACGCGGTCCCCCACTTTGACGGTCATAGGCTGGTCCAGTTGCTTGCCCTGCGCCGTCGTAGCCCTGCGCCCAACGGCCAGCACGAGCGCTTCCATCTTGGGCTTCTTGGCGTTGGCGGGGATCACAATACCCCCCGCCGTCATGTCCTGCTCCGGCACGCGCTTAACCAAGATGTTGTCGCTGATGGGGCGGATTTGGTTCACGTTATCTAAAATGCTCGTTTCCTTCATAACCCCTCCTTGGGCTGTTTTGCAATAGTCAGCCACCATTTGGCTTTCTTGACTAACATGCGAACGGTGCGACCGCGCACATATTTGAGCGTGATGGCCTGCGGGTCGTCCGGCGCGGCTTGGATATTGATGGCGCACTTGCCCGTCACTTTGGAGTGCAGGCCGTAGCCGTTTTCCTCCAGCAGAGCCACGGCGGATAGAATGCTGGCCGACGTGTTGGCATACTTGATGAGTAAGCACGCCCGTTGCACGTCATGTTCCTCCATCAGGCACTTCGTTCGAGCTTGCCCGCGCGGCATCAGGATACGATCTTGTCCGTGCCCCGGAGCACACGGATTCCCGGAGACCACAGCAGACCGATGCGCCGCATGCGATCCATCATTTCATCAAAGGTATAACTGGTTCTGGAGGAGATAAAACAGAATTCCGGGCACGCCACCGTGGTTTTATAGGAGCGCACGGCTTGGATGATTTCCTGCGCTTTCAGCACGTCCCCGTCATCCTGGGGGGAAAATAGCATGTCATCCCGTCCGCGCAAGGCCCGGACGTTGGATTCCAGCATTCTGTACCCAACGTCGGAACTGGGGAGTTTGTACTCCATCAAGACCCTGACATTATCATGGCGCAACAGTCCGAAGATTTCCACCGTTCCAGACGTGCGGACTTCAATATCTATCGGACGCCTGCCGAGAAGGCTAAGCATCTCCAATAACTCAGCGGACTGGAACAAGGGCTCCCCGCCGTTGATATGGAGCATGCTGGGCGATGGGAGTGCTGTGATCTCCTTGAACAGTTCGTCAACAGTCACATCCTTGCCGTCTTCCCCCAGGACTTTATCGCAGTATGAACAATTATGCACCAGCAATCCGTTAGCAAAAAAATTACCTGTGCTCGTTTCTATATCCCACATTTCTCCGGTATAGCACTGTTCACCAACATGCAACCCTACCTGTTCCAAAGCCTCTAATCCGGAAGGCCTAAATTTACGTTGAATAGCTGGATTAGCCCACATAAAAAATTTAAGGGAGTCTCTTACTTTATTAATCTGAATGCGGTATAAAACTTTTGGCTTCAACTTAGGAATGTCTTGAGTGTATAGAGCATTTGTGTATCCGAGATTATTTAGTCTTGAAGATACTTCTTGCATAAGATTTAAATCTTTTGTTTGTACCATCGTGATTCCGCAGTGCTTCGTCCAGCTTCCCTCGGCATCAAAAAATCCCGCTACCCACCCCCTGAAAAGTTCCCCTTTATCGAACTTCTTATTTCCAAGTAGAGATATAAAATTACGTTGCTTGGTATGAATTCGGTATAAAACCGTGTACTTTGATCCTTTGTTATACGGAGCAACGCTATATCTTATCTTAAAATTAAGTAGGCATGCCATAGCCACAAATCTATCCGCAAACTCCTTATCGACAGTATCCATGCTAAATTGTTTCGTGTTAAACCACCCATCTCCGTAGCATGCCCCGTTTATATACCCTAATGCATATGTTTTATTAAATTCACAGTTACAAGATGGGAACATTTTACCGGTACTTCCATTACAGTTTCTTAACTCCGCGTAGGTCCCTCTGCGAGTAGAATAAATTTTATGCTTACCGCTTCCTATAATATTACCTGAAATAAAATCAAGACTGTAACCCTCTTTTATACCTGAAACCCAAACGTGCTGTACTAATTGACTACACAACATACTTCGTTTCTTCCTACCCTCCTTTGCCTTAACTCCTAATATCTCATCCCCGGGAATTAGCATAGAGATTTTCTTTTGGGTAAAATTACTCATTGTAACTAATGTGTCCGGATGAACACAATTTATATCGCACCCGTGAATGGAGAGAATGCGCGCGGACCGGCCGACGTTCCGACCTGCCTGGATAATGCCGAAGCCTAAGTAGTCTATATTCACGCTTGCACTCCGGCTATGATGGTTCCGTACGCGAAGGCCTTGCACAGAGCCGAACAACCATAGAAGGAAAAGGTTCCTTGGCAACAGGTGAAATCCGTGTTTATGTGTGGCATTGAAATATCCAGGAGATAGCCAGGAGCCCAAATGAAATTATGTGCCAGCAACCGTTCGTTATTCTCGGCTGCAAGCAGGATAAATGAATCATCATGAACACCATCCAAGGCGTAGACGGTGAAAGTCTTGTTACCCAAGGAAAGTATTCCCCGTGTTGAACGTTCTGTTTTTTCTAACAGAAAATCTGGAAGATGCTCGACGAAGGCAATTACGTTTTTCCCGCAGAGAAGCGTATCTGGGTAAACGGTTCGTGTTTTCTTGAGTACTTCGGAACACCCTGCAAAAAGCATAGCCGGAAAAGCTCTTACATTATGCTCAAACCAGTCCTGAGCTACCGGCGGGGTTTTATCGTACAAAGGAAGTTCTATTACTACACCATTATCTCGCATAATATAGAAAAAGTATGCCTCGAAATCTTCAATAAGTTGTTGCGCGACTTCCCCAGGCGCTCTTGTCAGGAGATGCCGTATGCGCATCTTTCTAAGGAGCAGGCTGAGAGTGTGATGTGTGTCCAGCAGAGTTATTTCCGGTACGGTATCCGCGCTGCCCTCTTTAATTTCCACGCGACGGTATAGGAAGTCGCTTTTAATATGGTTTTGGCGCAGGATGGCGGGCTGAATGGAAATGATATTCGGAAGGATAGTACGCTGGCAAAATTCCAAAATAGTGTCTCTCATCCACACGCTCATGCGCTGAAGGTCCTCCTTCCTTCTGACCTCATCTACGCCTTCGGGAATAGGGACGGTTTGAACGTATTCCCAGTTGTCCAGAAGCGCGGACGCCAACAGACGCCGGTTCTCCTTTAACGGACTCACTACGTCGGCGTACTTGGTCAGGACTTCACGATAGAGGGACTCCAAAGGATGGCCTTGTATCTGGATCATGGTCTACGCCTTGTCCTCATCCCGAGTGACGGTCACACGCGGGCTATCTCCAAACTTGACGGTCACTTGGATGGCGCTGATACGATCCAGCCATTCCGCCTGTTTCAACAGGGTCAAGGTGCTTTCCATGACGGAGTTCGCCCACAGGGACAGCATGCCGATGGTATCTTTCACGTCTCGGGCTTCCAAGGCTTGCCTCAGCATCACCACCATCATGGGAACGGGGACGAAAGAGAACTCCTCAAAGGCGTCATGGGCTTGCAAGGTCAGCGTGCAGTGATACGGTGCAGGGCCGTAGAACCCGCGATGGTCAAACTCAATCCGATGCTCCTGTGCTTTCATAGCTTTCATATTCCCCCGTCTGAGTATCCGGGCACGTGTGGGCGCGGTATAGTTCTTCCAACTTCAAGCGCAACTCCTCCCGATCCTTGGGGGATAGCGCCCGTACCATGGTGACATAGCGGTTATCCGGCTTCTTTTCTTTCCCCTTGTCCATCTCCTGAAGGAACTGTGCCACAGAATCCAGGCGCTCCGTCGTGGCCTGGACGAACTCCATGACGCCCTTCTTGGCTTCCGTGATTCTCCCCAGCAGAATGGACATGTCCTGCACTTTCAGCCCTGAGAACCCGATGGACTCCCGGCTGCGGTCCTCCAACTCATCCACCAAGGCCATTTCCACGGCATGTAAGCGTTGCAGGGCGGGCAACTCATCCTGGCCAATGGCCACGAGGATGACGTTGAGCTTGGACAGGTATTCTTCAATGATCCGGCGAAGGTGATCCCGCGCGTCGGGACGGAACGCGCCGTCTTCCGATATCCAATTGAGCAGATCGCGGGACGTGAGCCTACTGGTCTTCGTCAGGCCCGGTTTCTCACTCAAGGTCGTCCTCCGTCTGCGCGTGCAGGGTCTTCTTAGCAAACGTCGTGGCGCGCTCCGAGCGTTCCTGATCCCGATCCACCAGGGGGCGTGTCACCGTGCTCTTTGCCATCGCCTCCGCCATCCCCACCAAGGCGGGAGCCATCTGGGCCAGTACGTCCACGATTTCCTTCAATTGCTTGCGGTACTCAGCCTCTGTTTCCTGGAAAAAGGCCCCCATGGCGTCCAGTTGGCCCGCGACGGCGCGGGTATACCGGACAAGTTGCACGGTCATGGTCAGCAGGAATACCGTCAACGCCGCCAACAGGCTTAGGATCGTCCATCCCATCCAGATCGGCATGATCAGTCCTGGAGCAGATGCTTCGAGCACAGCGAACACACTTTCTCCCCCGTCGCCGAATCCACGACCCAGACATGATGACACGGCTTGGGTGCCACGGCTACAGATTCATCCGGCCAGGGTTTGTTGTCTTCCAAGGTAGCCTCCTAATCCAGCAGGGCGTCCATGCCCTGGACCAGCATGGGAACGTCGGCGATGCTGATGCCCGTTTTCTTGGCGATTTCCTCATCCGTCTTGCCCCATCGTTTCAATTGCCAGACATGCAACTTCTGATGCGCACGGGATATCTCGACCCCGGAAGGGAACTCCAACGTCTTGCCCGCGAACATTTCCAGAAGGCAACAGGTATTGTCTTCACCGATCACGTCCGCGATTTCCACGAATTTTGCGCCTAATAGCTTTAAGGACCGGGGGTTGGATACAACCACGGCAAGGTGTGTGACGTGTTCCAGTCCGGTTTCAAGCATGGCACTACTATAGAGGAAGAATTCATTTTGTCAAGAGAAAGATTGGAAGTCAAAATAAAAACCCCAGAGCAGACTCCTGCTGGCTCTGGGGTGCGCCGTGAAGAATGGAACCCTGTGCTACCTGTCTATAATCCCTCCTGTCAAAAGGATTTAGGGCCTGGTAGTGTCTCAGTGTTTTGCCGTCCCGTAAAGAATTTCCTGCCACTCCGCCGCCGCGTCCAAGACAGCACGGGGATAGTCCTCGTACTTGGGTATATAGAAGGCGGACTTCCGTCCCGCGTGCTCCCAGATCAAGAACGAGCGTAGATTTTCCGCGCCGCCCAGGTACGCCAGCAGGGCATTACGCCAGGTAGGATCCCGCACGGTCGGTAACCCCTCGTAGACGACATGGAGGTCCACTAAGTGACGGCACCCCCACGTGATATTCAGTGTGGGATTGTAGAGCAAGTTGAGATCATAGGGATAGCCATCCCGCTCCATGTAGACCTTCGCCGTCTCCGGCATGAGTTGCATCTCCCCCATGGCCCCTTTGGCGCTCAACGCCGTGGGAAGGAAGTTGCTCTCCGTCTGGATCACGCCACAAATCATCGGAAGGGTAAGGCCAAGGTCCCTGTGTGCTTTGTACGCCCGCAGAATGGACAGGGAGATGTCGGATACCTCACGTGCTTTCAGCTTGGGGTTACGGGCCGCGATGCCGTCCACCAGGCGAAAGGTTAGGCCCATATCCTCGGAGATGCCGTTCACGGCCTCCACGCGGCTGTCACTGATGCGGAGCTTGTCCTGCATGGTGATAATGTTGCGTTGCAGGCCGATGACCACGAGGCCCAGCCACACGGCCAGCACCAATAGCGCTACGACACCGAAATCCCTGCATACGGTGAGAATACGCTTAACCATCATGCCTCCTTTCAAAATGGGGGAGCCCATCGAGAGTTGTACGCCGTCACGGCTTCCACCCGTGTTGGTCTGACCGGACCCATGGCCCCACAGTTTCCATCCAAGCACACACCAAACCAGCCCTCCGGCATCTCCGCCATGTCGGCAACGTACCCACAGAAGGGGCAGGTATCCAGCTCACTTGGAGGATAACGCACAGGAGGATTGCACGCGGGTTTTGGTATGGGGGTCACACCGTCGCGCCAGACCTTCCCGCAATCGGAGCAACGCAACCAGCCGTGACGGGCTGTGATGTTGACGGAGTTGCAGGAAGCACATGCCATTAGCGATTCTGTGCCTTCACATCAACCGGTTCAATCGTCTGCCCCTTCTGTACAAACCCTATAAAGCCATCTTTAATAGAGAAATTGCAGAAGCCTAAATACTCCAATCCCTGAGCGTGGTCCCCGTGAAGGTGACTGATAAAGACTGCATCAACATCCATGTAATTTAATTTCTGTTCGGCGAGAGAATGCCGGATATCCCCTCCAGCATCAATCAGGAGACGGCGTACCACCGTACCGTCTTCCACTTCGACCAAAACATTGCTTTGCCAGTTCTTGATTGTGAATGCGCTGCCTGTACCCAAGAATCTCATTCTCATAGTCTACTCCGTTTCTTTTTATTGCTCTGTTCTCTACTTCCGGAACGTCAGGCAGTCTAAAACGCGAGCGAATAGCGCCTTGGCCTCGTGCAGGTAGGACTTCGGATAGTCTGTAAAAGGCACTCGTGCCCTTCGCTCACCTACACCGGCATCATCCCACGTAGCCAACGGGAGTCCTCCACATTCAGGAGGAACTGTTCCACAGGCCATGTGCTGACCCGCATGATCGTTGATGCGCGTGCAGAGATAGGGCATAGAATTTCCTGGGGCCGTCCAAGAGGAAGTGCAAACCGAGACACTCTCCCCCTCTCGGGCCTTTTGAAGCATTCGTTCAAAATCGCAGGGGCAGCAGGACACGACGGGTTGCCCTATTCCTTGGGGAGTGTCTGCATCACCTGTTCGGCAAGTTTTAGCGTAACCCATTCGGCCAGGTGTGCGTCCCCACGATTTCTCAGGAGGGTTTGGATGGTCTGTAAGTTCTTCCGGTCCTGGAGGTCTTCCGGCGACATCCCAGCCTCCTTCTTGGCTTGCGCCTCCGCAAACTCCACGCCCTTCTGGTGGTACTCCTTCAAGCACAGAGCGCAGGGGGCAATCAGGATACCTCCGTCCGGGGGCTCGATGGAGGCCACAACGTTCTTGCACCGGGAACACTTGTACTCCGTCTTGTAGATTCCCATGTTAGTTCTCCTTCTTGATAATATAACCCAAGCGGGCCAAGCATAGTGCATCATGAATCAGACCATACACCACGGCGCTTGTTTTTCATTGAGGCATAACACGCGCACTTCCTTTGGATCTCCGGTCCTCAAAGGAGTACCATGCGCGAGAATAGGACGATAGTCAATCGTGCCATCAGGGTCAGGAATCTCAACGTCAACCTGACACCTGCCTTCTTGGGGCAACTCGGACCATACCAGAATAGGATGGGCGTCAGGCGCATCCAATGACCCACCCAGTCTACACGCAACGTGTGCTCCCTCATGTCCACGTTCCCGAGTGCAATACAAAATTCCCTTGCGGTTCTCGCATAGGTCGCTCGGAGATACACACGTGCCTTGCGGCGTATGACACCAGCCACAGACGCGCGAAAATATAGTAGGAAGGAGTTTCATTTCGCTCTCCAGAAACGGCCAAAGCATGTGTCCATCAGGCGTTTCTCTTTGGAATGCGTAGACCCCATTACTGACAAACTTCCCCACGGATTTCTGTTGAAAACCAGGGAGCAAAACTGAGCCGTGATTGATGACCCATGTATAGTCCATATCCATTCCTTCACCTAATATTTGGATGCTTGAGCCGGTTCACGAGGGCTTTCTTCTCCCCGCGTACCAAGCGTTCTTGCTCGCACTCCAAGTGCAGCTTGCGCCCCTTCTCATAGAGTTCCAACCGAAGGGGATCCTGCTCAAACAAGGCATCGCGGAAGTCTTTCTTCAGGTGCGCTTTTGTGTTGTCGGAGAATGTCAAGAAGTCCACGAAGTGATCCCAGTCCATAAACCCGTGGTGCATGGAAAGGAAGAATTCCTTGTGCGTGAACTTGACGCACCGGCGGCGGTACTGTTCCCCGTGTTCTTTGATTCGGGTAATGAACACATTCATGGCCTCACACATAAGACGACGGGTTTCTTCTATAACCGCGCCGTCATCGTCGGCCGCGTTGCCTTTTTCTTGGACGGTACGGATGATACACGCCTCAAGCTGAGCTTCAAACTTCCGTGCCATCGCCTGCAATTCGTCCATTAGCGCCTCCGCAACCTTTTGCGATTGGGCGGGGGCCACAAGTACTGATCCACGCAGGAGGAAAGCAGAGCAATGACCGCCGGAGGGAACTGCGCCGTTCTCCAGTGCTCATCCCCCGTGATTGTTGCTTCCACTTTGGCCTTTCCGTTCCCGCCTTCCATTGCCTTCATGCCTACCAGGACACCAACGCCTAAAGCGCGATCCCGGCAATTGGCGCAGGATAGGACCAGCGTATGCCCCTTGCGATCCCACCACGTCAGCATAGCATTGCAGTGCCCGCACCGCAGCTCCACCGGTGGGTGAACTATCGGACCGCTCGGCACAGGAGAACTCCCAAGATGATAAGGAACACTGCACAGCACACGAGGATACGCCACCGCCACGGGTTACCCCACACAGGTTGCCCCCTCTTCCACTACCGGAGCTGGCCCCGGCGCACTGAATCTACTCAACAGCGCCCTAATCGCCTCCTCTTCCGTGTCGTACAAGGGGAGGATGCCCAGATCCAGCATCTCGTGTCCATCCTCATAAGAGTCCAAAACGGCCGCGTGCTTATTCCCATCCACCAGCAGACAGCATGTCCCATTGGAATATTTCATGGCCGCGATTATCAGTTCCCTGTACACATCCTGCATGGTGCCTCCTATGATACTTGGCTATTATACCCGCAATTTATTACTTTGTCAACTCAACGGCGCGTGTCTCTTGATCGAAGATATCCTTGCATGCAGGGCAGGCATTCTTGGTTAGATGGTAGGAGACCAGTTCGACGGTAAGATCCCAGCCTCGCCCTTCTCGCACGCGGCCACACAGGGACGGTGTATCTACGCCACCTCCAGTCTTCCTCCCCGCGTCCGTCAGCCTGCGAATGCACCAAGGGCTCCTGGAAGAGGCTGTTGTGGACTCGCAGAAAGAATAGGCCAAAGTCTACTCCTTCGAGTCTTCGATGAAGGTTATCTTGCTCCGCTGGGAGACCATTGGGTACTGGATGGGCGTCACAAGTTGATCCGCCAGTGCGCGCGGCTTTTGAATGCACAGCATCCGGGAGTTCACGCAGGTTCCACTGGCCTTGAACGTCCCCTCCGGCAGTTCCTCGTCCACACGCACGGCATCCCCCACGCGCAACTCATTCAGCCACGCGCGGAAGGCTTGATACTTCTTCGCCGCGTTGAACGTCCACGAGGGTGACGTGATCGCCACCAGGACACCGCCGGTGGAGAGTAGTGTGTAGGCGTGCTGGACGTGTGCAATGTCCTGTCCATCGGAGAATGGCGGGTTCATAATGATGCAATCGTAGAAAGCACGATGAGCTAAAAAGTCTTCCCCGGTGATGGCAACGCCGGGGATTTGCGACAGGGCCGCACGCATCTTCGGCTCCAGTTCACAAACAAAGACACGCGGGAAGCTCTTGTGTCTGCGGAAAATGGCGTGGACCAAGGCCCCTTTGCCTGCGCTGGGCTCCAACACGCGGTCCCCTTCTCTGATATTCGCCAACTCCACCATGCGGTCGGCCAGGTCATCTGGCGTCTCGTAGAACTGGAAGGTTGCTTTCTCGTCCACTACGGTTCCGCCGGACAACGCTTCCTTCAACCGGTCCATAGAGTCCCCTTCCCCGACGTGGCCTTTGAACTTTTTACTCCACTTGAATCCGACGAGTTCCAAAACCTTGTTGGTCTTGACATAGAGGTCACGGGACAACTGGCCTTGGAGAACGAGCATGTTACCCATAAGCACTGCTTGCCGCAACACGGCTTCCACGTCAGGGGCGATGGTGATGGATTTGATCTTCATGTTTGCTCTCCTGAATTAGCGTTGGCCCGCGAGTCGGCGCGCAATGTCAATATAAATCCTCGCGCACTCAAGGCATAGATGGGATAGCTTCACACTCTCGACGGGCTGGACAACATCTTTGCCTAAACCAGCTTGGATGCGCCCACAGAGCGACGGTCCATCCACATTCAACAACTTGCCGTTCTTCCCAAGAATACGCAAACACCATAGTCTTTGCACACCAAGGATTTGACGGCTACCTGCGCCTGTTGGCTTGCAGAGGGAGAATTCGCGGGGCGGCGTGTTCGTTTTCCGTAAGTACGCTGAGAAGAATTGATCAACCCGAACAAAGGCTTCCTCGTACGATATGAACGGACCATCGGTTTCTTTTATGCTCGCACAAGTCACCATAAACTGTTCCGGCGCTCGGAAGTCTATGGACCAGAGAAATCCGAAGTTATTCCAGAGCTGCGTGATCTCCGTTGTAGGATGGTTGATCATAGGACCCCCTCATCCGGTGCGCCGCAACCGGGGCAGTTACCCGTCGTGATCCCCCTTCGTCCGCAATACCGGCAACCGTGCGTAGGCGCGGGGAGTGGGATGTAGGGAAGAAAATTGGCAACTGGAGGGCGTGCGGGCATGTCCTCATGCAACACGACCCCCGGCATGTAAACATAATCCGAAGTGATTATTTTGACAAAGACAGACGCCGTTGACTTTTCGCTCATTGGTTTGCCAGCACGCGCAGGATAGCGTCCGCCTGTTCCAAGTCGCTTGCTTTCTCCTCGTCAGGCAAATCAATGAACTTCGTCGCCATTTGCCGTTGCGCCCGGTCTACAACGTCTGGAGGTATCGCCAGCGTGTCATCAGATTGCATTGAGCATTTGGAGAACAAGTGCTTCGTCCAGCCTGTCCAAGCCTCATGGGCGTAGTTGGCCAGCGCCTCACGGGCTCCAGTGCCGATAGCTGGCTTGATCTGAAACTCCTGGGGCAGTGTGTCACAGACCCATCCGGCGGCGTTCTTGTGCCCGCCTCCGCCCCGCTTAGCCGCGATTGTGGACACGTCCACGGTCTCACTGTACACCGTCACCGTCCAGCGCTTGCCGTCGAAGCAGAATGCCGCCATGAGCGGGGTGGCGTTGTCGCGCACGGAACGAAAGGCAAAGCTGCCCGTGTACGCGGTGTTGCATGCGACACAGGCTAACCCATCCAGTTCCGTGCGGAAGGATAGGCCGCGCATCAGGTTGGCGCTGGCCTGCTCGGTATAGTCCAGAACAGCCTTTCCCCGTGTTTGGATGTTCTGCGTCAGCATGTCTTGCGTCATGCGCAACCGGTCACGGGAAGTTTTCATGCCTTTGGGGAGAAGCAACGTTGCCCATAGGGTTGCTCCGGGCTGGTATCAAAGGAGTTCAACCCACACTGGAAGATATGCACAACATCGCCGTACTGGAATTTCCATAGGTCGAAGGCGTTGACCATCTGGAGCGTCAACGGAACCGGCGTCGAGGGAAGAGATACTCCCACACGAGCATACACCCGGCCTTTCCGACCGCACGTGTGCCTGGGATCCGATCCTTGTACTCCTGGAACTTCTCCACCGCCGTGACGTGATGGTCAAACCACTTGACATTGGGCGTGATGGCCAGGAGGCGCTCCCAGTTCTCTTTCGTGGCCAAGTGGAAGTCCACGATCCAGACTTCCTCGTTAGGTTTGATGCCGTCGAAGGGGAAGGGGTCCTTGTAGTCCACCGGCGTTAGCTGAATGTCCTGGGAAGGATACGCCAGCAGGACGATAGCCGCCGCACACTTACCGTCATTGTCCGTGTGATGAAAGACGCGCATGTTCCAATTAGAGGAGTCAAACACGCCGTTCGGAAACGCACATACCGGATCGCCCCCCTGCCAAGTCTTCCCTCGATTCTGGCACGCTGTACACTCAGGCATGATTCCCTCTTTTAGGCGCCGGCAACCTCAAGATCGTGAACGGGCGGCGCACACCGGCGGTAAAGCGCTCCGAGGCCCTCAGGGCCATTTCAATCCGGGTCCTGGGGGATTGTCCCGCCGCAGCGAACATCGCGCCCAAGGCCACCTCCCGGCCGCCTCCAATAGCCGCGTAGGCGTCCGAGGGCTGCCCCACTTGGAAGTCATTGCTAATCTCAAACAGTTCTCCGGCTACGGCCACCAAGAACGTGCCACCAAACTCCTGATTATTGACGATCTCCGCGTAGCCGGAGTCTTTCAGGAGTTGGCGCACGACCGGCACGAACTCCCGCACCATGAACTCCGGCAGGGTATAACCGTTCTGTGACCACTCCGGAAGGGTCCCCTCATAGCGCAGGAGGTTCCCCATGCGAAAGGAGGAGGTGTAGCCAATCAAGTAAGACCCTCGCCGGAATACCTTAGGATCCCGGCGCTGGATGATGTAGTGACCATTCGATCCAAGGGTATCTCCACCCATCCACACAACCCCGGAGCGTTCCACGAGCCCGACGACACACGTCATTGCGGGAGCCTTTCTCCGTGTACGGTAAACCCTTGCTTCTCAGGGGCAGCGAAAAAGCACTGCGCCCGCCTGTGGCCGACGGGCTTGCCGTCTTGCTTGGAAGGCTCCTTAATCCATTCGTTTCCAGCGTCTTCCCAAAGCAACGTGAAACGCCTTCGGCCTAAGCTATCCGGGCCGGAATCGCCGAACTCAATCCTGCAAGAGGGATTATCGCGTAAACTCATGGTAGGATTATATCATAGGTTAGTGGGTTTGTCAATGGGAAAAGAAAAGGGCCGGACCTGTGCCCGACCCGTGTGTTCATGCTTCGTTGCCGGTGGTTCAGGCCGGAGGTGCGGCAGGCGTGTTGGCCAGAATGGCGGCCGAAAGGGAATCGGCGCTGGCCTTGAGCGACGCGGACAGGGCGGCGATCTTGGCCGGATCATCCTTGATGGCGGCGAGCTGCTCCGCAATCCCCGTGATCAGCGCGATGGCCGACTGCTCCAACGACGCATTGGCTTCGACCTGTGCCTGCAAAGCATCCAGTTCCACGGACATGGCATCCTCCTTTCTCTGAACGGCCTCCAGCGCGTGGAGTATACGGTCCAGTTTTTCATTGGTTGCGCTGTCAATGTGATGATACACATGGATTTCAAATCGCATGGTCACTCCTCTTCTACAGGTGTTAATCTTACAGGCAATTTCTCGTTTGTCAAGTCAAAGTTTGGTAAGAGTCCAGCCATCGGGATATGCCGAGGCGCGTCCTTGCCCTTTCGGGGCTTGACGGCGCGCGGAGTCTTATTCAACGAGTCATCCAGGGCAATGCGCCTGCTGGACAGTTCAACGTTGCCGGGGTGCAGGTCGATACCGATAAAGGACCGGCCATAGTGTTTGCACACGACGCCGACACTGCCGCTCCCGCAGAACGGGTCCAGCACAACGGCGGGGACTGGAGGCGCTTCACATGCGCATGTCGGCTTCCAGCAGGTTGTCTCGTATGCCATATATGCGCCCATGCGCACATCATATTCGCCGCTTTGTACTTGCTCCGATCCAGCATGTTTCCCCACAGGTGCTTTTCCTGCTTTGCCGGATCCGGATAGGAACACTGTTTTCTTCCGGTACTCGCGTTCCCAAGGCGTTCCGCATTGAGAACATATGCCATACTCACTCGTGGCTATCTGGATCATGGGTTCGATGAGCCGTAAGGGGAATACGGCGAAGTGATCCTGTGCGCCAAACTTCTTCCCGTTGAACGGAACGGTTGGAACGGACCACACTGTCCTCCGGTTGCGCTTGAAGCCTTCCCACGGAACAGACCTTCCGAGATGGCTACCTGGACGCCCCGCATCTTCACCAAAGCGGCGCTCTTTATTGCCGGACGCTGCAAGCCTAATGATTCCCGGTCCAACCGTCTGCATGTCTCTTCCTGAGCGGTTCGCCGGGCCTGACGGAGTAGAACGCTGGTGACCCTGGCCACGAAAGGCACTCTTGCCACCACGCGGACGGGAGCCCTTCTGTGGGGATTGTCCTGGCGCAGCGTACCCTTGGCCCGTCACGTCATGAGCGGATGCGGACACAGCGTCTTCCAATCCCGCCACGTAGTCATAAAAGTAGTTGGGCTTTTTAGACAAGAGAAAGATCGTCTCGTGATTGCATGTTGGTCTGTCCTTGACGGAAGATGGCATACAGTTTTCTTTCGTCCAGATTATGTCACGCCGCAAGTACCAGCCATCAGTTCTGAGCGCAAAGGCCAGCATCCAAGGCAGGCCAAGCATGTCCTTGGTTTTAATTCCCGGCAACTTTCCCGTCGGCTGACCGTACGCCAGCCCACGCCCACTTTGACTCTTTTCCATTCCACCCCATATCTGTTTACCGCCCTTTCCCGTGCGACCACCACCGCAGTAAGCATCGCCCATCACAATCCAGCACGTCCCACTATCGTGTAGAACTCGCCGAACCTCCCGAAAGACGGCTACCAAGTTAGCAACATACTCTTCCGGCAGGACTTCTTGCCCAATCTGGCCGGAGACTAAATAATCCCGCAACCCGAGATAGGGAGGAGACGTAACACAGCAACTTGCGAAATTATCGGGAAGTGTTCGGAGGACTTCCAGCGCATCACCGCATAAGAGTGTTGTCTTCATTCTGTAGCTTTGTCCTGGATTTCAATGACCTCAAGCCATTGGAGGATAGCGAATACGGCAATAGCAATAGATAGGCACAGCGCTATAGCCTGTTGCCTTGTCAAGGCTATTTTCATCGTACTGATTCCTCAAGAACGCTCATTTAGTCCTCGGCTTCTTTGGCTTCTTTGCTTTAGCACCTTTTTCTTCGATCTCTTTGCATATCAGACACGGCTTGATGAATACGGCAATGCCTTGAGCAACAGGCACAGTATCTCCGGTTTGTAAATTGCAACCACATTTTGACATAAGTAGCGTAGGTTCATACTTTGTTCCCCTTCTTATGTGATTCCCAATGCTTCCGTGCACGGCCCCAGACGCTCCACTCCTCCTTGCCACAGAGCGGACAACGATGCAACCGGCCGCAGTGCTGATCCGTCATCACCACCGGCATGTGGTCCAGGTACTCCCGATGGGTTCCCTATGCCTTCTCACGCTCAGACCGACCGGTGATGTATGTCACGCAACACCCATCAGCAAGTAGTTGCGCACGATCTCCATCAGCAGTTCTTCCGCCTTGCGCGTCTGCGGCGTGGCAGGCAACGGCGACTTCGCAAAGGCAGTTTCAGCTTTCTTGAATAGCTTGGTGGCCTCCGCGTTCACGCTTTCCAGAGTCCGTAGCCCGGTTTTGATCTCCAACAGACCGGAGGCATCCGGACGCCGGACGCGCAGAATACCATCGCCAAGGAACTCAATGGCCATGCGCAAGAGCCGTATCAGGTGGCTAGCCGCAAGGCAATCATAACCGTACCGCTGGACGACCTTCCGCCGCTTCTCCCCCATGCGGGAATTGACGGAACGCTGTTCCATGTGCCGGAGCTGCTCATAGGCGTATCCCGCAAAGGAATGGAATATCTGCGTTGACGTGAAGAGATCTCGGTTATTCACTAAACATTGCCCTGCGGGGGTCTGATGGACGTAGCACTCATCAGGCAACCACAGCAGGCTAAGCACGTTAGGATTCTGCTTGAGCAGGAGCCGGACGAACTTGCGGACTTCATAGGCTGTCACGTCCCACTGGCCCCGGATGATCTGGACGTGATCCCATTGAGCCAGTCCCAGGTAGACTTCCGGCTTGGCGAACGCGACGCCCATCAGGTCTATGTCGTCAACGGATCCGGGAACCTCCGGCGGGGGATAGGTGCCATGCGCTCGGGAGCCTGCGTAGCCCAACAGGAACGTCCCTGGCGGGATCAACTGCCTGCATTCCTCCTCAGTCATGCCGGGGACACGAATAGCCTCATTCATGGGAGTCTCCAGCGTCGTGTTTACCCGTGTTAATCGTGCCCACCTGGTAGAACATCTTGTTGATGGGCCTCTGCGCATAGGCTCTAACCATAGGCATCCGGGAGAATCTCCGATTGGCATAGCGACGCACCACGGGCAGGAAATAGAGCAGTCTCGCCCACAAGGGGCTGTACCCACGTACAATGTCATCCATGGAAAGGGGTTTATACACAGGCGTATAGGGAAGGTAAATGAAAGGCCCTTTGCGCTTAAGTACATTGTCCCAGATCGCTTGCCGTTTCCTCCGAATTGCAGGAATAAGGTTGGTCAGACGATACCACAGCGGGTAGTGGACCTTCCCAACACAGTTCTGTTGCGTCACGGATTCCCTCCTATGCACTGCGTCACTGTCCATCGACCAGCACGGCGGATACCCCGCACAACTTGACATCATCACCAATCACCTCTCTGCCTTCCGCGTCCCTGCGTAATGACGCCGTGACGGCCAGCGTGAATGGGACGTTCTTCTTGGCGGCGAGGTCCTTCCGGAGTTTTCGACCAGCAGGCGTGTCTACCACGGCCACGTCACACACCAGCCGTTCGCGCTCCAGCCGAACGTTCCTGGCCGTGAAAGCGCACGTGTCTACGGAAGGCGGTTGCCAAGCGTCGGTCAGGTTACCGTAAAATCCTGGGATATCCGTTTTATCCTGACGAGCTTGACACACCAGGGAAGCGAGAACACTCTTAGGATACACTCGGCCTGTCGCCGTCGGCTTGTCCGCTTCGATGCCCAAGAACTGTCCTATCAGAGGCGTCATGGCTACCCCCATTAGAGTAATTTACTACGCGATTATAGCAGATTTTCCGTGTTTGTCAATGCTACTCGAACAGGACGCGCAAGGCTTTGAGTGGCGTCGTAGAGTTCTGCGATTTGAGGACGCGCAAGACAATGCCGATCACGGCTTCCTGTTCGTCTACGAACTTCATGCATGGGGCGCAAGCATCCACATTCTGATGGCATGCCACTTTCAGCCGGGCATAGGACTTCTCCCGACCCTTCTTGCGGTTGTAGAAATCCCGATGCGAGCACACGGCCATCCCGATCTTCCCCGTGTCCTTGTCCAGGGCAACCGTCACACCTCCCAAGGGCTCAGCATCACGGGCACCTGGAAACAACTCGAAGTAGTTGATGCCGTTGAAGTGCCGTCGAAAATGGTAGTAGCGAATGTACATATCCCCTCCGTTAAACTGTTGTTATTTTCCGAACTCTTGGGCCTGCCGTAGGTTGTTCTTGACCCGCCAAATGAGCGCATCCAAGGAGGAGGAAATTTCCAAGCTTGAATACGCCAACATCCCTTGAATGTACACGTCCTGACGACGTGGGTACGCCGGATGCACACCGACGAACAAAGGCTTAGTGCTCAAGGCCAGCCACCGTCCGAACTCATAGAGAACGATGGGTTGGATTTGCTCCTTGGCGAACCAGAACAGAATCCGATCCGCCAAAGCCAAACAGGAGAACTCCCACTTGATCTGGTCAAATGCCGCGTGCTTGTCCTCCACGGGGAAGTTGGCGCGTCGTGGGTTAATCAGCAGGACAGGCTCGTCTTTCAATGCTTCAACAACCTTTGCCTGCCATTCCTCACATCCGGTGATCCCTCCGGCCAGGAAAGCATAAGGCGGGTTGCCAGAACTCCAGAAAGTGCGGCCAACAGCAGAATCGCACATCAACGGTCACGGGCATCTCGTGCTTAGATTTGCTCATGGTCAGATAACCTCCGGCAAGGGATAGGGTCCAGCAGATTGGCGGTGAACGCGATAGCAGGATAAATCAGCACAGCCAATACGTACACCCACCATGACGGATGGGGATTTCTAAGCACGGCCGCGATGTTCAACAACGTCAACGCGATGACCGTGGTGCTCTGAGGCTCGTTGGTGTGGCACGCCCGTCTCACTCGGTTCCACATGTTGGGGGCTCCAATAGAGCCAACATCTTCTCGGCCATGGCGCGTGCGTCATCCGGCTTCAACCGCACCAGGATAGGTTTCTTGTGCTCCCGCCAGACCATGATTTGAATGTCGTGGGCGCAGGCAGACACGGAGATTTTATACCGTTGGTCACCATGCAGGACACTAAGGCACTCGGCCTTAAGCTCTTCCAGAAAGTTCTCGGCGGCGGTCCAGAAAGCGTCAGTCATTCTTTTAGTCTCCATTTCTCGCACGTCATGGTCTCCTGCACCACCATCTGTACCGTGTCGCATTTCCCGTAGTCTTTGCCCTCCCGTGGATGATAGCTTTTGCACACCAGGCAAAGATGCTCTTTGAGGGCGTCAACCCTGGTCAGGACCATTGGCTCCTCCAACAGAGTGATTCTCCGGAGATGCTTTACGAAACTCCTCCAACGCCTCTCGGATATCCTTGGCACTACGCTCGCAAGATTCCAGAAGGCGTTCCATCATACTCTCACCGCGCAACAGGCCGGAGTTGACGACAAAGCGCACGGCAGGACCGATGTTGCACAGTTCCCAACTCTTGGCAAGCTTGACGCCGGAGAGATTCTCGAAGTGTTCTACGTTCTCTTTCAATTTCTTGTACTCGTATTCCAGGTGCTCTTTAAGCCGCTTATTTTGCCGTTCCGCTTCCTCCGCAATGCGGGTGTTCAAGGTTTCTTTAGAAATATAGCCTTCGGACACTTGGCGCAAGATAGAACAGAGGAATGCCATGGTGATCGGGATAGGGGTCTGCTGAATTGGTGTCTTTACTACTTTGGCGCGATCCTTCTGGACCTCAATGTGGCCCCACGTCTCCGGTATGACCAACCCGTCGAGGAGCCCCTTGGGCGTCGCCACGTACCAGAAATGGCAGAAGCGATGAAACTCATGCGCCTTCGTGGGATCCTCCAGCTCCTTGCGATAGTCACTCTTGGATATTTTCACTTCCACACCCGCCATCCAGAGGCCCCGTGAGGGCCAGGTGGACAGGACCAGGGCATCCGCCGTGCGGACCTGACGTGGAAAGCCGGTGGCATTGCGTACACCACGCAGGATCACATGGGACGTCTCAGGGAAAAGGTACGTCAGCCGGTCCAAGACCGAGTTCTCGGACCACGCTACGGGAGCCTGGTCAGCCACGTGGTGCCTTCTGACACGCCGCGACATAGCGTCGAATCATGTCCGAAGTCCAGGTCATTGTCCTACCGCCTATCGGCATCGTCCGTTCGCCCGCCGTGTAGGTGTGGTTGGTATCCGTCAGGAAGGTGTGACTCCGGCGCACGGCTATATACGCTGCCTCCGCTAACATGCGAGCTTCCACGTCATAACGCACCCATCCATAGTGATGTTGCAATAGCACGGAGAACATCTCAAAGCCGCGCAAGGCGAAATTGGGTGTAGCCTTCTCCGCGAACCGATAGGCAATGCGAGCATACACGGGAGCGATATCTTGAAGCGCCAAATTGCCCATTACACAGGCAATGCACAGCCGACCGTAGTGTTCCGCCATATCCTCAGAAGAAGCATTCTTTCCTTGTTCAAGAGTGGCAGCAATGAACTTGGACTCGATGGACCCCATTGACAAGCCATTCATGCCATTGCCGCCCTGCAATCGGATACCGTACAGGCCATCTCCACTTCCCGCAGGATAGACTTGTCTGCTAAGAGAAGTTTCTCGGCGACCTTACGATCCCGGAAGCATAGCCTGCGCAAGCGACGACCGCCGGAACTGACCTGGTACATTCGGCCAAATAGCACACTGGTCACTGGTGTATCAGGTCCGGCAAGCCGAAGTACTTCCGTGACCTCGGCGGATACGACGGTACGGGATCGTGGATCAAGCAGGAGTTGTCGCTGGATGCTGTACATGCGTGTCCTCGTGCGTGGATTTTGCAGACTCCGGTTTAGGGCTTTAGGGCGCACCCAATTCCGGTAGGTTTCCGGGTCCAAATCCCTGGCGCGAATTGCTTCTTCCGCCCAAGCGATCTTCTGTGCCGAGTGCTGAATACCCCGGAACGGGTCCTGGACAACTTTGATCGCATCAATGAGCCTCATGGCCATGACGGGACTATCCTTTGGCCTTGGATGCCGAAGTTATCAACGCAGCATGGTAGGTATCGGACGCCTTGAACCCCTCGCAGGCCAAATCCAAGAGGTCCTTCCACGCGCCATCACTAATGGCCAACCCGGCTGCATGTTCATTAGCTAGGATATGCGCTTGCACACACAGTGCTCGCAACCGGTCATCCAGTGACTTGATAAAGGATAGCAACTCTATCTCCCCGATAAACTGATTCCTGACCCCCTTCGATGGGTTCTCGTGCGTTGCGCAATAGGACATGGAAACAAGGGTGGTCCTATCGCGTCGGGTCACTTTGCACCCGCAGGCAAATTCAAAGATTGTGATGATCTCAGCATCTTCTCCCAAGTGATTCCTGCGTACTTTCTTCAGTATCGCCTGAGCTTCCGTGTCAAAGTCCTCTGCCCACTGTTCCGCACCCTTGCCTCCTCCGTCAATGATTTCACGCCATCTCTGGATAAAATCCAACATCTTCGGCGCGAGAACTTGCGACTTGGAGGGCACTTTAGTTTTCTTCGCCTCGTTCCCTGTTTGAGAGCTTCCCCCATTCAGATAATGCGCGTGTCGTTGTGCTTCTTCGGAAGACGCGCAATCCTTTACGGGATGCCACGTTCCGTCAGGAGAGTAAAACCCGACGGTATACAGGCCTACCTCGGATTGCAGAACGACGTAGGCCATTAGCGTGCCCCGTCCTTTGGCGCAGACGGAGGCAGGTCTTTTGGAAAAGCTTCACCGCCCCTCGTCCGCCACAGCTTGGCGCGCAGGCCATCGCCGGTAAACAATATCCGGCCCAAGATGTCCTTGTACAGGAAGATGGCAGGCATGTCCGTACCTGTGGTGCTTTTCAAATTCTCCGTCAGTTTATCCCACGCCCAGGCCGGAAAATCCTTGGCGGTGAACAAGCGGTCCCGCGCAGGGTCCTTTCCAACCGAAAATTCCGTTGTCTGCGTGATGTGCATGGTGGCGCTGACGAGGATTGGCAGCCTGCACTTTACGCACGTTCCTTGTTTAGCGCCTTCACTGTTGCCGAGGGCGAGCTTTCCCTTGTACCAAAGCGTTGCACTATCCCCATCGTCACCGTACTCGTCGAGTACAAAATCGTCGCCGGAGAAGAACTCCGTAACCGGGATGGGCTTCCTGCATGAGGGGCAAGGGTAGGTTTTCTTTTTGGTTGACATGATAGCCTCCTTAGTACAGCATCCGGACGGACAGCGACCGTGCCCAACCCTGCATGGTGGTGGCGATCCACACCTGCCCAAGATCGTTGGAGTACGCCCAGATTGTGCCCGTCAACCGCACGGGTACGCGCACACCGGCCGCGAGGAGTTTCTTCTCACACCAGACCGGCAGATCCTCCCGGCGGTACAAGTGCTCCTGCTCGCAGATTTGATCGAGGGTCATTTTCGTCGTTCCGTTCATATGAGCCTCCTTGTAGTCTCTATGGCCGTATTGTACCACGCCTTTTTCTGTTTGTCAAGTAGATATTACAAGGAGGCATTGCCCCATCCGTGTGCAAGGGCTCTTCGGATCTCGGGACGGAGGTTGGCTTTCAGAACAGGAAAGCTCATGCAGGTTGCACACCCATATTGGTCCAAGGGGGAGAACAGGTAGTGCTTAGAACTACCTGTGGCAAATACCATGAACTTCCCACCTCGCCGGTTTTGCACGACGGCGACAAATTGCTTGACGCCGAGTTCGGGACGGTTCACGGCATCCCCGGCGCATTTGGCTTCTTATCCGCGTCAAAGGTGAAAAGGCCACCTATAGCCGCTTGGACGCTTGGGAACGTTGGAAGGATATCCGTTCGGACTTCGATGCCTCCGCCGGAACGCCGGATCAGGAACGCGCCGTTACGTTCCCGGTCGGATAGATTCGTAGTCCAGTTCTTGCCGACAGAATGCAACATCTCATGCATCGCGCCAATGTTCTTCTTGTGGAGCTGCTTATGGCTGAACAGGCTGTGCGCGTACATCTGGATGCTGTTGCGTTCCCAATCTTTGGCCCGCCACAGGAAGACGTTCACAACGTCATCCACGGGTACGGAGAATGCCCTGGCGTCAAAGACGGCCAACGAGGGCAAGCATTGGGATCGGGCGTGCATGGCGTGGACCGCTGGGACAGATGGAGGCGCGTATGCACTCATCATGGGCTAAGATCACGAGCCGGGTCAGCCGTTCAAAGTCAAAGGTAGACCAGTCCCCGGAGTCGTTGACCTCCCAGCGTTCAAACGGCGTCTCCACGTTCTCTTTCTTGATCTTGGGAACATGGTGCTTGCCAAGGAATAACCGGTCCAACAAGCGCTCGGCACGTACGGAGAAGGCCTCCAGCGTGTCTGTCATTTTGCCCTCACAGCAGGCGCATCAACCATATGGGTCAAAATAACCGCAACTGCGCGCTCTGAGATTCCTTGGTCGGGTCCAAAGAGGGCACTTTTCCCAAATGAAGTGCCTCTATGACCTTAGCGTGACCAGCCGAGACGCCCAACCGAGTGGAAGGCTTAGAGGCCACCCAAGCATCCCGCACACGCGCGGAACGGGAGGAGACAATGGTGCTGACCGTATTGCCGCCGTCGTCACTCTCCACAGCGTAGAAATTCCGCTCATAGCCCTTCCGCAACCTGGACGCTTCCGCCTCCATCTCAGCGACACGCTGCAAGAGCGTCTCGTTCTCCTGCTTCAACCGCATTCCCGATATCAGCAGCAGGTCGTAATCCTTACGGGAAATCCACATAGTCCCTCCTGTCTCTATCAGAGTCGAATGATTTGTAACACGCGCTCCTGTTCGGCTTTAGTCAACTGCGCAACACCAGATGCCGATTCGTACCAGGAGGAGGCGTTGAATGTCGCAGCTCGAAATATTTGCTCCACCTGCGAGTCTATCTGGGCAGCCCGTTGCACGAAATACGCACAGGCGGCCCACAGCACGGTAACCCCATCGGGAGGTGTGCTGATATCCTGCACGGCTGGCCCGACGATAGTCCCGCAGGAAAACTTGCGCCCGAACGTGTTGCCCGAGATCCCCACCAGCACGTCCCTGTCATACGGCGCTCCACAGCGAGGACATTGTTTCATGGCTGTACTATACCATAGTTTAGCGAGTTTGTCAACTAAGACGTGGTACTCTCTTCCAGCAGGGTTACGTCAACGCCAACGGGACGGACGGTGAAGTCAATGCGGTTCCGGCCTTTGGCGCAAATAATGAACCCTTCCAGCGATGTCCCGCTGACGTGCCAGACTTTTGCAATCTGCACGCCAGGGATAGTTTCCAGTGCATCCTCCATTTTTCGCCAAGTAGTCTTAGTGGAATCTTGAAAGACAAACTTCGCCAAAGTAGCTTCCATTTGCAGTTTCATTTCGTTGAGCATAACTTGCCTCTCCTTTTCATGAACCACCTTTCTGCAATATTTTGTTAGGGAACCGCGAGTTTTTAGAAGTTCACAAACGAAGTCTATATCAGGCTCCCGCTTTAGAATCTCTTCATCCAGCGTGTACAACGGCCCGTATTTCTGGTAATGTTCACGACGCACATTGTAGAGAGAATGAGTGCAGTCGATATGAGATACCTGCTGGCCAATATCTGTAACGACCGGACCGCAGTCCCATGCCGCTCCATGTCCCATTTCGTAGAAATGAACATTTGGGTCCGGAGGAAGAGCCATGGGACCAGCGCACACGGTCTGTTGAAAGTACGTGGCCCTCCGACTCGCCTCAGATCCTCTCCAGCCACAGACTAAGCAGACCAATAGATGGTCTTGATCATTTTGGGCGCGCAAGGCCTCGTGGATACTGAATAAAACAGTTTCCGCATCACCGCTCCATACCAGCCCGTGTATGGCCGCGATCAATCCATTCCCCAAGCGCACTACGCAATTCGTATTGTATTGGCTGTGCTCACTTACGCCACGTGCGGTTGCAAGCCGTATCATGCTCTGAATTTCGGTGATAATTTCCGTTCGCGAAGGAGTAGCCCTATAGCCTGAAGGAATGTTTTCCTGAACACCATATCCTTTTTCTTGAATCTGGAGAAGAACATTATCAACATCAAGAGCAATTCGTTTTTCTCCCTTATTCAACGATAGCTTTGTGAAAAAAACCAATTCCCCGAGGCTTTTGCGTAGCTCCGCTGGGACAACAGCAAGACCGTTAGATGTAGGAACTATTAAGAATTTCATTGATCCTGGAGAGGATGATTTTCTCACTTCATAGATTAGAACTTCCATGCTTTGGGTCATCTCACGTTGCGCTCCGACGCATAAGCACAAAAAAGCCTGGGGCGACAGGGCTCCAGGGCAAAGGTAGGAAAAATAGCAGTGATGATTTGTGAGAGCTTCATTATATCACAGCCTTGGTTCGCCATCCCAAGGATAGACAACTGCTGGTTCGGGGGTACTCGACCAAGGAATCTGCACTGGAACCCAATACATTCCTCCAGGGATGTAATACTGCCACTCGAATCCTCCCGGGTAGGGAAAGACAATCCTGAGAGACCTGTAGTTTATTGGATCGGGAAACATTAACGAGGCTCACTTTCAGGCGTTGCGCTCTCCGTCACATTCTCCCGGCCCGTGCCTGTGTCTCTCGTTTTCTCCCAGACGTGCCGGTACAAATCCGCTAAGTAGCGTCGGATGCGCAGATCCACGGTGGCCTCCACCAACAGGCTGGCGCACTGACCTCCCTGTACGGCTTTGAGGGCGCGGCAGTGCGCCTTACACTGTGGACTGCACCGCAAGCGCAGGACCAGGAACCGGCTGACCGTGCGTCCCAAGATGCGTTGGCGTAGGACATAGCGGGCTAAGTCCCGTTCCCGTTGGGGGAATCCGGCCAGCACAAAGGTCACCAGTTCCCGGTTGAACGCGGCGACTTCCTCTCGGGATAATTCCGTCGGCGGCTTGATGTACTCCGGCAGGATGGGGCACCACCACTCAAACCGTCCGAATTCGTTTTTCATGGCATTGCGGCAAAGCAACTCAAGGTACTTGAATAATTGCTCCTTGGACTCCAATTGCGTGCTCAGAATCTTGGGTAATTTCTCGACAATCCGCAAACGTGCCGCCTGCATCATGTCATCGTCGGTTCCGTCCCGTACACCGGACAAACGTAGGAATGGCCGTAGGGTGGACAGGACAATCGGCTCCACATGCTCGACAAAGTCACTAACTGCATGAGGGGTTGTACCTTCTGCCTGCATCAGCAGATATACGTCATAAGCCCGCTTCAACCAAGGCATGATTACTTTGCTAATGCTTATTGGCGAAGTAGGACGACGGTGTGACCACGAGCGGAAGGTCAAAGACTGCGGGCTTGAACCCGCGCAAGTCATCCATGACTTTTTTATGCCGTCTAAGAAGGTAGGTGGTAATTTTGCGTGCTTTCATCATCCGGGATAGGTAACGATACCAGGAGCGTTGGCTATCGAAGGGGCGCAGGATATGCGAGGTTGCTCCCAACGGCTTTTGGCGGGAAGGTTGTTCTCCTCTCCGTTTGGCTAACTGACGGGCTCGATTCCGACGCTGGATGCCATTGGCTTGATGAGGGGCTCTAAGCATGAGGACTCTCCTTAAGTTTTCCTTCTACGCAACCGTCCGTGGTGCGCATGATTCTATGGGTGAGGACGCGGCGCACATAGTCCTCGTTGCAGGCAGCGATTCCCGTGCCCTCGAACGTGCCCTCCACTTCGCACACATTGTCAAAGTAAACGCCTCGGGGCAACTTGCAATGCCCGACGTTGATCTCGTGGGCTACGTGGACGGGGCGGAAGCTCTGGCAGAATCCGCACGGAACCATGGGTTGCCCAATGGGAGTATCCTGTTGGTGTGGCGTGCTTATCTGTGCCTTGAAGGCAGGCTTCTCGTTTTGGCGTTTCACCTTCCCTCCTAATTGTCCTGGGGTCCTGGTAACTCCCCAAAGGTCTGAGCGGATCCTTGGGGTGTATCCGTCTTGATTCGTTGCGCGATTTCCAGGACAGGGTTCACGGACCACAGATTATACGTCAACTCCAGCGGGCCTGGCAAGGCGCGATCCCAGAACCAGAACCCGCAGAGGTTGGTATCCCAATAGATCAGGAATTCCTTGCCGTCTACGTTGGGTTCACCATCGCATGTGACCCTCACCATATTGCCCTCGTAGATTTCCGCCCCGTGTTGATCGAATCGTCCCGTGGCCAGACGGATATCCTTGCCCTCGGGATCCTCCTCGGTGTTCAAATGCCTTGTCCAGAAGATGATATAATGCCGCTCTTTGATGGTCAACGGCTTCACACATCCCCCAAGCGAAACGCTACGCCGGATCCCGAACGATAGGCGATGTACCGACCCGGCTTGATTTGATTACCAAACCGCTTCAATAACGGCCGGGGGACCGCCGTGACGGCCCCGGATTTATTTTTACGATTGCAGTAGGATACCCGATAACCCGTAGTCCGCGCAATGCTACGCCGGATCAGGATCACGTCCCCCGGAGGCATGACCACGAATTCCACGACGGATGGAAAGTGGAGTTCCTCCAAAAGTCTGGCGTTATAGGCGATGAACATCTTAGGGGTGATGCGGATAGCCATGTCAGGAGATTTCAAGGCTTACCTCGTTTGGCACGCTTTCTTTTCTTCGGAAGCCCGTCGTCCACGTGGTCCAAGGCGTCATCCTTGGGAACGCCGAGATTGATAAACTTCTTGGAGCGGTCTTCCCATGCCGTACCTGGAATGTCTTTGGAGGTCTGTCCGCAGTAGAGGCATTCCACCAATCCACGGGCGAGATGCTGGTTGTAGCTGGTCCCCATGGGGATGGCCACCAGGAAGATGCTCTGGCAGTTGGCGCACCGCACGCTGAGCACGTAGACACTGGAATCCGTCTCAACGACTTGTGTTGTCACAACGGCTCCCAGCGGCGTCTGGCGCGGCGGGCAACTTGGCGGCTTTGCAATGTTCCGCACAGCAATAGCTCCCATTATGCCGTGTCATGTTTTCACACCCGCGAAGGGCGCATTTGCGTAGGGGCTTTTCTTTGGGGAGTAAGCGTTTCGCCATTTCGTCCACCGAAGGGCACATTGAATATAGAAAATAGAAATATGTGATTGTCTTGTCCAGGTCGGTCATGGGGCCACCGCATGCCGCTTGGCCATACGCTCCATGACCTGCATCCGGCGTTCGATGTTCTTCAACAGCGCTCGATCCTCCGGGCCGAGCGCACGTGTGTCCGTCTTTGTGTAGAGTTCAAAGAAGTCCGCCAGGAGTAGGCAGGTTTGCTCATGCGTCCACTCCGCGCCGCGCGACCATCCCACACCGTAGGCCATCAGGCAGAGGAAGAGGACCACTAAGATTTTGGCGAGCGTCCTATGCGATGTCATGATCACTCCTTGTTGGGAATATTGATCACGTGAAGGGTCAAGCAATTTAGGGCGCGTAATTGCCAGCGCATTCCAGATTGTATGTTGGTCTTGCCTCCCAGACTGGCTTCCACAAAACTCCACAGCCTGAATCTGGCCGCCGAGCTGCCCGGGTCGTTGCGTGACTCATCCCACAGTTCAAAGACCTGTTCCACGTGTTCCTGCGGGATAATGTACATCAACGGAGGAGCATCCGATGTCTTCACATCTTTGTTGTGGTTCTTCATCAAGCCCAAGACCCTCTTCCAGAACCTCACGTACATGCCGTCCTCCTACAATTTCGTGATAGTCCAACTGTTCCCTTGCGCCTTGGAGTAGATCATCCGGCATGACAACAGGGTACAGTAGAGTTTCAACTCCGACGCGGAAGCCTTGACTTGATGGGCGTGGAAAGTCCCGTGCAACACGGTCACGCCATCCTTGACGACCGTCACCTCCACATAGCCCGTGGGGAAAAAGTTAGCCAGACTACACCCTAAAAGAGTCAGGACAAGGAACAACAACGCGCAACGCTTCATACACAATCTCCTCGTGCGAACTTCTGGCACTCGCGCAGAGCACCAACAATGCGCATGACTAAAATGATAGGCCATACAGATCCAAGGATAAACGGGACCACGGCGACAACAAAGGCTTGAATAGCCCTATGCACCGGCTTCCGGCGTAAGTACGCAGGCCCCTCGGGAAGATAGTAAAGGGCGAAGATGCAGGCAACCCCGACGTAGAGTTGCCATAGAGGGATTGGCATTACTTCTTCCGGATGGCCCCCGAGGAGGTCATGCCATCGATTTCCGTGTTGAACTTCTCGACGGCCTCGGGGATACCCAGAAACACGTCTTCCTGCACCTTTTCATCCAACAATGCGCGCACGTCCTCCTCCGTCTCCCCCTCTCCCACCTCCGCCTCCATCATCGTGGACATCGTAAGGGGATGGAACGGCCGCGCCTGGATGGTCAAAGAAAAATGCTTGCTGATTTTCGTGATTTTCATGTTCTCTCCTTCATTTCATCTGCATTATACCGCATCTTATACAGTTTGTCAAGTGAGGTAAGCATGTTTCCCCACGTTTCAGCACACCAAGCAGTCCAGGATTGAATTGGGCAGGATGACCGGGAGGAGGACACGGAAAATTGATCCGGGACGATCCTGACGCGAGCCATGACCTGCCAGACCGGGTTTGCGTGCCCATCTACGCCCCCGGCTCCGGTGGTTTCTGCGCTTTCTTGGGCACGCGCTTCCGGCGAGGGGGGAGTTTGCGCCGTTTGTCCCGTTTGATGACCTTTCCGCCAAGGTCCTCCAGTACGGGGGAGACTTGCCCTGGTAGGGCGGGAGGTGTGGCTGGGGATTCGCCTCCAAGTGCCAACGTGGGAAGGTCCAACGCAGGGAGATCCCCGCCGATGTACTCCAATACGGTGGCAATGAGCTGCCGACGTTCGCCGTACACGTCCATGAGCAATTTGGCGGCTCCCTCGGCGCTGCGGAACGTGAGGGGTTTGCGCTCCCGATCCGTGCCCACGGCGTCCTCGGGGTTTTCAGGATTGTTGGGCCGGATGGCCGCCAGGGACATTTTCTGGAGTTCAGAGAGATCCCGGTCCATGTCCGACAACGTGCGCGCCAGCATGGTTCGCGCGCGCTCCTGCATGCCACGTTTGATTTTTTTAAGGAATCGGTCGCGTTTGCGCGTCCAGTCCAGGTTATCCTTCCAAAAGTACACCATCCGCTCGTTCAGCCCCAGCGTCCGGGCGATCACGGGCACGCTTTGCAAGGCCGTGCAGTACAACTCCTCCGCTTTTAGCTGGTTGAGTTCGTCGGCGCTGTCCCGCATGCGTCTTTCTCCCGGCGGCGCTCCTCCAGTAGGTCCTCCACGCCCAATTCCACGACCGGGGTCAAGGCGCGGAAACTCGCGTTCAGCCGGTTCTTGAAGGAAAGCATGGTCACCTCATTATCCCCGCCGACCAGGGACTCCACGAGACGAAGGAACCCACCGGAGCCGGATGCGATGACAAAGGCCGCATAGGGATCCGTCAACAGGGAGGTGATTTCGCCCGTCATCCACTCCGACCACCGGATACCATCGCCTCCAGCGGCTGCGGCCAGGTTCACGTATTTCTTCTTGACCCGATAGCCCAACGCTTTGAGCATGGTGACAAACCGGGAACTGTCAAACTGATCGGACACGGCGACAAACGCCACCTTCACCACGTCCCGACCGTGAACTAATTCCGCCACACGCTTGTCGAGCTTCTGATAATCCAGCCGCGCCCATTCTCCGCTCAATTCCCGCGCGGAATAGAACAACTGCTGGCAATCCACCAGGACCAAGACCCGCCCGTTTCCCTGCACGTTAATTTTCCTTTCGTGGCGGAAAGGGAAGCGGTGCTGGTGAGGCTTGTTCCGCCGCTTCCAATTCCTCCCGTGTCGTAATGACCTGGACGCCCATGTCCTTTGCCAGCGCCTTCAACCGTTCCCGCTCCCGTTCGACGTTGAACTTAGCAATGCCCTTCACGTCCACCCATTGCACACCCAACCGGGTGCTGAGGCCGTGTTGTGTGTGCGCGTAGGCCTTGAGAAAGATAGGCAACGGGCACATTCCGTAGTATCCCAAACTGAATACCTGGTCAAAGAGAAGGGCTTCATCCTTGTAATCATCGAACTTGAACACGGCGAACACGGGGAACAAGGGACGGCCCATAACAGCCAGCGGAGCATGGCCCTCAGGGCACTTCGTGCGCGTCTCTTCCAGAACTTTAATAGGGAACCAGGAATCCGCAGTCTCCTGGAACGGACCCTTGAAGAGGTAATCGAACGACCATTGCCGGACGGTTCTGTACTTGCACTCGATGAACAGCGGACGGTCCCCGGTATCGAACACGCCGTCGCCAAACAGGATATCCGACGCATTCAAAGACCGATGCCCTCCGGACAGCGGCGTACGGAAACACTCCTTCTCGTCCAACTTCCAAGCATCCCGGATCAGATGATACACAATCCGTTCAAATGCGTTGCCGTGCTGCTTTGCCCGACGCCCGGATGCACTTCTGCTATGGTCTTTTTTGCGCGGCATGATCTTCCTTTTTCTTGCGGTCGTTCTCGAAACGCACCGCACCCAGTATAGCATACCCAGCAATATCGCTAAACGGATTTTCTCCAAACGCATCCATACGACGTGAGGCGATCCGGAATAACTTGTCTATTGTCCGTACTAGGAACAGGAGGTCATCGTACTTCTCCACGGGCACACCGTCCGGGAATAGGACTTCTAAAATCTTCCCTGACTGACCAAATGCATCGCCATACGCGATATTCTTACTCTCCACGAGCTTCCCTATCTCCTCCCCCATTGCCGCATACGGTCCTAAGAGCAAGCCCTCAGGCTCAGGGTCTATTTCAAAGCCGCCTCCAACGGGGTGCATGCGCCCAACGTCGCTACTCATGGCCGCCCCGCGCCCCTTGCGCTTGATCCGCCGCCCGCTCCATCTTGGTGACAAACTCTCTCCAGAAGTAGGTAAACGTGCGGCCGTACTCCTTCCGTGCGATAGCAATGGGATGCCGCGCGTCCAGCAGTCCAGCGCGCACGGCATCATCAATCTTCTCCGCCAAGGAATCGGCCGCCACAAGATCGGTCAGTATGCGCCCCATCTGACGGTATAACTTCTGCTCCTCACTCCCGTCCGGCGGCGTAGACGCGGGATCCACAGATGCTGGTACGGAAGGCAACGTAGTCAAATCAACCATTGAACTCTCCTTAACTGGCCACGGGAATGGAGTGGGTTGAAGATATGCCCGTGGGGTCTTTGACACACTCGATGTGTTGGTCGTACTGAATGGTATCTTCGGGAACATGGGTCACCACAAAGACCTGACCCTGCGTCCGCATGGAGCCCACGGCGTCCGCCACGCTGTCCCGGCCGCTGCCGTCAATTTTGTCGAACACTTCGTCACTGATGAGGAAGCGGAACCCATTGGGAAAGGATTGGCCCAATTTCCACAGGCCGAAAAGCACAATCAATACAACCCGGCGGCGCTCCCCTGAGGACAATTGCTCGTAGAAGTACTCCCGGTTATTAGCCGTGCGTAGGCATTTGATTTCAATCTTCCCCGTACTGCTGCCCGTGCGCTCCAAAACAAAGGACACACGGAAGCTGGGGAACGTCTGCGTCAACTCGGCCAATGTCTCATTGAGCACGTCGAGCACCCGTCCCAGCCGCCACGCCCTGAACCCACCGGCACCAAAGTGTTTTTTCCAGAACAAATACGGTTTGATGGCTTCCCGTTGCGCCACCAAGGCTTCGCGCAAGCGCGCGCGCTCCGCGTCCAATGCCTCAACTTGTTCCAAGTTTTCCTTAAGGGATTGTTCATAGTCCGCGACGGATTTTTTCAGCTCTGCCAAGGTTGTCGTTCCACGCTGAATTTCACGCTCCAAGGATATCTTCGAGGAAGTCTCCGTGCGGATGGAGGACTCTCGGGTTGATCGCTCATCGGACAGGCGCTTGCGCGTCTCCGCGAGGATACCCAACGCAGAGGCCTTGCGTTGAAGAATGGCGTCCCGCCTGGCCTCAATCGTCGCCCGTTCCGTAGCCAAGGCCTGCCCGTCCTGAATCTGCTGCGTCGCCAACGCCTCCACGTTAGAACTCGCGGCGCGTACAAGCGCAACAATGGATTCCAGTTTCTCCTCAAAAGCATCTTTCTCCTGCTGGAGTAGGGCGAGATGGTTCTCCTTGTGTGTGGCATCCACGGCCTGTTCGCACGTCGGACACGTCGGCCCCAGCGCTTCATACCGGGTGATGCGCGCGCCCACGGCGGTAATTGAGCCTTGAATGCCGCCCTGGTCCCGGATCAATGCCTCCTTATCGCTGGTGGCTTTCCGAATCCGGTCCGCGTACTTCGTCGGAAGACCCTTGATCCGCCGGTCCACGTCCGCCAGCATTGCCGGAGACGCTGTGTCCTGGATTTCCTTAGTGAACCGTGCCTCCGTGTCGGCGATCTGTGCGTCCACGCCTTGTAATACGGCCAGGGATTCCGTCTGCTCCGCTTCCAGTGCGGCCACGACATCCACGGAGACACGATAGCTGGCCTGGAGGGAGTCCAATGCCGCCTGCGCGGTCACTTGGGCCGCCGCCACGCTCTGCGGATCGAATTTCTCCGCCAAACTCTCGCCGACCTGGATCAGCGTGTCAACCTTCGTCTGATTCTTCTCGCTATCCCTCTCCAGATCGGATATCCTCTTCTCAGCGCGCTCGATTTCCCCCGTGGCCGCATTCAAAGCCTTCTCCACGCGCTCCGCGCCAATGATCTTTTCCAAATGCTTTTGCCGCTCCGCCGGTTGCGCCGTCACAAAGGACACGGCAGTATCATCGAAGACGTTGCAGATGGAGAAGAGGGAAAACGACAGCAGGCTCACGGGACGCGAGGTGACCAGGACCGAGGACTTGCCACGTTTCTTCGTGCGCTCAAAGACCAACGGACGCGGGTCGCTATCGTCATGGAATTCGGCGCGTCCGTACGCCTCGTCCTGGTCGTCTCGGATCAAGTCATTGGCGCGGGTTCCCCGTAAGTTTTCATCATAAACGATGAAGGACAGACCCTCGCCGAGCATTGTGCTCTTTCCACTGCCGTTGTCATCCTGACCGGGGTCAAATTCGTTCTTGCCAGATACTTTGACGGCTCCCGTCGGAGGAAAAGACTGGTCCACGGACCCAAACGGCCCGAAGTTTTTCAGAACAAGCCGCGTGAGGGTCAGCATGCTATTTCTTCACGACGCCACAGGCGCACTCACAGTAATCGCAAACGTACACTATGGTTGGCCCATCAAACATCTCTACCGTCGCGTGGTATACGCGGGATTGGCAACAATCGGAGACATAGCGGTCGTCGGACCACTGGACGCCTGATGCTCCCCATTCGCGCAGAAGGCAATCCACATCCGCTCGGCTGCGGTGAATGGGGACCAACGTGTTACGGGCGAATGTGGTCAACGCTATACCTCCAGCAGTTTCAATCCCGTGTTCAACACGAGAGCGGCGTCTTTCTCCTTGCATACGTTGCCAACGTAGGAGGACAAATCCTGCTCAATAGGAGCCAACAGGTCCGAGGGCTTTCCCACGGTTTGCGTGTCGGCGAGGAATAGGCTCCCCTCCCACGCGACAAATGCCTCGATGCCCAACTCCTGCACACGGGATTCAAATTCCGGCGTCCTGGGACAACGGAAGAATCCCACTTTCTCCCCCGGCGCGTATAACTCGTCCGGCGACACAAGCGCAGGATGGAAAAATGGCCCAAGCGGATTATTGATCGGCGTCACATCCACCTGGCCCGCGTCCGGGATGTCCACGATGACGCCGCCAATTTCTCCAACATCACCGAAGGTATGGTGACAGGGAGGGCCAACATACACCCAGGAACACCGGTCCGGGATGTCCAGCAGCATGCGGTGATGAATATCGCCCGAGATGAATGTCGTTCCCGCGCGCGCCACCTTCATCAACTCCTGCACGTCCACGCCCTCCGGCAAGGTCGCGCCCGTGGCCAACGGAACTCCCGCCAACGGTTGATGGCAGATCACCACGTCCGCCTCGTCCACACCCGCCTCGGCCAGCATGCGCGGAAAATGCTCATCAGGGACCCACGGCATCACAAGTAATCGGCGTCGGCAACTTTTCAGCGCGGGCACGTAGACCGTCTGTTTGGTGTCGGACGTGTAGGACACAACACGCCAAGGGTCAAATCCAATCAGCGGAGCTTCCGTGGAGTAGGCATCCGGCCAAAGGGACCGCTCCAGAACAACGGAATTTCGGGGAGCGACCAAGCCCACCCCACTCAGGGTGTTATCCCGGCGGCCCGTGATAAGGTCGTGGTTCCCATCCATCAGGAACAGGTTCACGCTATGAGAATGTACAAGGTCCCAAAGAATTTTACGAATGAGCACCAGGACATGCCCCGATGTTTTCTCGTGATCCGCCAAGATATCTCCAGCCAGAATGATATCCTGTGCTCCCCGTGCCGCACACTGGCCAACCACATAATCCAACGCGCGCGCAATCAACGCCATCCTGGGCGGCATGCCAAGGATAGGAAAGGGAACCGGGACCGCCCCGAATTGACGGGACGGCCCCAGGTGAATATCCGTGATGACGCCAAACCGATAGGTCACTCATTTGCCTTTTTTCAGCGCCGCCATTTTCTCCTGAAACTTGCGCTTTGCTTCGCTCAACTTTTCCGTGGGAACTTGCGGAACCGCCGGAGGTGCGGCAGGCCCGGACGCAGTTGGCGAAGCAACCGGAGGAAGAGGGGGCTTGGGGGCCTCCACAGGAGGAGCCACGGGAGCAACCGGTGCCGGAGGCGCGGGGGAAGCGGGAGGCCGCACCACGCGCGGAGGAGGGGGAGGCGTGGAAGGAGCCGGGGGAGGAAGGGGCGGAGGGGCCGCTCCCATGTCCGCAGGGGAGAAGCTATCCGCTCCGCCGTCGAGAATCGCCATGATCTCATCCGGTTCCTTCGGACAGTACGCGCGCGTTAGGTCCGGGAGATCGGCCAAGATAGCCTCGATTTCCTCCTGTGTGGCTCCAATGGAGGTTTTCTCAGGGCTGGGACGGAAATCGTATTCCGTGTCGATGCCCTGTCCCGGTCCGCGTTCCATCGTCCAGTCCCGGCCCTCATAGGGATCCAGGATATCCCCCCACGCGGGGTCGCAAACGAATCCCACGATCTTGCGGAAGAACTTGGGAGCCAAGTCCCAGCACAGGGGCTTGGGATCCCCGTCCACGAGAACCACGAAGGCATACCGCTCCTGGGCCAGCATGCCTTTGCCCAGGCGTTTCTCCTTCTCGTCCGTCGAGCGCATCAACTCCTGCGCCACTTCGTCAATGGGACAGTCGGTGGCGTGGATGGTCCGTCGGCAGAGAATCGGAACCTTCTCCGTTCCGATGTTGGAGTGTTGGTAGAACGGGAGGTAGAACTCCTCCACGTTCGGACGCTGGAGAATGCGGATGGTGTGCGTCGCCCCCGGTTTGGGCCTGAAATACAACCCGCCACGTTTTTGCGAGGAATCCAGGCGCAGTTTTAGAGCCATCAACTTTTCACGATTCATGGTGACCTCCTATCGTTTGATTACGGGATCGAGATACTGTTGCTCGTGGCGCTGCGTCGCGCCCAGGGAGATCAGCATCTCGGATTTTCGTTCATAGGCGCGAACACAGGCCGTCAGGACGTTGACGAGGTAGGCCAGATGCGCCACGGAACGGAGCTTCTCGTTGTACTTCGGGTCCAAGCGCATCTGCTGCTTGACCTGCGTCTCCGTGCATTTCGTTCCCATCCCCTCCCGGATCGGACCCGCCAACCGGGCCTCCAACTCCTCGCATTCCATTGTGTCCAGTTCATGCAGGCGTCTGGTCTCGGCCAGTTTCAACGACCATCCGCAATACATGGCGCTGTACGTGGAGTACTCCAAGCTGAGGTTGGTCGTGTCAATGGCCAACTCCGCGTTGACTTGCGCAAGGATTTCCTGCGCGTCAGCCGGAATTTCCAGTTCATTGATTGGTTCAGGTTTGATTTTCATGGTCTCTACTCTCCTTGTTAGGTCTGGACTATACCACACTATTTCACTTTGTCAAGAGGCAAAATTACGTCATCGGTCCTCCTCCGCCACAAGTTGCTTAATCTGCTTGTGCAGGCCAACGACAGTGGCCAGCAGAGTAGCCGACTGAGCCTCCAAACTCCGCAGTTTGGCTCGTTTGGACGTTGGCGAGCGTTCTATGAGCCGTATATCCGTAGGTTCCGAGGGGGCAACCAAAGCATCCGGTGCGATAGGAAGCAATGGTTTCTTGGGTTGCCCTTTGTCAGGGGGGGGGGCTTCGCCCGCATACTTTCTCGCACGTGCCCGAGCCATTGCCTCCCGAAAATTCTTCTTCTGCTCATCCGACATCCGAAACCCGACCGGCCTCCCACGTCCCATAATTTTCTCCTCAGCCCAATATCTTTTCAGTGTTACCCCAGTTCATGCCAAGCTGCACGTCCAGGGAGAACGGAATCCCAAACTCCGTCAACTCAGGGAATGGCACGTCCTCACACCGGCGCTTGTACTCCGGGATCATATCCAGTTCCTTCTCAGGAACCGACAACAGGATGGAATCATGCACGGTTCCACGCAAGGTTGTTCCCAATTCCTCCGCGCGCAGGAACGCATAGAGCCGAACAAGGGAGTTCAAGCAGATATCGGAGGCCGTGCTTTGGATGGGACTATTCACGGATCTCCGATCCCGCTCAGAATCAGAGAATCCTTGCAGGGTTCGGATGCGCCCCAGTGGGGTGGCGCACCAACCGTGCTTGCGCGCAAATGCCATGGCCTCCTCACGCCACCGCGCCACATCCGGGAACGTCTGGAAGTACTCCCTGTAAAATTTCTGCGCCTCCAACAGGGTTATTCCCAGGTCCACGGACAATGACTGCGGTTCCTTCCCGTACAACAGTCCAAAGGTGATGGTCTTGGCGCGCTTGCGTTCCTCGTCTGTCACGTCCTCAGGGGGCTTCTTGCCAATGGCCGCCGCGACCTGACGATGCAAGTCCTGGCCAGACAGAAAGAATGCCCGCATGCGAGCATCCTGCGCTAGCACGGATACCACGCGCACCTCCAGTTGGCTAAAGTCCACCACGCACAGGAATTCATCTTCCTCAGGTAGGAACAGTTCCTTGATATCCGAGTCGCGGGGAATGGTGTGAAGACTCGGATTTGAACACGATAGCCGTCCCGTCACGGTGCCGCCGTGATCCTTACCGTCGTCATACCGGGCGATCCAGTATGTTGGGTACACACGTCCGTTGACCACGGCGGCCTCCAGGCCATCCAAGTACGTGGTTTTCAACTTACTCAGTCGCCGGTATTCCAGTAACAGCCCAGCCACACCCTCAGGCCCCGTCTGCTGTGACAGGAGTTTCAACGCCTCCTTGTCCGTGCTGGGGCGAGCATGGCCTGTTTTCCCTCCAGCCGTCTCCTTCACGATGGGATAGCCCAGAACTCCGTACAAGAGGGTTCCAAGCTGTTCTGAGGAGGCGATGTTCATCTCCGCCACGGCGTCACGAGAGATTACCCCCTTAGCGATAGCGCGTTCCACTTCCGCGTGCCAGCGAATCCGTCCGTCCAGTTCGATAATGCGCGTGGCATAGCTGACCTTCTTTTCCTGCAACGCCGACACGTCAATGCGGATCCCGCCGGATTCCATATCCGGCACGGCCATAGACGCTGGAGCAAGAATTTGATCCATGACAACCGTGCGTTGCGCCCCCTTCAATCTCCGCTCCCGGATGAACCGGCGGTAAATGAAGTTGGCCACCACCACGTCCGCCCCGTTGTAATAGCGCAGGTTGTCGAGCGGGCAATGCTGCATGCCCTGCTCTATGTCGTAATCCAACGCCTCCTCATACCCTCCGTAGGGCGTCAGGCTCCACGCTATCTTTTTCAAGCTGGCCGAGGACTCCTCCGTCAACGAGTGCGCAATCATCGTGTCGTAGACAATTCTTGGTCGCCAGGCCCAATGTGCCGTCGTAAACCAAGCGTCAAATTTGACGTGGTGACCAATCCATCCGCATCGTGACTCCCGTAGGAGGGTGAGGAATTTCTGCCCACCGGGGGACTCCCACGCGCCGCCGTCGTCATGTCTCCATAGGACAAAATATACCTCATCCATTCCGCCGGAAGGTAAAGGCTTGGAAACCGTAAAGGCCATGCTGACAATGAATGCGTCCGGCGCATAGGGTTCCTTGCGAGACGTTTCCAGATCCATCACCACAGACACGTCGGGATCCTGCAAAAAGGGCAGCATGGAACTCAGGTCCTGCTCCGTTGTATCCGGGTGCATCAACATGGGCGTCAGGTCCAAGAGGTCCATCGGCACGGTGACGCTGGATCCGCGCTGTTCCCGCATGGCAACCTGGACGGCTTGGGAAAGCAATGGCACGTCAGCCGGATTGCGCAGGACATAGGCGGGATGAACGCCAAGCACGACGGCGTATTCTTTTTGCGTGACGGGATGCAACCACTTCACCACGGTCCCGGACGCCTTCGCGATCTTGATTTTAGCGTTCCCGGAGAAGAACACGGCCGCCAGCTTCCCTAAGGCCAGGATGACCTTCGGTTCCAGCGCAGTGATCTCATCCAGTAGCCACGCCTGCGTACAGACAGCCGCCTGCTCCGGGGAAGGCGTCTTTTGGATGGAGGGGAAGCACCGGCAGATATTAGAGATAGACACGGTATCTCGCGCGATGCCAGACTCTTTCATGATCTCCATGAGCAGTTCACCGGATTCCCCGATGAACGGACGCCCCTTAGCATCTTCGGCGCGACCGGGCGCTTCGCCGACAATCAACAAGCCCGAGTAGTTATCCCCGATCTCCGCCGGAACGGGCGCTCGGCATTCAACGCGCAAGCCACACTGTGAGCAGATCATTTGACCCCCGATTAAAAATACACACGTTCCGCCGTGGGGAGCAGACGTTGCATCGCGCCCACGGGTAAGCTGCCAGGATCGCCGGTCGGCAGATTGAGGATGTAGGTTTCCGTATACGTCGCCATGCGTTTAGCCAATGCCAGGCGCTCCGTCAACCGCGTATCCGCGTCCAAGCAGAAGTATATCCTCTTCCAATTGCCTTGGACCAGCTTTCGCATCTGTCCGGGGGACGCCGATTTCCCCAACAACGCCACGGCATTATATCCCGTACGGATCGAATCGAATGGGCCTTCAACAACGACGCATTCATCAAAGGCCAGCGCGCGGTCGAAATTGAACAGGCAGTCCTTGCCGGAGTTGGCGTCCATGAGCATCTTCGGTTCCCGGTCTGGCGTCCATGCCCGCGCCGCCCAATTGATGACCTTGCCGGATTCCCGAATGGGGAATATGACGCGGTGCGCGCAGGGTCCTGAAAAGGCATACCCGATTTCATACACCCGCCATTCGTCCGGCGTGACATTCCGGGAAGTCAAATAACGCCGCGCCACATCAGCCAAGTAGCCGTCCAGCCACACGGGCCGATAGCCTTCCGGCAACGCACCCACAGGTACGTCCGGCTCCACCTTCGGCAATCGCGCCAAAAGCCGGTCCATGAGTTGCCGGTCAAATTGGTCTGGATGATAATCCGTCCCAAAAGCGTCGTTGTACGCATGCAAGAACTTTCGGAACGCCCCCTTGCCGGAGCACTTGTAACATTGGAACAGCCCTGAGCCAAGGTGGAGATACATGTGCCCCTTCGTGTCCCGGCACCCCGGCAAAAAGCAACACAAGACCGCGTTCTTCCCATCGGTGGTGACGTGATGTTTGGGGAGTCTGGTTACCAGGTCAAGAATTTTCATAGGCAGTTTACTTCATCCTCACGAATTGCATCCTGGAAAGGTCCTGGAGGATGCGGAAGCGATGGCCCGTGCGCCCGCCACGGTTGGCCGCCAAGCTGATGCCGAATACGTCCGCGTCGTCACTCTTGCGCAAACCCCCGACCAGCAGGTCCGCCACCATCGCCTTGCCATAGGCTTCCGCCACATCCTCCTGGTCAAGCCACTCCTTTTGCGCGCCTTTCCGTCCCGCCTGAGTCGCCGTCCACATGTACAAGTTCCGCTCGTCGGCCAGCTTGCGTAGTTCCTGGAACGTGTCTTTGTGCTCGTGCCGCTTCTCGTTGTACCGGCGGGATGGCATCAGCTCATCCCCATAGTCCACGACCAGGAGTTCAGTCTGAAATCCGCGCGAGGCGTGATCGTCAATGATGGCCCCAATGTCCTGGACGCCGATGGAGCCGCCGGGGTAATGCACGATGCACAGCCGTCCCGTGTACTTCCGTAGAGCCGCCTCCAGTTCCGATGACAGCACGTCCTCTGATGTCAACTCCTCCCGCGTCCGGCCCGTGAACGTTTGGTCAAAGCGCCGCGCGATCTTCTCCTCACTCATTTCCAGGGACACGTACAGGGTGTTCTTGCGCATGAACAAGGCAATTTTGGAAAGGTGGATCAACGCCGCTGTTTTCCCGGACTTTGGTGGTCCCATCCAGACGTTCAATTCCCGGCGGAAGATCCCACCGCCAATCTGTTCATCCAGTTCCGAGATCCCCGTGGACAACGGCATCAGCCCGCCCTCATGGCTGGCCGCCATCCAGCGCATCAGGCGGTCCACAATGTTTGTGTACTCGTACATCTCCTTGCCGACGCCGCGATTCTTCAACAGCGTGTCCGTGCGCAGTGCTCCCGAAAGGTGCTCGGCCGCCGCGTCACACCCATCACGGGCCAGGGCGTCAATCGCCGCCGTTAGTTCCGCCTTCATCTTCGAGGCGCGCGCAAACTCCAAGGCATGGGACCGGAGCGCACGCACTTCGGATACAGGAAGCGGTTGCGCCTCCATCTTCTCCAGCAGAGGGCGTAGGAAATTCCCATCAGACCCCCGCAGGACCAGCGCGTCCAGTTCCCGGCGCATCTCTGTGTACGAGGGGCGTGTCTGGTGATTCCCGTAGAATTTATCCGTGATCTCCGCCAACACGTCCACGCCGTCGTAGCCCCGGAATACGTCGGACCAGTGCCCGGCGAACAACCCGAACACCTCCTCGCTTTCCAGAACGGCCTTGAACGTGTCGAGGATCAGCACTTAGTCTTTCCCTTCGACGGAAATCCTTTTATCTGTTGCGATAAATCAATGTTGGGTCTTTCAGGTCCTGTGGGGGGGACCCACATGTTATCATCTGATCGTGGACGTGTAGGACGGTCCGGAAAGTCCAAGTTTTTGTCCAACAAAACTTGCATCTTAGCCTGTCCTTCTTCGGAGCCCCAAAATCTCGCAAAACTCTGTACGCGGCACAGATGACGATTCCTCCGGTTCATTGGAATCGCCACGATGTTTCCAGCGGAAGAACCTCCTTCAATCAGGCATAGTATATGACTCAACGGGAAGGAGACAATATAGTCTAAAGTCTCCTTGGACAGGTTTAACTTTCCAAGCGCGACTGCTTTCAGTATCTTCCTAATGGTCAGCATCAGACCGCCACAGTCAATCGGAGCAGGGGATCATTAGCGATGGATTCCACGGATTCCCCCGTTGCTTGAGCGATGCGGGCCAGCAGGACTTTCCCCATCGCAATGCCCTCCATGCGCAAGTCGCCGCGTAGCAAGGGAGCCTTGCGTATGCCCAACTGCTTAAAAGCCAGATACCGGTCAATCGCGCCCTGCGTCACCAGCACGTCCGGCGTGGGGTACGTTCGGAACCGCGTAGGCCGGAACATGACCATTTGCGCTTCCAGAAACCGCTTGACCGACCATCGGTGCAGGTGGCAGAGGTCCAGGAGCCGGAGAAAGTAGGGCTCATACGTGACGGAGGTTTTCTGTCTTCCAAACACGTGAATGCGACCCGTCTTGACAAAAACCATCTCCTCGTAGATCCGACGGACCTCCTCCACTTCGGGTATCGCGCCCCCCACGTTACACCGGCGTCCGTTGTCCTGGTGCGCTCATACCACGACTTCCTGAATCTCCATGAAAATTCCCTCCTCTTCGTAGAACCGCTGACGCGCTCTTGAATGCGCGGATAAGAACCGTGATCCCTTGTCCTTGAAGTCTATCACTTCCACGCCGTTGACCTTCGGGCGCAGGCCCCGTCCGATGCGTTGCACGATCTTCACGTAGGACTTGCCCCCGTATGCCAGCAGCACGCAGTCCAAGTCTGGACAGTCTATTCCTTCATCTAACCAGATCGTGGCGATGGCAATGTCCACATCCCCTGAGTTGATTTCGTGGCGTAGGCGCGTCGTCTCCTTCACACCGTCTTCCGTAGCCGCCACAAAGCGCGTGCGCAGTGCAGGATGTCGCTCCTGAAGAAGGGTTTCCAGCGCGCGGCCATGCGCGATGGAAGTTCCTACGATAATGAGTATTTTCTTCCCGCTTTCAGAACGCTGGGCCGCCATGCGCACGATGGTATCATTGCGTTCGATATTTTCCACAACGGAGAATTTTCGCACAGCTTGCCAGGTCATGCCGCGATCCGAAGGGACCTGGTTGTCCACCAGAGTCAGCACGGCCTTGGACAGATACCCAGCCTCCTGGAGTGTCGTCGTCGGCAGATCGAAGACCAGGGGACCCACCACGGCGGATAGTTTCATGTCCTCCACAACCATCCGGCGATAGGGGGTGCCGGACATCCCCCAATGCAGGGGCGTGGTGATTTTCATCAGGACGGAGTACCACGTCTTGGACGTGGCATGATGGGTTTCATCGTTCACCACGGCGGGAACCGTCTTGAGGATACGCTTGACTTCGGGATCCGCCGAGCGGGAATCCAGTGTGTCAATCGAGGCTACGGTGTATTTCCGGTAGTCCACCGTATTCTCGCCGATGATGCCAATTTCCTCTCCCAGGTACTTGTGAAAGACCTCCCGCGATTGGGCCAGCAGGTCACGCCCCTTCACAATCAGCATGCCCCCACCATAGGCGTAGAGTATTCCGGCACCTATCAAACTTTTTCCCGATCCCGTTGGCGAATGCACGACTCCACCACCCATCAGGCACGCGGCTTCGACGGCCTCCCGTTGATATGGGCGGAACACCTTGTCTCCCAGTTGGTCGGGAATGACACCGGGGAACACAGTCCGGAGGCACGCGGCGTTTCGGGCTAGGAAAGCGGGCACATCACGAGGCTTTTGCTCGCCAATCAGTTCCAGCACCATGTCCCGGTAGAGGAGAAACTCCGGCGGCAGATGAGGATAGACCCCTGTGGAATCCGACACGTTCACCGTGAGCCCCTCCGCGTCCGGCCAGGTCATGGTCTCCCACAGCAACCCCGTGGGGAACCCGCGTGTGGCCACGCTGTAAAAATGCTTCCGCCCGTCCCACTTCGTCCAGCCCACCGCCTTACAGGAAGCATTCAGGCAATGGAACACACCATCGAATGGACGCCGGTTGTACTTCCCGTTACCGCGATATCCACACTTGCCGCATGTGTTAAACGCCGTCGAGTACCACGCCGTGGGATCCGCGATGGATAGACGTTCATCAATCACCGACGCCGGGAGTGTAGTCACTACCCGCGTCGTGTTCCCCGAAACCGTCAGTACCAAGCTGGGCACGGCCCTCGACGCCGTGATCTCTACGTGTGACATGCCGGGGAGTATACCATAACTTTTTTGTTTGTCAAGACAATAAAAAGGCGCGCCGAAGGCAGCGCGCCATCCCCGTTGCGGGGAGCGGGACGAGGGCGGTCCCGCTGGGATAAACAATGGGTCAGTCTTCGCCGGTCTCGTTCACGTCCTCCGCTTCCGCCGTTCCCCGGATGAAGTCATTGAGCCGTCGCCCGATCTTGCAGGTCACGACACGATGCTCGGGAACCGTCAACGGGGAACCATCCACGGGGTTCCGGTAATTCCGTTCCTTGACGATCTTGGTGCCAAAAGTCGCCAACCCGCGAATGACCACGACCTCATCCCGATTCAGCGATTCCCGAATCGTCCGGATGAAGACGTTCACCGCCTCCAGGGCTTGCTTCTGGGAGAGGGGCAACTGCTGCTCAAGGGCGTGCGCCAGTTCGTGCTTCCGCGTGGTCATACTACCCTCCGAAGGCGGAAGTCAGGATCTCCACGGCCAGCTCGATGAGCAGATTGATGCGATTCTCCTTCACCTCACGCCCCTTGGCCTTAAACCACTCCACCAGGCCGTCGTATACGAACTTGTACTTCGTGTCCCCGTCCCAGTCCGTGTGACTTTCCGCCTCTTTGACGAGCGCGACCGCGCGCTTGTAGCCGTCCATCCCGATGGTCAGGAAGAGATGCTTCAAAGCGGGATAAATGGCCTTAATGAAAAACGCGAACAGGACTTTCAGATCGATCTTTACTTTCATGGCTTGTATAGCCTCCTTTCAGATTTCGATTATATAAAAACACGCCAAATAGCTTTTGTCAAGAGGAAGATGCGGAATCCTGGAGTTAGCGCGCTGGCCCAAACCTCCCGGCTTACGGTTGCATCTCGAACAGCGGAGCGGAAACGTATTGGCATGGCGCAAGGGTGGGGGAGGGAGGACTGCGCCTGCCAATACCCGAGACTCGTGGGGGCTGGGAGGGTGTGAAGAGTCTCGCAGAGGAACAAGGAATCGGAACGAAGGGAAGTACAGGAAGAGCGTTGAGAGATAGTGGAGAGAAAGCCCATACCTGTACCAATGGCTCGTGGAGTGAGTTTGGAGAAGAGAACCGTTGCAAATAAGAGTAAACTTTGTTTCTACTCTGCGAGTCTAAACGAAAAGCTGAGGTAGAAAACCTGAACAAGTAGCGAAGCTACTTGGAAGGTTTTCGATCTAAAACTCTCTTATCTATCTATCTTTCCTTATATGGGTTTTCTTCCTTCCTTTTCCCTCTTTTGCCTAAATCCCGGCCCCTCCGCGCGAGTTCATGTGGCAAGCACGGAAGGATCAACATAGACTATAACATATTAAATAACTGTGCTGGCAGACAGTACAAGTGTACCAAGTTCCCATAAACTTATGCCAGTTATTGACAACTAAAGACTTAGTACAACTAACCAGCGCATTCATTGTGTATGTTTGCACAAGTAACTGTAGAAAATATCAGTAGTTTAGATACACTTTTGTTATAGGTGTGGATATAACACGGAAATATTCCGTATGTCAAAGCGTCACTCAGACATACAAAGTGGGGGCTGATGGTTTAGCCCCCGACAAGGCTGTATCGGTTCTGGAGGTGTATGAAGGCTTTTACGAGGAGAGTTTTCCAACCAGATTGGCAATGTACCTTTCGATGCGGAGGAGGTCCATTTTGTCCAAGGAACCATCCATTCGGGCACGCACGATATCACCAACGGAGGTGACTAAGGATTGGACTTCCGGCGAGGATAGCCCCATGCGTTTCAGCACAGTGGTAAACACCTGATCCATGCGGTCCAGATCATCCGCGTGGTCAAACGCCTCCGATTCCTTGACAGTGTGTATCTTGGCAACTTGGCTGGCGTGGTAGGCTTCCAGGATCTTGCGGACGGGGCTATCGGCCATGAGACTTTCCTCCTGTGCTGTGGCGTCGTACTGAATGAACTCATTCTCATCCGGTCCCAGATAGAGAATGATCTTAGCGGGCTCGTGGTCAGTCTGATCCGCATGCTGGACATTCTTGGCGATTGCGGCCAGGCGCGGCGGTGTGGAACCGGACACGCTATGCGCCCATTCTACCGGTTGCATCTTCTGTGCCTTAATGATGGCAAGGGCGCGTTGGGGATCAATAGCCGTGGTGGAATAGCCCATGAGTTTCTCCTTAGAAGGTCAGCGGCTTCATCTTAACAACCGCCACCGTGAATTGATTCAACGCTGCATCATTGCTTGGAGAAGCATCTTTTAGGAAGCTATAGAGCTTGCTTGGATCTACGTTGTACTGCCGCATCCAGCCCTCGATGCGATCCGCGCGCATGGCCAATCGGCGGGCCAGCAGCTTAGCTACTGCCGTCGTCTTATCCCATGCGCCCGGAGCGTCTTCACTCTCCAGCAGGGCGTCAACGATGACTGAGACCGATTCCAGCTTCAAATGTCGTTTGCCAGGGTACACGGCATCTGGGGGTGTATTGCGCTGTGCGGAAACATCCACGTGGACGCCAAGATCCTTGGAGATGGACTCGGCCGCCTTTTTGGCCAGCGCCAGGTCCTTGTACGTGAACTCCCACACGGGATCGGTTGAGACACGAACGTGGATAGTGCCTCCCGTAGGCGGAACAGCGGCCAAGGCGCTCTGGAGCGCATCCGGCATCATCCCGGCCTTGGATAGCCCCTCACGGGTCAGCAGAGCGTCTGTGAGAGTGGCTATGCGTAAAATTGACTCCGTGCTGGAACCGGGGGCCTTGTTCAAGAACGCCTCAATGCCTTTATATGTGTTGGGGATTTTCAATTCCTTGGTCGTCCACACAAAGGCCTTGCTATTGATGTTGACATGGCCTAAGCCTTTCACTACCACCACGTCTCGAATTTTTGAGGTAGTGGCTTCTGCCTGTTTTCGTGCTCCGGCCGGACCTTGTTCAGGGTCAAATCCATAGTCGGCGGGGTACTTGAGAATCGCCTTCTCCAAGTTCTTAACATACAGGGAGAAGAACTGATCTACTTGCTCAGGAACGTACGGCATATAGGGCCTACTTTTCCTCACCGGACAGAATGCGTTCGGCATGGGCCTTGGCCTCTTTGGCGTTGGCCTCTCCGTACAGCCCGGCGATTTCTCCGATTTTCAGTCCGCCTGCCATTTGATAAATGATGCCTTCGATGTTCGTCTTGAACAAAATATCGTTCAACGAGGCACCGGGACGAGTCTTGGTAACTACATAGAACTCTACCGTGGGCAGCCCTTTGCCGGGGAAGCGGTTTTCTTTGAGTAGGCCGTCCACGAGAGAACGGACAGGGAACTTTTTCATTGTGGATTCCTTACAGCACGATCACGCGGTAGCTTTCGCCACCGGCTTGGCCACGCAGGTAGATGCTGGTCCGGCTGATCCAGTCCATCTCAAACGGCGGATCCCCGAGTTCCAGGCGACCCGCGACGGCCAGACCATCCCAGGACCATTCAATCCAGTTGGCCCCGTCGTCGTTGTATAGCACAACCTTACGTGCTGTGAAGCCGAAAGCCTGCTGGACAAAGGCGTTGGTCAGCGCCGTACCCGCCTGGTTCTCATAATAGGCATTGGAAGACCGGGCCATAGCCGTGGCGAGGAGCGCCAACGTGTCTTCCGTGGCTGGGTTGACCGCCGCAGCGGCGATATTCTTCAAGCCAACGGGGTCAGGCGTCAGGACCGCCGCCGTCTGGATTTCCTCAAAGGAGAACCGTTCCACGCCACTCCAATTGGCCCAGAACGTTGTGTCAGCCTGCGCCAAAGCCACGGCGGCAAGGCTGGTGGCGGCCGCGTAGATTTTCCCGCCAATGACTCCACCATCCGGGTGATGACCGATGATGAGGTAATTTGCCATGCTGTGCTCCTACTTTCCCATCGGGGGCACGCCCGCGAGGTCTTCCAACGCCCCACCACGCGGGACCAGCTCATTGATGACTCGCACGGGTAGCGGCTCATCCGGGTCCATTCCCTTCGGCAAGGGCTTGGTGGCGGCCTTGATCTTGGCGACGACGGCGGGCGTGAAAATGTCTTTGCCCTTGTAGGTGTACCCCGCTTGGATCTGTCGGGCTTGGATGGCCAGCGCCGCGTTGTAGCTCACGCGCACGCCGGATGTAATTGCGTCCTCAGACAGAAGATCATCTACTGCGGCGCTTGGAGAAACTGATTCCACTGCCCCCTGCTTGCCCGTGAACACGGCCGCGTCGCCCATGAGTTTGACGATAGCAGACAACTCATCCGCGAATCCCGAGACCAGAGAGGCCTCGATTTTCCACGTCCTGGCGTCAATCTCCGGCATCTTCTGCGTGAGGATGTCGGAAGCCCTCTCGATTTGTCGGGACACTTCACCCAGGCGATGGATGGCCTCGTAGCGCACGTCCTTATACTCCAGTTCCTTCAACAGTCTATCCAGCAGAGGTCGAATAGGCATAGAAACTCCTTCTTGAATGCGTAATCTTCCAGCGTGCAGTGACTTTTCCAGTTCCGCCGGAGTCATTTCAGACATCCGGTTATCCTGCGCGCGCTTCAAATGAATTGCCACAGCATTATACTGTCGAGTTTCAACTTCGGTTACCATAAATATCTGACCGTCTACGGGTTCTCCTGGAGCGTGCAGCACGTACTTAGTCCCAACAGGAGGTATCTTCACGCTTTGCCCTTCGTCCCGGCCACAAGATCTTCCAGCCATTTTGTGTCTCGGACCAGGCGTTGAATATCCTCGTGCGCCTCTTTCTCAGCGGACTCCTTGGAACTGCAATCGTCCCGTGTGAATAACTCTTTGCCTTTCCAGTACACCGTAAAAGACCACTCTCGCGCACCAAAAGCGTCAGGGTTCTTGAAGACTTTGAACTTCAAGTCCTTCTCCAAGTACTCTTTCAACAAAAGGGTATTGACAACATGGGCAATGGATTCTTCTTGGCCCAGGACTTCGATACCAAGGCCAAGACTTTCCAGCTTGCGCAACATCGCCTCGTACTCAGTCTCAGTGATGGAACCTCCAAACCCAAGGGATCGCATGATGGCTTGGTCCGCGAGGGTATTCCCATAGAGTTTCCCGTGAAGTCTCTTTAGCCGTACGGCTCCAAAGTCCCATACAGATGAAACATCCACGCCGCCCAAACGCTGGGCAGGCTCAGCTTCTAAAAGCATGGCGTCAACAAGACTTCTGCGAGTCACACCGTCCCCTTCACGAAACGAACAATTGCGGTTTTCTCCAGTTCATTCAATTTTGTTTGAACCTTAAACAGGTCAGACTTAATTGTGTGAAACTCCACCGCCAGCTTGGCAACGGCTTCAGGGTCCTTCAACTTGACATCCCCGGCTTTGGCCTTTGCCTGGAAATCCAATAAGTTCTGGAGCGCGTATTCGATAGTGTCTTGGACGGCGGAGATATCCTTGTTGGCCTTCTGGGCAAATGACGCTGAGCTGCCGCTCATGAAACCTTCGGTCAACAATCGGTCCGTGAGTCGCTGAATGTCCATGACATTCTCCTTAGCCCGAGGTGACCGTGAAATCCGGGTTGGTTTGCGCCGCCGCGTCTAAGATTGCTTTGACCACCACGTCATAGGGTTTCTGCGCCGTCTTGCAGAACCCAAACTTGTCCCCTTCACGCTGGATTGTACACGTCTCGTACCCATCGGGGTTGGCTCCATTGAACATCACAACCTTGTCGTCTACGACAGGTTTCCCAGTTCCGTTTCCACCGGCAAGGACAATCTTCTTCCGCGCGGCGGCTTGGATAATCTGCTTGGCCTTGGCCGTGAATGCCGTCCACTGCTCATCTGTGAAGCCGTCAGGGTTCTCCCAATAGCGAGAAAATCCTTCCAGTAGAAGGTGATCTACCAAACGAGGCAAAGACACCTTCTGGGATTCCATGGGAGAAACCGCCGTGGGCCGATAGCGGGCAAATATCTGGAAGTACCCTCCGTTCCCAGAGTGTTGCCCAAGGGGTTTTCCATCATAGCTGGAGAATCCAAGGGCGTTGAGCTTTTCAGCGGCGTCAAGCGTCCAGTTCTCGTACCCCTCCAACCCCTTTCCACGGACCTTGTTGTAAATCCGCCAGGTGCCCCGCATGCTTCCCTTGTCAATGTACATCGGCACCGCATTGGGGAAGCCATGGGACCGTAGAAAAGCCTGCATGCGCTTGTTATGGTCAGCCTGCACGCCGATGGATGCCATTTCTGGGAGTAACCGGTCCACAAGGGCAGATAGGCTAAACACGCGAACCTTTGTATGAGATTCCAAGGGGTTCTTAGTAGGCAATTCAGATATTTGAACTTTATGCCCGTCGTCAGCGAATAGCGTTGCTTCCGAATTCAGTTCCATGTACCCGCGAATCTCCGGGGTCAGGCGTACAATCGGAAGACCCATTTGACCATGCGAATGTGCCGAGATATAGAGCTTTCGGAACACCCAATCTGGGAGATCGCCCGCAGGATAGGAGACTTCATTCTTTATACCCTCCAAAAGATATGCTGTCGTTCCGTCCAGGCCGGTCAGGCGCTCATCAAGGCAGTCCTTAAGTGTCATCCCCCCGACAAGCCCCGCCGAACGATCCTGGGGCATTTCTGAGGGCGTTTTCACACTTTCCACCTTGACAATCCCTAAAACATCAAGCGGAATGGGCTCGTTAGGGTCTAAGAAGCTGAATTTTACACCCTGCTGGTTCGCAAGGGCGGTTACGCGCTCCGGTTCCAACGCCAGGACGGCCATTTTTCCGCCGACGGTGAACCAGCGCACGGGCATTTGCTGGAGAAGGATGGCCTCCGAGAACGTCCGAAGTTGATCCGATCCAGGTTGGAGGGCCGGAAACACCACTGCTCGGCTGGTCTTATTGGAGGTCGGGTTCGGCGTACTGGAGGCCATTGAGAACCTACTGAGCCAACGAATTGACTAGAGCTTGAATCTTTGCCGTTCCAGCCGGGGTCAACGTGTTTCTTCCCGTCATGATGATCAAGGCTTTGACAATGTTAAGAACACGCTCTTTAACCACTGGAGGCGTTTCCTTGAAGGAGGAAAACTTGGAAGAAAGCGCGGAGACGGCTGCGTCGGCAATCTTATACTCTTGTCCAGATTCTTCGGAAAGCAACTTATCAACGGCTTCGGCGATATTGACCATTATGTCCTCCTACTTTGCGGCGCTAATATGCGCGTCGTCCAGCATCGTTACAATCTGTGTGACCACGTCCGTGCGCAAACCGCCTGTGCCCGCGCCGACGATGAGCCTGTAGATGATATCGGCCACAGGACCCACCAGCGCGGCGCGGTCTGACGACAGGTTCATAGACAGGGTTTTAGCCACGTCGCCAGCTACCCTATTGGCGTCGTCAACGGCGCGGTCGTGCTTCTTCTGGAGGTCGTTGTCCTGCTCCAGAAGTGCGTCGAGGCGGGCACGGAAAGTATGTGTCACTCGTCCTCCGGCAGCATAATCGTCGCGGTTGGAGCGTCAGTGTCCCCAGGACCGATGATGGCCAAGAGTTTGACAGTGACGTGCTTTTTCCCCTTGGCGAAGATCACGGGATAGGTCATGCGCGACCCGCTGGTGCGCTTGGCGTAGACGGTAAACATATACACCACGTCCCACAGTCTTCCTTGGAGGTCTTGGCCGTACTTCTTATCCTCAGCGCTGGGTTCAATCCATTTGGTGAATAGATTCCGCGTGACTGCCGTTGGGAACTTGATTCCGGCTTCCTTGGCGATCTTACTCACGTCCACCAGTTCCCCATCTTCTAATGCCTGCGCGCGGGAGTAGCTGGAAATGACATCGCCGAAGGAGCTATCTTCTTTCAGAAGCTGGTCAACGAGCGAGGCCGGTTTCCGGGCAGACTCCAACGGCTTAAATACTCCCTTATTGGAGAGGGCAAGATTATGTTTTTTTGCTGCTGCAAATACCTTCGGGGCGGATTCATCGGACACAACCAGCGTACCCTCGCGGCTGCTGATGTATCCATCCCACGCGAACGTATTGAGTGCTCGCAGGAATTCCTTCCACTCGGGACTTCCAAGAAGACTTCCACCATTCGTATCTAAGACATACTTGCGATAGGCCATGCCGTCCCTCGTCGTTAGTTCTCGGCCAACAGGTTCAAGGCCATGGTCTTCATCTTACAGGTCTAGGAAAGCGTCCCATTGGACGGGGCTATAGTTGTCATTGAATAGCCTGGACATAGGCGCACCAGGGTCACTCCGCTGATACTTGGGGACAAAATCCCATGCCCAACTGGTGATCTTCTCCGGGCGATCCAGCATCCGCAAGTACCAACTGACAAACTCGTCAACGGTAATGGTGGTGGACTTGATGGAGGACACTGGCTTGGGAAGAGCCTTGACCAAGGCGTGAATCGTGGCCGCGTGACGACCAATGAATCCCATGCCGAGTTCCTTGGCTTGGGCCTCGATCTCAGGAGTTACTTCCTGGCCCTTTGGCTTCAAGGCGTACATCTGCTTGAGCGTCTTCCACCCGTCCCGCGCCATGGCCAGGGCCTTCGTCCGAAGATCATCCGGCAACCGCGCAGCGGCGGATTCCTCCGTAAGCAACCGATCAACGACCTGAGCGACGTTCATCTCAAACTCCTCCTACACTTGCCGCGCGTATTGAAAATGTTGCCCGTCGGGGCGACGCCATGCGCCCCCCCACACCCATCCCAGATCAGTAAACGCTGTTACCAAGGCATCCGGCATCTCGGGCTTCTTTCCCAGGGGGTTTGAGACGCAGCAGAAGTCCAGTGCCATCCCAAAACTGTGAACCGACAGTTTACTGGCGTATCCCCGCTTGGTGCGGTACATATACGCTCCACCGAAGTCCTCCAACAGACTCCACAGTCCGTTCGTGTACAGAACCATAAAGGTATCCGTTACCACGTCTTGAATGTACTTATGCACCCACACCTGTGTAGCCTTGGTCTTGGGATCCCACGCTAGGGGAATAGGAGCTAAGAACGGGACGCGAACGAGGTTATGCGCCTCCCAATTGCGCCTGTGCTCCATGTCCTCCGGGGGCTGACTGCACACGCGGGTCAACCCCTCGTAGCCGACCGGAACATCCGGCCGACGCGGGTCCTCCATGTCACTTGCCCTGCCAAACGAGACAGATGTTGGGTTCGCCAGGCTTCTGCGTCCAGTCCACGAGGTTGAAATACGTGTGGAGCTTGACCACACGGTACTCTTCACCGCACGACTTGGTGCCCGGTTGGTAGTACCGGCACGTGGCGCATTTCTGATCGTTGGGGTCCGTGGCTTCGGTCAAGGCGTTGAGACGTTTTAGGGCCTCGTCAAACTTGCTCATGAGAGCCTCCTGCTTAGGGTTGCGCTGCCACTCGCGCACCGCCGATACCGCCTCAGCGATAATGGCCGCGCGCGTGGATTTTCTATCGTTGCCCATTTTCTCCTGGCAATATTCCAGTTCTGTAATCGCTTTTTGCAATGCCAGGACAAGACGGTCAATAGGCTTCATTGGATTCCTCCAGGTTGGACCTCCGGTGGTGCCGGGGGGATTCCTTGAGTGGCAGTCATACGCTGGACGAAGTAGAAGACCATCACCATGCCAATGACTTCCGGGGTATCGGAAAATGCGTCCTTGACCGTCGCCCCTTGTACCATAATCGCCCACCCAACAAAAAACAGCCACCCCGAAACTAACAGGAGGGATAAAAGGGCGCGAACGGAGCCACGCGGGAGTCCCAGCGGTTCATCCAGTCTGAATTTCATCCTTTTCTGACAGGATTTAGCCGGGCTTCCAACCCCCCACCGCTATCAGGAACCTCCTATCGGTACAGACCGTTGAAGCCCAGCGGGCCATTCGACCAGGACCCTATAGCCGCCTCAATAACGTCTCCCGTGTGCAGAAACCCCTTAAAGGGATATGGGCCGTAGAAGAACGTCGTCGGAACGGATTGGACCGTGTAGGACAGAGAGACCTCATCCAAGTCACGGGACATAACCTCAAATCGTAAGATGCTATTAAGCAAGGCTTCCCGATTTTTACACCCCACTACAATCTCCACGAGGTCGCCTTGGTTTGGGTGAGAGTTGCCGAGCACAACCTCATCCGTCCCCATAAAGGCAAGGGATCCAAATGTCGGGGAGCCTCCCTGTGTCCAGAACAGGATTTTAGTCCCTGCCGAAGGCTTGTTGACGACCGACCCAGCAGTCCGATACGTGGAGTTGTCTGCGTCGTACGTGTGCAGAGGAATATAGTTATCGTTGCCCATCAAGGGGTTGGCGACGATATCGTTGTACGCGACTCCAACCGTAGCGGTTACCCCAGGATCAGCAGGGTATTTATTGGAGTATTTCCCTGTTCCTGTTCCCCAGGTCCCACCATAAGAACCGTCAAGCGAGGTTGCCGGGAGCATTTGATAAATAGGGTTTCCACCTGACAGCCCGAGATAATTGATATCATGGGTGGTCAGCCCTAGCTTATCATGCACGAGTTTCGGGAAGGACACGGCGGCAATCCAGGCGGGATATTGTGCGGAATAGGAACGCAGAAGGAACCGAAAGCTACCTGTAGGTATGAACATCCAGCGCACGGCGGTTCCGCCCGTTAAGGTAGCCGTAGAATTTCCCAACCCTCTGCGCGTCACATGGAATTTCGCGGTTGTGCCCGAACCGGTATAGCTGTCGTAAAACATAATCTCGTGGTCATACGGCGCGAAGTCTCGGATAATATACAAATACCCGATGCTGTTCCAAGACATATCGCCCGCCGTCAGATTGGTTAATTCCCAGTTTCCGCGCCCCAAGTAAGTGAGATCAATGGTGTCGGATCTCCATGTGGTTGTATACAAGTTGCCAGGAGATTCATCCATCCATTCCCGGCTACTGACATAACGCGCCCATTTTTCCAGCAATGTGGACCGCTGTTTGACGTATAGGATGAACCGGGCGTAGTAGTTCGTCCATGCGGCTTTGGTCTCGGAGAGAATATCCGTCGGTTGCCAAATACCCCCCGCAATATCGCCGTACGTGTCATGGAAGAAATCCAAGTTGCTCCCCGCATTGCCAAAGCCCCAATCCCGCATGTAGGGGATGCTGGCCTGAATGGCTGGGAACACGCCCCGATTGAATTTGAGTTTCATCTTCAACCAGTCCAGGATATCCCGCCATTCCCCCGTCGCAGACCCATCGTTTTGAAGCACCCACACACCGCTGTTAACGTCCAGGTTCACTTCGTCCGTGATGTCGGGGCGCATGTAGAGGGAGATGAACGTTTCCCCCACCTGCGCGGGATTCTCCGAGGCGTCGTAGGTTGTGTCACTGACGCCGCTCCATCCGAAGATGCTATTCGCCGTGCCCGTGGACTTCACTACGATCTGCGGACGGGTCCCCGTCGGCCCCGTTGGTTGCCGGGAGAATAGTGCCAAGTGATGATGACCGGAGGTTTCCACGAAATCAAAGGCTCCGATTTTAGCCATGTCGGACGCAAATGAGGGGATATTTTCCACCGTGTCCAGGACTTCGCAGATGCACCGGATCACTTCCCGCATGGGAACGTCCCCCGTCAGCGGGGCACCACCAGCATCGTTGAAGTTGATGGTCTGATTCCCTCCGCCATTGATGGCGACGATGAGTGTTTCCCCGCCCATGAACGAATAGCAATATTCACTACCAACCAGGGTGGCTTCCGTCGGGGCTACGCCCAACGCCGCCTTCGGGTGATAGATACCGCTGTAGACGCGGGAACGGGTCAGAAACGCCCATGTGGCTCCCGTCCAATAGTAGATATCTTGGTCGTTACTCCCGTTGGCTCCTAATTTAGTCTTGATCCATACCGCCTTCTGTGCATCGGGGACGGCGGGAATCAATCCCGTTCCGGAGGGTTCCGTTGGAGTGATATACACGTTGCCCAGAATGAACCGCTGGTAGAGCCACTCACTGCGCTGCGCCTCATCCTCGACAGGCAGGTTGTCATACGTGGACACATACGGGTCGGAGGACACAAACTCCTCGACCGTGGCGGGCCAGTTGTCATTGCGGGCTTCCGTGATAATGGCGCTGGGGTCATACGGGATAGTCATTGTCAGTCCTTAAAACTGAATTTCCCACGTGTAGATGAGGGAGATGGCATCGGTTTTAGTTACGTCTGGATGTGTTGTGCGGGAAAAGAGTATATCATAGGCCGCCGCGTTGTCACAGAACAGCCCCGCCTCGGACAGCACGGTGGAATCGGGGATCCCCGAGCCCAACTTGGGAATAGTGAACTGGTACAAAATCTTCCCGTCCGTTGGGTACTGCGGATACGTGGCATCGGGGTTGTATGCGTTTCCAATCGGATCATGCAGGTCTACGTCCGTCAACGCCGGGGCGTGCGGGCCACCCACGTCTTCTCCAACACGCAACGCCGTGACCTTATAGAGGGATTGTGTGGTTCCCCCAACTAATCGGGTCAAGGCGTTTCGGCCTGTCCAGACCACGAGATTCTTCACGCTGACGGTGCGCAAGAGGCGGTCTACGCCGTCACGGTTTTCCATGACCCGAATGGTCAAATGGCCTTTAACTTCAACGCGATCTTTCATGATTCCTCCTACGTAGAAAATCCTACGGTGACGATTTCCGTGGGCCCTAAGAAGAAATTAGAGCCTCGTGTGTGATTGATCAAGTGTCCGGTCGTAGCCAAGCGAAGGTGCTCAAGTATTTCCCGAACGCTGTACTCTCCTGGCGCAAAGGTCACTATCTTTGCCGTATGCGGGGTCGTGACGGGATTACCTTCTACAATATGGACGCGCAGTGTTCTATCCGAAACACCGGAAAAATCATAAGGCCCGTCAATTGTACTGATGACTTTGGTATGCCAAGGGTTCCCAATCAATGCCCAATACGTCCCGTTTGGAGGGCGTTTCGCGGCGTCCGCAGTGTGGTTTAAAATACAGTTATACTCCAAGCCGAGGTCTTCGACATGATCTCCAACGGTGTACGCGGTGCCATCCGTCCAGATATATAGCACCGTCAATCCTAATATGGTTGCGGCATCCAGTGTGGATTTCTCAAACAAGAATTGCACCAGTGTGGGCTCCGTGGCAAGAATACGCACGCGATTCGCCATGGCTACGATAGGGGACCACCATGCCGGGCTGGTCACGGGGTTATGATTGAGATTCCCATTTTGTAGGCTTTGATATAGTACGTCCTTGAAACATGCGTAATCATTCAAAGCATAGGTCGTTCCAGAATCCCACGTGTCTGGGGAAATCTGCATCCAATAGGCGGGGCTGGACGCAGGGGGTTGATTTACGTTGGGCGTTTGCAGACTGGCCCAATACACCTGTTGCGTCTCGACAATGGCATTGACGGCGTAGTCATAGGCGGCGTCCCACAGACAGTAATCCACCACACCCCCCGCTCCCGTGACGCCGACTAGGGTAATGCCTTCCCGCCCATCCCTGCGTCCGGGGGTTCGGAACGCGATCCCGGCCACACCCTCGTATGACCGGGTACTGTCGTATTCCGGGCCCTCCGCCGGAAGCGCCGCCGTCCACCACAACGGACTCACGTCCGGCGTATTCCCGATATTCCCATCCTGGATGCTTTGATAGTGAACCAGTTGATAGGTCACCCAGTCTCCGGTGGCATAGGTAGCCCCCACGCCCCACTGAGGCTGTTCCTGGCTCCATTCCCCCCGATTGAAGGGGATTCTGTTTACGCTGACTTCAAACGCATTCTCATCCAGACCATAACCCAGCCCTAAGTTTTCTTCCGGCTCATCGGCGTTTTCGATAATGGTGTCCACCACCGAGAACAAGTCAAAGACGATATGCGCGGGGCGCAATAGTTCCAGAACGCGCTCAAATGCCGTCTGTCTCTGAACCAAGGTATCTCCTGTAATGGATGGGTCTGTATTGGTAAATTTGATACTGACGTGTGGCGTCGGGAAGTAGTCATTGGTTTGATGATGCCAGGAATAGTAGAATTTTACGGTGCCGTTGGCCAGGAACGCATTGAAAGCCGCCACGTCGGAGATATGGATATACCCCTCCGTGAAGTACACATACCCCACGATAGCTTGTGTGCCATCCGCCGCTATGGCCACAAAATCCCCGACACCGGAACGGATACCACGACCCTCTCCGTCCTTGTCCGTGGTCCTGCGGTGCGTAGAGAACGCCCGGACCTCTCCATTGTTGACCAGCCGCACGGACCCCACCATCAACGGGTACTCTTTGTAATCATCCGGGTTCATGGAGATCGCCGACGGATCATGCGGCAAGTAAATGCGCAGAGTATTCCCCACCGTGGAGGACAGTATGCTGGGATCCATCGTCCAGGCATCCGTGGCATAAAACGCCACCTCCAGACCTAGGACGGTTTGCTGTATCTCTTTCCACCACGCTGGGCTGGCAGCAGGGTCGTGATTGAGATTCCCGTTTTGCAGACTTTCCCAGGTCTTGGAATCGCTGCGTACCACCCGTCCGAGAGCGTAAGTGACCCCAGCGTCCCAAGGAATACCCCACATGGGGCCATGAGTTGACGGAATATCTGTGTACTTGATGAACGTCTGATAATCGCATGACCATAGCTCATCTACAACCGTGGCATACGCCAGCAGGTATTTAACCATTTGCAGAGAAGGAAGCGCGCCTTTTAGACGGTAGAATTCCACTAAGTTCCCGAGCAACCAGCGCTTGTCCGCCTCAGGCATAAAATACACCAATGGAAATCCAAATTCATTGGCAATCTCATTCAAAAAGCGGTCAGCCGCCGTTTCCAAGGCTCGGATACCCGGATAGTTCCGGATGGAGTACAACATCTCATCCATATACTTTGCCAGTATCTTCATGTAGAACCGGAGATTACTATCATAGCCCGTCCACACGACCCTCAACGTGTACGCTGTGACGCCTGCGAGTTTATTCAATAACAGGGACACTCGGCCTTCCGTATCCCCGCTTAACACGTACACGTGGGCATCCAGGACCGTCCCCTCCAATGAGGAGACCCTTGTCCAAGTTTCCAATCCAGCACCGATGTCCACCTGGACGACAATTCTCCTGCCGATCAACGGTACCCGGTCTGCGGATTGAATGATAATTTGAATTTTTCTCCACCATGTGTCCGTGGCATTCCCCGTCGGCGTGTGCGCGAGGTTCCCGTTTTGCAGACTGACCCATCCCACATTGTCATAGAGCACGGTGTCTCCGGCGGCGTAGGTCGTGACCACTGACCACGGCGAGGCATTCCGCGCGGGGATATCTACCTTAGTGGATTCCCCAAACACCACCGAGTAGTCCCCCATAGCATCCATGGTCACTTGGAACACCTTGGCGTAAGGAGGGGGAGGGGGCAACGCCGTCAAATCGTCCACACGGAAATACTCATCCCCGTCAACGGTAACGTAAATGGCTTCGGGTAGTGTCCCCGAGCAAAACACAGGGTACGTTTGGTTGTCCCCGCCGACGGCATTTTCCGTCTGATTGAAATGACAGAGATACACCCGCAAGCCGTCCCGCGTTCCATCCAGTTCCGTTGGGAGGTGCTCGCTGTAGAGATTAAACTCTAGTCCCGTGCTCTCTTCCTCCCGCGCAACCTGAGGCAGGTACTGAAACAGGTTATTCCAAAACGTCCAGGACATCAGACAAACCTCGACAAGGCGTCCTGCGCAGGACTGTCACCGTACGTGTGCGTGGTGATGGCTATAGGCTCCGGCGTAGCGCGCAGCTTGGGAATCTCCCAGCGGTGGAGTGCTTTGGTTTGAATAAGGGAAGAGGTATCAATGTAGGGGTCGGGAATGAACTTGGACGCCGAGCGTTGCAGCGCCGTGATCACTACACTTTGGACACCCTCCACGGCTAGAATAATTTTGTACAATTCCCCAGGGTAGATATCCTGCCCAAAGTCAACGGCGTCCAAGGCGAAGTATGCTTGCACGGCCGCGCGCACGGCGGTTTCTACACCGGCTTTGCTGTACTGAGAGCCAACGTAGAGGTCCATGGCCATGTTGAATTCCGCCCAGTGCCGAACGACATGCACCATGGACACGTCCATGACTCGTTTCGATTCCAAGGCGGCCACCACCGCCACGGCAACGGGTTCCGGATCGGAGTCTCCCGTGGCGACGATGGAGAACTGCACCCGATTCATCATGTCGTAGTTCGGGGGGAGTTCCTCTTGTTCCCCCCACACGACGGCCTTGACGACGCTGGGATTCTCCAGAATCCAGTACCGATAATCGGGAGTCGCCACGGCGCGGTTGAGGGAGGCCATTAGCGGAGGCGCTTGACGCTTGGCGTCTTCGATGGTCTGTTGCGCGCGTCCCCCCGTCATCGCCTCTGCGTTGGCGCAGGTCAGCCCCGAAACTGCGGGGGATAATGCGGCGACTTTACCCGCCCCGACATTGCCGGAACTGGCGTCCGTCCGAAGATAATAGGCGACCCCGGCTCCCGCCGGAGGAATCGCGCCAAAGATGCCATCGCCAAACACAATGTAAAAGCGGTCCTCATCATCCAGATAGACCTCAAAATGCTTGTCCAATGCGCCGGAACCCACCAGAGAGTCAACCCGCGTCCATTGATCCGCCCCCCACCAAATGTCAATGCCGTTGTAGGCTATGTCTTTGACGCGAGGGGGTACGGTCTCGGACAGTAATACACTTTGGCTGGCCGTGCTTCCGTCCGAAGTTAATGCGTGCGTCACCAAGGTTCCTTGAACCACGTCCACGTCCAGGAAGGAGTTGGCGGGAACGGCCACGTCCACGGGGATAACGAACGGGAGCGACGTGACGGTTTCCACGGTCTGCGCGGCGTGTGTGTACTTAGAGAAACTTACCGGCCCCCCCGAGGTATTAGTCAGACGAATCGTTCCGACGGCGGAGTAGGGGGGTTTCAATTCATAGGCAATGCCCCGGCATAGGTGTTTGACGTTTTTCCGCTGTCTCGCCTGCATGAGGAAGCATTCCCCGACGTTGTTGTCGGCGTAAAACTGCATTGTAGACATCATGCCTGCCAGGAGTTCCAAAATGACCATGCCGGGGTCGTATTCATTGAAATCCGTCCAGAGGTCCGTGAGCTTCGGGATCTGAGTCACTGCCTCTTCGCGGATCTTCCCGAAGTCTCTGGCCAGGAGGGATAGTTTTGCGTTTGCCATGGGGATCTCCTTAACGCACCACGTTGGCGTAGTTCTCGCCGGTAATCAGGTCCTGCGTCGGCATCGCCCCCTGTTGGAAGGGGTAGGTATATGTTCCGGATACCGGTGTTCCGATGACTGTGTACTCGATGACGAGTGCAGTGGCATTATTCTCCGCGTCCACCAGAAAAGTCGCTCCCGTGACGGAAATGATTGGCACCCAGCGCTGCAACGCCTCGACGGAGTACAGATAGATCAAATCCCGCCCCGCTTCGTCAATAAAATCGAAGAGACATTCATCGAGGAGAGAGCCGCACTCATTATTCATGAATCGCTCACTCAAGGAAGTTTGCAGAATCATTTTGATAGCGTCATTGATTTTGTCCAAGCTGGTATCTGTCGCCGTACCCCGAACATTCCCACGTTGGGAGAACGTGAACGGCAATTTGATGCCTTTCCCAATCCGGGACAAGGAGTCCATGAAGTTTGAGGACATTAGCTCCCCTCCGCTAAGTTCTTGTCATGAAATCCAGCCGACCAGGATGCTTGTGCTGGGATTACGATGGTATCGGGCGCGCCCCCGCTACCTGAAAATTTAACTAACGTGCTTCCTACGGTAACAATACGACTCGTGCCCGTAGGGGTTGTCGCGGTCACATCTTGGAGTGTGGAGTAGTCTGCTGTGTACTGTCCAGACACAATCCCACGGACCCATTGAAACACAGTATCTCCTGTCTGATTACCAGGCCCGGCGTGTTTAACTGCTGTTTGGATACCGGCTCCGGCCGAGTCTGACATTTTTAAATTTACGGCTGCTCCAACAGTGATTACTGTAACAGTTCCAAGGGAATATGAAAACACAGCGTCAACGCCTACCATTTCTCTCTGTAGGGTCATGTTATACCAACTCGTGCGTGGCTTCGCCACCGATGGCCAATGTACGCGCTTTGGATCCGGCCTTGTCGGTGATGTACGCAAAGTCATCCGTAGCTTTTATTGTTGCCGTCTGCGCGGCAGTATCAGCCAAGACGCCGTAAAATTCTGTTGAGGATATTTTTGATCCTACTTCACACACTCCAGCGGATACTCCAATTCCAAGAGAATTATCAGGAAGCACGTCCCCAAGGTAGACCAGTTTCACGGCACTCGTCGCCGTCACCGTCAACGCGGTTCCGACTAAAAGGAGGTCCCCGCTATCCAAGGCGGTAAAGGAGCCTGTACACGCGACGAACACCCCTTGGGCCGAGGCAACGGAACTTGCGCTGATCGTAATAGATACTGCGTGGGCGACCAAGGGACCATCGCCCTCAAAAGCATCAAAGGTGGAATCTAAGGCATGGACGCGCAAGGCTTCGGTCAACGTCCAATCTCCCGCCCATGTGTCCCCTTGGGACTGCATGCGGCTGGCACCAGAAACCGTGTACGCTGTGGCCGTGATTGAGGAGTCCTCGCTGTGGATAGCGGCGGCATTCAGGGTAACCGTTCCCGTGAGAGTTAACGTCGCCTCCCGGAACGTGGCGGCAAGGTTGGTCAGCGTACTGGAATCGCTGGACGCCGTAATAGTCGCCTTCTCCACGCGCAGGGAACCTTGAAAGGTCTTAAACGCCGTGCCGGAACTGGTGTACATTCCTCCATAGATGGCCACGGACCCGGTTGCGCCCATTTCCCACAAAGCACCCGTGGCGTTGACGGTCATCCCACTCTCAGTCAGTGTGGTTTGCACTCCCATATACACGTAGGGCCCCAAGCAATTGACCGTTGTGTCGTCCAAGCGCACCGTGGCCGAGGAACAGGACAGAATCTTAATCAATCCAGCGCTTGCGAAATTTAACGTCCCCCCCTGATGACTGAGGTGAATGTTCCCGCCCCCCACCACCTCCATGTAGTGCTTGGTGCCGGACAACGTTCCCATACGGGTTGCAATAACCGTGCAGTCACCATCCAGGATCTTGATAAAGGAATCCGTCAATTCCGCGTTGGCCTTCACATTGTCCAAGCGCAGAGTAGTCCCCGTCAACTCGAACGCGGGCCCCACGGCTTGCAGGTTATCCACGGTGTCAATGGTAAGGTCGCTATCCTGTGCCACCATCCATTGTCCCGCTGATTCTGTGGTCTTAATGTTATGTGCCTTTACGGTGGAATCCGCCACGGACATGCCCTTGATAAACCCACCCTCCGTGGAGATATTCTCCAGTGTAATTTCCGACTGATTGGTGGCTTGAATGGAGCCTCCGGTCCCCTTGACGAATTGCTTGACATTGCGTAGCTCCAACCGACCTTGATCCATGTTGATCGCGGCGGGGTAAGTGCCCAACTGGAGGATATCCGTAACACCGTCCAAGGCGATCACGCCACGTTCCAGGCATTCAATGACCCACCCCTCTTGACACGCCAACGTGGAGAGGTTCCGTCCGACGAGGGTTCCCTTGCTGCGCACGCCGCCATTCTGGGACATCCACGTCCCGTAGACATTCTCCACCAACATGTATCCGTCCGCTTCCACGTCGAGAATCAACCCGTTGACCTGACACTCCCCGACGCTGTTCATGTGCAAGCGCGCGTGTTTAACCGTGAACAGGGTCCCCGCCTGAGTAGACAGAAACTGTACCGTGTCCTGAGGAAAGCGTGTCTCGGAGGCCAAGCGCCCGTACAGCCTGTCGTCTTGCGGAGATCCTTCCACGGTTACCGTGGAATAATCATCCAATGTATAAAACGGGTCCGATGCGCTGGCCGGGGCAAACTGGCATCCCGTGAAGGTCACTCGGCCTCCGCGTATCATGATTGTGCCCGTGATCTTGCAGTCCCGGAATTCAATTCGGCAATTAGTCAAAGAAATATCTTTTACTTCACATTGGTAGATGTTGCCTGTTTGCACGTTGTCCAGTTCCACCGTGTCAATGGTACTCCGGCTGATGTTGACCCACCCTCCAGTGCCGTCCAAGCGGTCCACGGCGCTATCGTATAGATTCAGATCTACGCCGGGCTGTAGGGTGGCGTTACCCGTCCCCTGGTCCAGGACAACCCTGTACAGCTTGTAGGGCAGAGCCGCCGAAGGAGTGAGGTGTTCGCGGATCGTCGCATTAATGTCCATGCATTTCTCCATGGACCATTAGGTCCCCGGTTCCTCGCACGTCCCCGTCTACGTAGACATTGCCCCGAACAGCCACGTCTCCCTCCAATGTCGTGCGCTCGCCGACGATAGTCACTTCCGTGGCGGCGAGGCGCATCCGGTTGGCGTCAGCGCGGATGCCAAATTGTTGCACTCCCTGTAGAGTGTTTTCGATGCGGAATTCCCCTCGGGAAAGATTGGCGTGAATAAGAAGTTCTTGGTCTCCATTAGGTTCCCGAAGAACAATTTCCAAGCCTCTGTTCCCCGTGAAGGATCGTAGGGCGATCTCTTGCCCCAGGAAGTCAAACAAAAGAACTTCACCCCCCTGTAGAGGCAACTTCGGACCAACGGCTCCCTCTTTGTTGGCGTAGTCCGGTATCTCCGCGTCATGACGGCGGAACGCATTCCCCGTATTGGCGACGGTGCTGATGCGGCCGGAAACTTTAAGACCCTGCCCCAAACGGTCCAGAATTTCAACCGCTTCCGCCTCATCCCGGTCGTCAATGAGAAACAGTGCTCCCTTGGGACTCTTGTACAGGACCAAGGTTGAAGGGACAAAGTTCTTATTCCGGTTTGTTTCCTCTGGGGCGTCCTGCCCGACGGGGGCATGCCAAGGCGTCCGGTTCTCCCCGATCATGTCTCCTTCGGTCTCAGGGAGCTCGTCTGTGGCAAGATAGGTCACATCGTCCACTTCTTGGATACTAATATTTGCACCCATGTAGACAATATTCTCTTGGTTCCCAGCCTCAAATAACACCATAACCGCTGTTCCAACGGGAGGAACAAGAAATTCCCCAAAGTCGTTTCCCGACGGGGCGCAAATCCCTGGAACCGCCCATTTCAAGTCCTCGGTGGTCATACGGCCTTCGTCGGCGAACCCATGAAGCGTCGGAACCCGGACCTTGCACCGCTTGAGTCCCAGAGGGTCTGCGTTGAATTCCACTACTCCGCGCACCATGACAAAGAGTTGACCTCCAGGGCCAACAATCTTTTGCTGTGTTACGTTATGCCGGAACCGGCGCTGCCCCTTAGCAATCGTCATGCGTTCACCCGACCTACCGTAGGCTCCTGTCCACTATGCGAGCCGTTTTTCAACAGGGTCAGCGTAGTCTCGAATGTTCCCGGCGTTATGGTATCTGTAATTTCATTTATAAGGTAGATTCCAGATGTGTGATCCAAAGCACCGTTTCCGCAGAAGATATTTGCTTTTATAGTCTCATTGGCTTTGATAGTAGGATCTCCCATTAAAATCATGGTCGCCTCATAGCATGCCATGTCCATCATCGAAACCCATAATTCCGTAGCACGTGCCTGTGTCACGACCGGATTTGGTTGGGCCGGTTGAACTAGTTTTAAATTACTGGCGTCTTTGGAGCGATTGAGCTGGCGTCCTCCTGTAGTAACTTTGGTGCTGGTGTTTTCGTTATTGCTGACCCGGTAGACCTCCGCCTTTCCCGTGACACTATTGATGGTTGCGGTTTCAATCGCAGCTCCCCCCGTTCCAATGCCTTGGGCCATGGCTCCTTGGAATTGTGTTACCCAATTCAAAACGGGGGTCTCTTTGTTGTTCCACCACGTGTACTCTCTCTTAGGAGATTCCTCATAAGCTGGAGGCCTAAATATAAGGGTTTTCGTATCATCCTCAAACGCAACGGTGTGCCCGGATCGGCCGCTTTCCTCATCCACGGATTCCGGGGCAAGGACGTGTTTGACAAAGTCCAGGTCACTCATATTGGACTGGTTGTAGACGCGCATTTCCGCTTGTGTCCCACGCAGTCCTTGACAGCGATCCATCATCGCCGCGCAGCGTTTGGTTCGTTCGTCTGTCTTCCAGCCGTTCTCTACCGCAATTTGCGACACAATCTCATTGATGCTTTTATCCCGCCATACCCGTGTTTTTAGTTCGCTTTGACCTGAGAGGAAGATTTGGGAAATCCCTGAAATTTCAATCTCTTTCCCCTCCGATTTTATGTCCGGCTTCCAATCCACGTCCGCAGAACTCTTGTACCATGGAGACATCAGTCCCCCGACATACCCATACCGGAACTCCAGAATACGATCCCCCCCAAATAACTCCGCCTCCACACGGGTCCACTCGCTGTCCGAAACCCGAATTGCGACAGTGTTTCCCTGATCCTCCATGGACCGCACATGGGTAAGGCTTAACAGCATTTGTGGGCGTGATCCGAAGCTGGATAGGTACAGACTACCCAACTTTACTTCCGCGTAGGCTAAGAACGGCTGCGGGACATAGGCGGTGCTGCCACGTAAATTGGTCATCGGATGATCTCCGCGTATACGACCCGCTTGGAGGGGATACGAAGCACCGTCCCAACGGGAGTCTCGTCCATGGGGAAGAATATCGCATTGGCCACGGCAATCACCCACCACAGCGTATCGTCCAGATAGTACTTGTACGCCAACTTATCCAACCGCGCTACTTCATTCGGTTTGATAATGTGAAACTCGTCGTCAGGATTTGACGCGATAGCTGGAATCGTCGGAACCTCATAGTACAAGACTCCGCTATCCTGGACGAGGCCTACGACGTACCACAGGGATTTCATCTCCTTTAGACGATCCCGGTAGTACGCCGCCTGAACGGGAAGTTCGTTGGTCACTTTTGATGTGCTCCCGTTTGCACTTCTTTGTAACTGATGGAGGAGTCACGAATCTCCATAATTTGCAAGGTGATCTCAACGTGCATAGGCAGGCGTGCGTCCAAGTCCCACGGGGTGTCATCCGGCACGTCCACGTTCCACGACGTGATGACGCCGGTCATCTTCAACCAATTCTCAATTTTAAGAATGCAACGGGGGGGCGTACCCGCACCGTTGCTATGGTCGGGGTATAGCGTGGATTGCAGCTTCCACACGTAGTCCTTAATCTTCGCTGTGTCTATTTTGGAGTCTTTGGGGTCGGCAAAGAAGATGAAGGTCACACCTATGGTGCGAGGGCCGGAGTTGTTGTACCCCTGAATGGGTGCGCTACGGCCGATGATTTCAGACGCGCTATAGGCTGCGGAGTTGGACTCAGACAGTCCTTTGGGCTTGAACTGAAAGGGAATTTTCACCCCGCCGACGATTTGCAAATAAGACTTCGGAACGGGAAAGGTAACCCCGTTGGAGGATGCGGAATCACCGGTAGTGGGGAAGAAGGGCATAGCTATGACTGCACCGATGACAAGTCTTGGGGCGCGTATGCGGGCATAGTTCGAGAATACCCGGAGTTACGCCGCGCCGCCGAAGCAGGTGCCTTCTTGTCTTTCGTGTCCGCTTCTACCAGGTCGTTGTTCTTTTCATTTGCTACCAGGATGCTTTTCAAGTGCTTGTTCTGCTCACGGGTTTCCATGAGAAGTTGTTGCGACACGTCCAATGTGGTGGCGTAGGGTTTCTTTTCCTTTCCAGCAACTAACGCCTTGCCTACAGGAACCGCCTGTGGAGCGGCTTGCGGAGCTGCCTTTCCCCCTAGGAACCGGCCAAGGATGCCGCCTGCAAATTGTGCCACGGCTCCAAGGGCTTTCAACACTTTGTCTAGTCCTAAGAACTCTAAAATACGGTTGCCAATAGCCTGAATGGGCTTGATGAACGTGTCCTGCACAAAGGCTGCAATCTTTTGCGCGATGCCTTGCAGGCCGGATAGGAACTGTCCCACCCACCCTTTAACCCCTTTGGATAATCCTGTTAACGCCCTTACCGGACTTGTAAAAAGCGTTTTCCAGAACCGAATTACGGATTTTTCGGCTTTTATAAGCCAAGTAATGACTTTTATCACGGCTTGAAACACTTTTACTACGATTTTAAGACTAAACGCCACGTATTTCAGTTGAAGAACCAACCCTTTCCCAAGAACTTTAACCAGTAATCCGACGGCAGCTCCCACGTACTCAAAAAACACCTTCGCACCTTCACCCTTACTTTTAAACAGCCCAATTTCTTGGAAAATATCCACTATAGCCGACCAAAGATCCTTGAACGCGGGAATCAAAGGCTTTAAAGCGTCCATCACCTCTTTAAACCCTTCTCGTACGGGCCCCCATGCCTCCTGTAAGCCTTGCAGGACATTATCTTTGAAGAGTACCCAACCAGACTTCAAAGACGACCACAGGGCCTTAAACGGGGCTGCCAATTTTCCGAGGAACTTGTCCCATGCCGCCAATGCTTCCTTACCACCAAGTTTCTCAATCAGTGGCCGCAGAACATACTTGTTGAAAAGTTTCACCAAGTCAAACGCCAGGAATGCAATTCCGATGCCTCCCAATAATCGCAGGCCTAATTTAAGCCCTATTTTAGGGAGAAATTTCAAAATAGGGGATAAGGCGCTCTGGAAAAGCCCCAAGACTTTGCCCCCTTTACCCTTCCCTAAGATGGATCCCAGAAATCCTCCAGGAGATATGCCCGAGAGCTTGTCCAGGACCTTTCCAACAGCAGGTATTTTCTTAGCGATCCCAAGAAATCCGCTAAGTTTGTCGGTAATTGTGCTGGCAATCCCAACCCCTGACAACGCGCCGGATAACATAACGAGGGCAACGGCGGCGGCCTTGACGGGCCCTGGAATCTTGGAGACAATGGCAAAGAATGGTTCCGTCACCTTCAAGGCCAGCTTTAACCCCGCAATCAACGGGGATAACACGGGCAGGACAAAGTTTCCAATGACGTTCTTCCACAGGGCTTTGAGCTGGTCTTTCAAATCAGAGACAGTGCCTCGGAAACTATCATAGGTCGTGTCCAAAGTATCAGTTTTTCCGTTCGCCTCCGTCATGGACTTGGCGATCTTGTCAATCTCAGCCTCGGAAGCGTTGCGCAGAGTTCTCAGCATATCTGCGCTGCTTCCGGTCATTCGGGCGTAGTTGTCAATCATCCCCGCATTCATCCCTTTGGCTTTGCGTGCCATCCCCTTAACCAGCGCCGTCATGGCTTTGTCAATGCCCTTGCCGGAATTGATAGCCTCACGCGCGGCGCGGGCGGACATTCCCCCCAAGGGGGCGTAGATGCCGAGCAGTTTATGCCCGTCCACGTCAGCGGCGTCCCCGACTTTTTGGAGCATGTCCAGAATGTCGCTTTCTCCCACGCCGATTTGCCCGAAGAGTCCACGCACGGCCAGGAGTTGCTTCTGCACGGATTCCCGCAGATCCCCGGCTCGGAAGCGCTTGACGTAATCTTGCGCCTGTCCCAGGAAGCCCATCAATTCCGTCGTGGACTCCCCTGTGGCCTTGGCGACGTTGAGCATGGCGGATCCAATGCGGTTGATGCCCTCAGGGGATAAGCGGTTGATCCGCACCTGATTGGCGATGAATTCCGCCGCTTCCGCGTTGCCCATGCCGAAAACCTTAGCATATTTCACTCCGCTGGAGGTCAAGGTATCCAGTTGATCGGCCGCGATCCCTGACTTGGCGTACGCACCAAAGAACTCCCCGATGAGGGCGGAGTCTACTTTGAGCTTGGCTCCCAGGTTAACGGCTTGGTCGGTGAGGGCTTTAATGCCCGCAGCCCCCACCTCCACGCCCTTGGCAGACGCGGCGACACCTGCCATAGTATTCTGGAGGTCCGCCATGTCGTCAATGGCATCGCCGAAGGCCAACATGCCCGCGATGGAGCCCAGTTGGGCTACCCAGCTATCCGTGATGCGCATAGCCTTGCGGACAAACAACTTGTACTCCACTTCTTTTCGCCGCATGTCCTTGGCGGATAGCACCTTTTCCAGGAACCCGGATTTTTCCGCCGACGAGGCCTTGGGCATCAGGGCGTCAATCCATCGACGCCCCGTGCGGATCATGGCCGTCTCCCCTTGCTCCTTCCCGATTTTCTCCATGTTCCGGATCAGCACATTCAACCGCCCGGCTACCTCGTCCGCCTGCTCCTTCTTGGCGAACTGCTTGAAGGCGTCCCCCCACTTCTTAATGGTGTTCTCGGTGACGCCAACGGATGTGGATGAGGCCTTTTCCGCCGACACGATCCGCTTCTTGAACCGCTCCCAACGGTCGCCGATATTCTTCAAAGGACGGGTCATATCGTCCTTCAACGAATACACGTATTGCATGGCGAGCAGTTCAGTGTCGGCGGCCATTATTTCCCTTTCGTCATGTGCGCGACCTCATCCGCGTACTTATCCAGCCTGGCCATCCACCACTGGCGCTGGGCGATGGTCATCTCCTCGATTTCCGTCAGTTGTAGCTTTCCCCCCATTTTCAGGAGGAATTCCTGTTCGAGAATATCCTCCCACGTTGATCTTGGGCCGAAAAAACTCCGCGGACGGCTGCACGTCCTGCCGGGTCTCATGCCCGCATTCGGGGCACACGGCTACGGTTTCCATCACAAACCCGAATTGCTTGTCCCGCATGGCGGTTTCGAGGAACTGCGCGTCGTACATCACGAGGTCGTCCAGAACCTCGATCTTTCGGCGCATGGAGAAATTGGCGCTCATGTCCTCGCCGTCGATGCTGACCACGGCCTGCGCCATACGCACGACCATGATGATGTTCTTGAGGTCCTCCAGGGCTTTCTTGCGCGCCTCAGGGTCCCGTTCCTGGGCCGCGTCCTCCATGATCTTGCGCACGCGCTTGGTGATCTCCGGCTCATCCTTACCGAACAGGTAGCGCCACCCGAATTTCTTGCCGCACACGGGGAGCACGGTGTAAAACGGCGGCTTGTCCTCTTCCGTGGCCACCAGCGTGTCCAGGTCGTCGGGCCACCGCATGTAATGCGTGTACTTGCTCTCACACCGGGGGCAGATCATAGTCTGCTCAATGTCGTGCCCCAGACTGATGGACCGCAGGACCACCATCAGGTACATGACATCCATCAGGAGCAGCTCGTTCGGCGGGAACGGGAGATCCGTGCATTCGCTGAAAATCTGGAGCATTGTCTTGAACATGGTATCGTTCGTGACCGACGCCAGAAGGCGCTCATGCCGGGTTTTCATGGGAGTGACGGTTACGATGCCGTCCGGAGGCTGCCCCCCGTAAAACAATCCCGCAGAGGGGAGGCGGATCTCCGTGGGGCCGAACCGGCTGGTTTCCTTGTTGAGCGAGGGGGTTACAATTTTCACTTCCGACATGGTGTTCTCCTTCAGTTATTTTTCTCTCCGTCGGGTCTCTATCGTCGGTTGTCGGAAGTAAGCGTGGGAAGAAACAATGTCTCTACGGTGGGGATTATGCCTCCTTGATGAACTTGTCGAAGGCGATGGTGACGGGGATGCCGATTTCCTCAGCGCTTCCGTGTTCCAGTGCCACGGAGCCTATAGCAGACGGCCAGGCGTTGATGAGCTTGAACTTGCGCTCTATGCTGCCGTCACTGGACACGAGCAACAGATAGCCGTTTTTCTTATACTGGTCATTGGACTTAATTGCGCCCGTCTCGGGATCGTATACCGATTTCCGCCACTGGATCACCTTGTCAAAGGAGTCCTGGTCCACGAAGTCCCGGATAACGATCTCCCCCTCCTCAATCGTCACCATGCCGGGGTACTTGGAGAAGGTGTTCATGTACGGCATGGACATGACTTCATTGGACTCCGAGGGAGTGAAGGCGCTCTTGACCATCAGCTTGAGCGTGTCCCCTCCCGGAAAGCCGTCGAACTCCAACTCGAAATGCCCCGAGCGCTGCGGTTCAAACTTCCCGCCGGAAACCAAGTGCCCCGCGTCCATTCTTGACATGAGTGACTCCTTTATTGTCCCCTCAGAAAAAGACCACTCCCCCCCGGTTGCCGGGGGAGAGGGTCTCGACGGAGAGGGGGTTCATGAAGGCCATTAGATAGTGAACTCGTTCAGGTCCGCGCCGGAGGGCGTGACCACGAAGTCGATCTGGATGATTTCCGCCACGCGCGTGGGGTCCAAGATAATGACCCCGTGCATTTCATTCCGGGCAATGGCGTCCGGGGGATTGGTGGCCGCGTCACACTTGACGGCGTAGCTATTCAACCCCCGGCGGTTCTTGACGCCCTCCAGGAACGGTTCCACCAACCCCTTGAACCGCCGCCAGGTCACGGCATCGTCCAATTGGAACAACAGCAGGTAGGAAGATGCAGCAATCGTCTTGCGGAGGTACAGGAGCAACCGGCGGACGTTGATCCGATCCATGGCCGTCGGGGCGCGTTGGAGCGTCCGCTGACCGAAGATGGTTACGCCATGACGCGGGGGAGCGATGATGGGATTGACCGCGTTGCCGTTCCCATACAGGAGATCCCGGTCCCCCTGATCCGCCTCGAATTCCAGTTCCATCACGTTGATGAGACGACCGTAGACGGGACCGGCGGGAGCCTGCCAGACCTCGGCGTTGAAGTCGGTGTAGGCGATGGCTCCCGCGACGAAGCCGGACGGCGGAACCCACACTTCCTGCTTGTTCGTGTAGTCCTGGACCTTCAACCACGGCCAGAATAGCGCGCCGTAGGACGAGTCATAGGCGACATGCGAACTGTTGGGGGCCAACCAGCCGTTGTGCCAGTCGATCACTTCCGACACGTCAAAGCCGATGGGAGGATCAATCAGGGCCAGGCAGTCACCCCGTGTCTCCGCGATGGTCAGCAGTTCCGTGACGACGGCATGGGCGTACTCGCCGGGGACAGCCAGAAGATTGACATCCACGCGGTCCACATTAGTGAACGCCTGGAGGGACGCGACGAAATCCGCGTCCAAGGCCGCTGCATCCACACCGGCGGCCAGGGTGAAGGTCCCCAACGTAGGAGTTGTCAACGTGGATCCCGTCATGTCGATCTCAATGTAATGCGAGGAGATCTTTTTCATGATGAAATACGGGGATGTGGGGTCCATGTCCAGCACGTCCGCGACGTAAAGGGAATTCCCGCCTGTATCCTTGACAGTTAACTTGAATGTGCTGGAAATACTGCCCGCAGACGTGACGACCTGGAACCCGTTGGCCCAGACGCCTTTGGAATAGGCGTACGCGGTAAACGCCGTTCCGCCGGAGGCCACGCCGGTGTACGTGACATTATCCCATCCTAACGCGGTTTCGCAAAGGGAATCGGCATGCATGGTGAGGTTAGAGGCCGCACCTGTAGTCAAGGAGGAAATCTTAATCTTGTTGTTGACAACTTCCGCCAGGCCCCACAGGCTGAAATCCGTCAGAGCGTTGATAGCGGTAGCAACCTGCGACGCCGTCAGCGTCCCGCCGCCGAGGTAACCAGTGATTGTGTGACCCGTGTCAATGACCAACTTGATGTAATCCGTCCCCGCGATGACATCCGCGCCCGCCTTTGCCACGCCGACGGCTGCTGTAAATCCCAACGTGGTATAGCAATCGTTGGCGACGGCGGTAACCGTGAACGTGGCGGCCGCGCCCGTAGTATTGTGTGTAACCTTGATCTTGCCTCCATCGGGAGCAAACGTTAGTCCAGCGGATCCAGCGTTCAATTCACCGCAGATTTGCGCGGCCGTTCGACTGCCAGCGGTCAACGTGACCGTATAGGGCGACGCGCCGGGATCTGGAACAATGGCCACCAGGAACTTGTCATTCACGCCGGTGGAGATGTTGAAGTTCTCCGCCTCGATCCCCGTGAACGTCGCGGCCTGCGCGTCCACGTGCGCCACGAGCGTAAACGGCCCCGCCACGGTGCCGGTATGCGATCCAGGCGTGGCTCCAGCCGTCACAATAATCCGTGCTTCATCGGCGGCAGCTCCGGTGGTGCGTAGCACTTTGGCGTTTTTCCCGTTCCGCAGGTACGCAATGACGGCGTAGGTGGCCAGATAATTAGGATTCACATTGCCAAACTCTAACGCTAAATCCAGAACGTTGGTGATGTCCGTGATTTTGTCCGTACGCCCCTTTTCAAACTCCCCGGCGACGCCGAAGATGCACGTGGACAGATTGGCCACATAGGCCGAGAGATCCCGTTCTGTGGTGTAAATTCCAGGGCTGACATGTACAGACATGGGGTCTCCTTAACGTCCGGCGCGGCGGCCCGCGCGGTTAAACGCGGCCGGTTTGGGGGAGTCCTCGGCGGGAGCGGTTCCGGGAACGTCGGGAACGTCCTGAATGAGAATGCGCTTGTTGGCGACGTTCTTGTACGACTCCGGCACAAATTCCTCGTTGGGAATAGGATCGCTCCGACCATACGCCTTGAGGCGGAGGACTTGTCCCCCGCGCAACACGACGCTCATTGCCTGGTTCAAACGATTCAGGACGATCTTCATCATGACTCCTCATGCCATAGTTCGGCAGTCTGGTTCTCTGTTCTGACACCCTCGGGTTTGGAAGATTCGGCCCCAGCGCAAGGCTCAACCCTCCTGGAGAACGATCTCGGCGACCAAGGTAGGCTCGGCGTCGCCAGGTTGTTGAACGTACGCATCGACAAGCACCTTGCGGACGGTGCGCGCCCATTCCGGTGTAAACTGTAACGGCATCTCCACCTGCAACGATGCAGTCAGGCGCAGACGGCGCTCCTGCTCCAAGCCCTCTAAATCAGAGTTGTCCACCAAGGGAGGCTCCCAAATAATGTCAACTCGCCACCGGCCCGGATGGTCCGGAAGTTCAATGGATGACGATATGACCTTTCGTGGGAACTTCTGATTGAAGAGCACGATAAATTCATTGATGTCCCTGTGCCACTTGGCTTCAAAGTCCATCTGGTATGGGACTCGTATCCACCGGGGAATCTGGACCACCTTCATCAGGTTCCCATCACGGGACAGTTCCAAATCACGTAATAGCGCGTTGCTCTCCCCCTCAGAAAGGTCAAATCCAAAGGACTTTTGCAAGGTCAGCGACGGGAACCGCAACCGGTCGGCCTCATTATCCGGGAGCAGAAAGCTATTTTGCGGGTCCACGTCCTTTTGATACGCCAATTCTGGCCTTGGAACGACCATGACGGGGACGACGGTCACCTTCGCTGAGGGTAGGGTCAGCGTGAAATACGTCTGCAATAGAGCATCCACGGACCCTATCGGATTAGGAACTACGTTCACTTGGGGGCTCATGAGTTCTTCCTCTTGTACTTGACGCCCTTGCGCACGTCGTCCCGGATCGGCTTTAGCACGTCCTTTTGAAATCGACGGAAGGTCTTAGCCATCTCGCGTTTGATCTTCGCCGCCACGGGCCGCCAGCTTTGACGTGCTGGGATATTGCGGGACGGAACGCCAAACTCCATCCATCGGGCGATCTTGGGCAACATGGGGCCGTCATACCGGCCCGTGAGGGGATTCTGGTGCCGCCGACGCAGGGGACCGACGACAATGCGATCTTTGGTCGTCCACCGGGCGGAAATACTTCTGACGTAATCCCCTCCCGCGATCAGCTTCCGAAGATCCAACCGGTTGCGTTCCTTGAACTGGAGATACTTCGGGGATAAGGGCTTCCACCGGTACAATTGCGTGTCGATGACGCTCTTGACCTCCTCAGCCTGCGCCTGCGCAATCTTCATGGCCACGATTCGGGACAGCACCATGCCTTTCTTCTTGAAGACATTGAGGTGGACGGTCACTGGATTCGTGGTGGCCACCGTGGACCGCACCCGTAGAGTCATCGGACGCTCCGACCCCGGCGGGGGGGATTGACCTTGTCATGGTGATAGAGCCGCATGAAGACGGAGTAGATGAGTTGGTATTCCTGGTTGGCGAAGTTGTCCATGGGGTCCGTGTCTTTGATTTCGTAGTACTGATCGTCAATGACCAGTAGGTCCCCGATCAACGGCCATTCCACGTTCATCTCGCGCAACATGTCCACGCTGAAATGGCACTTCAACTCCCGCGTGGAGTCCATTCCGGCCTTGGTCAAGTTCGGATCCCAACCGGGTTTATCGTCTACATACCCTTCCACGGAATAGGCGCTATACAATATGCGGTCAGGAGACTCCAAGTAGATTTTACTCGCCTCATCAGGGGTATTCTTCCACTTCCAGATTTCAATTTTCTTAAAGAACGTCTTCCATGCGTCCATCACGACATGGCTGAAAAACTCCCTGTCCGTACTTGATGCGGCCAGTTTGGCGGGAATCGTCCCCCGAAAGCGTCCCATGTCATCCCCACAGCAGGAGGATATCCGCCGTCAAGGACACGGACTCCGCCTGTGCTGCCTCCGCGCCGGGCTCCAACTTACCAAAGCGCTGTTTGGCCCAGGAGGCGATACCACGGACCACGGCCACGAGGAACTTAGCCGACGTTGGGCCGGGCCAGGGGAACGAAGCCCCCAGGAGGCCCGTGGCCAAGAGCAGAAGGAGCTTCACCCCATCCGTACCCGCAAATAACGCCGATAGGGAGAACTGACCGGTCAGCGCCTTCACGGCGTCCGTCAGGTCAAAATCATACTTGACATCCCCCGTGAATGCCATGTTCAGCCAAATGTAAATCAGGAGGCCAGCGACGGCCACGCCCGCCAAGGTTCTGGTCTTCGGGTGGGATTTAAGAAACTGGTCTAATGCCTCCAGCCGTTCTCCGGTCCACTTCCCTACTCCGCTCTTGGCTACGTAGTCGGCGATGGCATCCAAAACGTTTTTATAGGCTTCAAAGCCCTTTTTCAGCACGTCCCATAGCTTCTTGATATCCCAACCGATCTTAGAAAACAGCGCAAATACCGTTTTGTCCAGGAACCCCTTCACCAGGTCCTTTACGCTGGTTCCCGTCTCTACGGCCAGCGTCTTGATGAAATTGAACTTGGCTTTCAATGCGACGGGCACGGGTAGAGAGAACTCCTCCAAGCGGGTTCCGTAATCCGTTACCTTGGCATACCAGCAGAACTCCGCGTACTCCCGCTCGTATAGCACTACGACTCCTCATCGTCCAAGGTATCGACTTCCTGTTGCAGTTCTTCAACCTTGGCATCCAACTTCACACGGAACGCCGTCAGTTTCTCCTTGAAGTCTTTGGCCGCCGTGTAGAGATGGTCAAATTCATCCTGAAGCCCCCACCGGCGGAATCCATGCCCCGCCTGTTGCTGCACCAGGGCGTTCGCCAACTCCTCCCAAGCACTGTCCATGGAGGTTACGGCATCCTCAACGTCAGACAACGCCATGGACGCCGTGTGCGTCTCAGCGAACTTATCCCACAGAACCACTATCGCTTCTCCAAGAGATAGATCAGCAGTTCACCGACGCTGGGCGGAACTCCCAACTCGGTCACGTGCGCGGGGAACTTCACGCTCTGCGATAGACGCACCACTTCCCGCAAGGGCCGGTTCTCACAGTACATCTGGAGAGTCTGCCCAAGTTTCTTGACATCCTTGAGCGTGTCCGTGGCCACTTGTAACGCCAAATCGTCGGAGTCCACGCCGGTTTTCACCGTCACGGCTTGCACGCAGGATATGAGATTGCCTCCCGCGTTGTACACGCGAATGAACTCCTCCGTGAGGGGCTCATTGCGCAACTCCAAACGAATTTGCCGCAGGACAAAAGCAATGATCTTCTGCGTGATCCAGCGTTTCATAACTACCCCCATCGCGGGAATAGCGTCGCAGAGGAATTTTTCAACTCCTCGATCAGCGCTTCCCGCTCTTCTTTGCTTTCCGTGAGTAAACGTTCCCCGTCCATCTGGAGTGTCGTGCCCGCAACGGGAACCGCGTCATATTTTGACCTCGCTCGTCCCAAAGGCTCCTTGACGGCCGCCAACGTATACCGCTTGATCCAGTCGTGATCCGTCTGTGGCACCCGCTCCAGGTCATCGGGGTACAGGCCCGGTTGCAACCAATCCACGGTCACTTTGCAACTGGTGCCGGGAGAGACGATTTTCAGTTCATCCGTGTAGTAGTCATAGTACCAGTCCGGATCGGATCCAAGGATGCGCCCCGTCAGGTCCAGCCACTTCTGGGATAGCTCTACCGTGTGCAGATCCACGGAGGTAGGCGCGAACACGCGGACGCCCATGGGGGCAAACAGACCTCCGCCATCCAAGGATCGGAGCGGGCTCAACTCCGTTTCTCGGACAATGCGGCAGTTGGATAAGCCTTTGCACCCGTCCGGAGGGATGATGGTGGACGAGTCCGCAGGCTGATTATAGGTTTTGATGATCCGGAGCGGCTTGTGCTTGAAATACTTCTCCACGGCTTCTTGCAAAGCATCCGTGTAGTCGTCCGGCCGGATTTCCAAGTCTACCGTGTTGCCACCGAGCTTCCGGCGCACCCAATCCCGAATCGCGGTCTCCGTCAGCGTCGCGGTGGCCATAGGCCCCCCTACTCCGCCGCAGTAGCTTCAGCAATACGCTGGATGAGCAGGTCCTTGGAGACGCCGAAGCTCTTAACGCCGAGCTTCTTGGCTTCCTCACGGAGTTCGGTCATGTCCAGACCGGCCAATTCCTCTTTGATGGATTCCACACTGAGGGTGGGCAACGCCTCAGACGCGCCCACAGGCTCCTGGGCGGCCTCCACGACCGGTTCCGCAAGGGAAGGCTCTGGAACAGGTTCCGGCGAAGGTTCAGGCGCAACCTTTGCGACTTTCACGGGAGGAGGAACACTTACAGGAGCGGGCGTCGAAACGGGCGCAGCCGTCAACGGATAGGGAAGGGACATGTCCTCCCCGTTGCGATGCCGTTGCAGAATGTCCATGTACTCCGGCATCGTCTGCGCCTCGTCCAACTTCGTCTTGGGCCACCATACGAGGGTCTCCGGCGTGGCGGAATCCATTCCAACGAGGAATTCCCCGGCGTAGCGCCGCCACCAGACCCCCGCAACCACCTGGCCAGGAAGAATGAGAATCGAACCCCCCCGAGGCGTCGGGAGGGTTCGAGGATTTGACTTCGCGTTTTTCCAGAATTCCATGAGGAGGTCTACCCTTACGACTGGGTGACGAGCCCCTTCACGTAGTAGTTCTTGTTGATGATCTTCTTGGCGTACCGGGTCATGAGGCCCTTGCGGAGCTTCATGTCATCCAGCTCGTACGTCGCGGTGGTGTAGAGCGGGATGTACGGGAGCAGGACATACCCGGCGTCCACGGTGGAGTTGGTCCCTTTGGCCACGACGAGATAGGTGTTGGGGTCCATGTCGGGATCCCTGTAGCAATCCCACCGGTTGTTGAGCTTGCCGACGAAGATCACGCCGTCGCCCTTGAGCGTGTCACCCTTGAAGGTGGGGAGCGACTCGATCTCATTGGAGACGTTCTCGCCCATGACCACGGCGGATGCGATCTGCTTCTTGACCTTGCGGTGCACGACGCCAGACGCCTGGATGAACTTGCTGGGGAGCAGCATCTTGTGCGTCAGGGGGTCCTGGCCCAGGCCGGGGGTGAGGTCGAAGACGCCGACGGAGGTGCTATCCGCGACGGACAGCAGGTCGGTGATGACTTCCCGGTCGGTCTCATACCGGAACTGCTCACCAACATCGGCCACCAAGTCGGCCTCTGCGTCACCGCCATGAATCGCGGCGTAGTCCTGCTGCGCTTCCACGGACCAGACGATCCGTAGCTTGCGGGGCATGGCCTGCACGGGAACCGAGGAGATGACGAATTCGAGGCTGGGCGTGTCGGCGCTGCCTTCGGAATCATATGTGTAGGAGATGGAGATGTTGGCCAGGGAATCAGGGGCGTCAGCGAACACCACGGCGATGGCACCGGTGGTGTAGTTGACGGTCCCGGAGGAAATCTCGGGGCCGACGATTCCACCCGCGCCGTCATCCTGGAACTGGACGGTCACGCTGCCCACGATGGTCTCTCCCACGACGGAACCGGGCCGGATGGGGTGATAGGACAGAACGGAGGACCCGAACGAGGTGGTCCCGCCGTCACCGACCCACCCGGCCGGGACTTCCATGGGAACCGTCTCGGACGAGTATGTGGAATCCGCCGTGGCGTGGCCGACCTGGGAGCCGAAGGCCGTATCGCCGCGCCGAATCCTACCCTTGTTGCTCCCGTAGATCACATCGCGGTAGAACACGAGCGAAATGGGGCCCGGCATGGGCTGCATGGCCACGAGGTCCTTGGAAATAAGGTTGGGGTACGTGTGCCGGACGATGGGAAGAGCGTACTTGGCGAAGGAGCCGATGTTGATGGCCCGCACGTCCTCTTCCAGGTTGTTGATGTACCGGAACTCGTTCTCCAGCATGCAGGCCGTGATGTGCCGATCCCACCCCTCCAGCGGGGTCTTGCCGTCCTTCTGGACCAGCCACTTCTCCCACACCTTCTTCTTGGAGATGTGCGCCAGTTTTCCCAGGTATTCCTCGTACAATTGCTTATGGTCCATGTCGTCCTCCTTGTGGTCTGACTGTTGGGTTTGGGGCCTACCGGCCGCCGCGCATCGCAACGGACTTCAGGGCAAGCTCCACGCCCCTCGGACCATTCATTGACTCTTTCAGGTTCCTCAGTGACCGATCCCGCGCCGCCACCATTCCCTCGGACTGAGGAATCGCCAAAGTATCGTCTTCCTCTTCCACGGGCTCCAGTTCCAGATTTTCCTCTTCATCGACGGGCTTGTCCTCGGCCTCCGGACCCGCGATCAGGCTGGTCAGAAGGTCATCCTCTTCCTCTTCAACGGGGGGAGCGGGAGGAGTGGGAGGGACCGCTTCCGCGAGCGGCTTGCCTGCCTTGGGCTTGCCGAGGAATTCCGTGATGGGGACCGTCCCCTTCTTCACGACGCTCTTGATCCTACCGACCATCTCCTCGATGACCTTGGCGTAGGAATCGGCCTTGGCCGCTTCCGTCTTGAGCTTCTCGATGATGCCCGACGCGCGGTTGAGAGCGGTCGTGTACTGCGCCGACCGGGCGAGGTAGCGCTGCCGCATCTCCAGGATGGTTTTGACCAGTTGCTTGGTGTCCATCTTGGAGAGCTTGGATTCCCACTTCTTGGCTTCCATCTTGTCCCCCTCGCATCCCTCCGGAAGCTCGGGGTCCTCATCCTCTTCCTCCATGGGGATCTCGGGCTTCTCCTCTTCCTCCACGGGCGGGACGGGAGCGGGCTTGGGAGGAACTACTTCCGCCTCAGGGACTTCCGGCTTCTCCTCTTCCTCCGGCGGGAATTCCTGGTCCAGCAGCTTCACGCGGGACTCTTCCAGCCGGGCCGACAGGGTGTCAATGGCGGGGACGAGCGAGGGGTCGATCTCCCGCAGGCCGTGGATGTCCGACTGGATATCCAGGATCTGCTCGCAGATGACGGGCATCGCCTTAGGGTCCACCTTCTTCGGGTTGATGCCGAAAATCGTCCGGGCTTCGGACTCGGCTTCCTTGAACAGCATCCTGGCGTCTTTCGCCATGTCTTCCTCCTTGTTGGGCTTGTGCGTGATGGTACGTTCCACGAGTGCTGGGATGGCGTCGGCAACGGATTGGCGGTACACAAAGTCGAAGGTCTCAAAGTCAAACCCTTCCGGCTTCACGTACTCCAGACCATCCCGCAGCACCACATCTCCCGTCGAGCGGGAGGACACTCCAATTTGGACTTTCTTGCGGGCGTACTCCTGCAACAGCGCTCCCCGAGGGGTATCCAGAACTTCCGCCTCCAGGAACACTTCCTTGTTCTCTTTCCACAGGCGCGTCAGAACAGCGGCCCCTCGTTCCAAGCGGGTTTCGCCGTCATTGGGATGATCCAATTCCATGATGACGGCGCGGGACGCAATGCGTTTCTGCAACCCCTCGTCATGCACGACGCCTTCCCACAGTTCATCGGGGTATACACGTCGATTGCCGTTCGGCTTATCGCCCTCCTGGCACTTCCCGCGAAGCACCATGGGGCGATACCCGCCGTCCGTCTTCAACGCCTCCTGGAGAACCTCACAGGAAAACGCAAACGGGGCTTTTCGTTCGTCGAGTTGCTTTTTCATAGCAGCTTACCCGTCGAGGACTCGAAGGCTCCGGACCGGAAATTCCACGTGTAATCCAGCATGGAATTGGCATGATCGGGCTGAACGCCCTTGGACAGTAGAATCCGCTTGATGGCCGCAGGGGATTCCACGATGGTATCCCCTCCGATGTCCAGCATGAAACTGGCGTCCATGCCCGTGCCTATCTTCTCGATCCGAACCAACATTACTCGGCGACGACCAGCTTGCGCAGCAGGACGAAATCGGAGGCCAGCGATGCCACGAGCGCGGCCATGCCAGGCTGCCAGTTGAGGGTGAAGTCCAGGGTGATCTTGGTGTTGGCGCTGGGCGCACCGCCGCCGAAGGTCAGGGAGATGTAGCCGTTGGCGTAATCAATGGCCCCCGCCGTGAGGAAGCTGGCCGGGGTGAACGTGCCGTTGGCCAGACCAACCGTGGTGTGTGCAACGGCGGGATCGCCCTCGTACCAGTGCAGGGTCACCACGTAAGCCCCACCAGCCGGGACGGCGATGGGGACGCGGGTCACGAGCTTCTTGAACGCGGTCAGGACGCCATCGGCGTCGCCAAGTTCATAGCCCGTGGTCACGAGAATGTCCGTGACGCGCTGCGGCATGATCTCATAGGTCCCGTTCTGGTCGGAATCGAACGCCCGCAGTGCCGTCAGCGCGGACCCAAGGTTGGTCAGCGCGTTCTGGAGAGTTCGGTCCTTGAAGTCTCCGGCGTCCTGGACGGACAGATCCGGGAGCTTTCGATTGTCCACATTCGGGAATCCAACATTGCTCATGAAGAGCCTCCTTGAGTTTTCAGACACTTCTCTGACCAAAAATCCCCGCATGAATAACGGGGACTTTGCGCAAAGAGGCTTATTTTTCAGGAATTCTATAACGCAGGGCTAAATGGCGAACTCCTCCAGCTTGAGATATCCGGATGTGGTTGGCAAGCGACCGGACTTGGCATACCGGAGTTCTGGTATCTCCACACTGACCCATAGTCCGAGCACAAGTTGAAGCTCAAAGTAGCCCTGCACGTTGGTGGTCGTCAGCACGGAATAAGCATCAATCCACGACCCATCGGAGGACTGTTGCGGGGCCTTGGAAAGCGCCACCTGGACCTCCGCGTCCGCAATGGGATTTCCTTTCGGGTCTAAAATCCAGCCATACAGGACCACGTGCCCCGGAATCGGCGGCGTGATCTCCTCAGAGGTTCCCAAAACATCCACGGACGCGGCGTGATCCAGCACAGTCAGTACAACGGGCATAACGGACCACGTTGTCCGCAAGCGGGACGCCCAGACATGATAAACTCCCGTGGCCAGACCCAGGACAACGATCCCGTCCGGGTCCGTCGTCAGTCCCGTGGTAATCAAGGCGGTGTCATCACTGTTGTACACGGAGATATGCGTGTCAGGGAACGGATCTCCAGACACCAGTGCCTTGGCGGTGATGGTGACCGGCCAAGGCCCACCAGCGCCTTGACCGGATCCTAATCCCTCCCTTGTCAGGGACGCAATGAGGGTATTGTCCGATGCCCAGGAAACCACGATTTCGTCTTTGGCGCGGTCGGCCACGTCGGGAAACCCCACGAGCCTGTAGAGTCCTGGAACGTCGGCGTCCGTCTCCAACGTGAGTGCTGGTAGCGTCACCGCCGCTCCCGTGTATAAATTGCGCCATTGAATGTCAAGGTCATTCAGCACGACGCCCACAGCGGGGTTTCCCGTTGTGGGGTCGAGGATTTGCAGAGAGGGGAGTCTCATGGGAATCTACTTCGACGCAGCCACCGTTATGCCAAAGAGCAGGTACTTTCCCAGGCCCAAAATAATCGCACCAGCAATGATGGCTAAGAGCCACTTCATAAACGTCAAGGCGTTGGCGGCGTCGTTTACTTTGGTTTCCATGCCGACAATCGCCCCCTTCAAGCGGTCCTCGCTTTCCTTGTGCAAGGTATCCTGCTTGTCCTTATATTGGGCGAGCAACTGAATGTGCTCCGCGCACCGAGTCCGCTGCTCCGACGCCCCGTCCCGGAAGGTTTGGAGGATTTCCGAAACCATGCCGTTGTTGAGACGCGCGCTGATCGCCGATAGCTGTTGCGCGACCGTGGCCATCTGCTGAGCGGCATTTTGGCTGACTTCAACAATGGCTTTCAGTTCCGCTTGCGTTACGGCTCGCCCCATCTTCAATCTCCTCCAAACATCTTTCGACGACTTCTAAGTCCTTGCCAATGGCTTGAATTCCGGTCCTCAGCGCGTTTCCCAGAGCATCTTGTTTGGTTACAAGAGCCAAAGCCTCCGTGACGGTATCACGCACCCGCTGGCCTTGAACGCACACCATCAGACTCCTGCTTGGCGATCCACGCCTGCATGGCCAGGGCTTCCGTGTCGGCCATCGCCGCCTTGCGTCCGCACCCCTCGCACTCGACCACGTAGCGCTGGTTCATGCGAAGGAGCAGTTGCATGGGCGACCGGCATTCGGAGCATGGCGTGAGGAAGATCCTGTGCATTTAGCACGGGTTAGTAATTGTAATTAAGAAACCACGTGTTGGTGGACTCGTCCGCGACGAAGATCACCTGCTTGTTGGTGTAGTCCGTCCAGAAATCCGTATCCTCCAGTTTTTCGGTCGGCGAGTGACCCGTTATCGCAGCGGTGACGATGGAATACGCGCCGGTGTACTCGGCATAGAGAGGAATCTGCTTGAGCGTCACAAGCCCGGAGGCGTCATAGCGCAGGCCATTGTCCACGTAAAGGTCAAAGGTCTTAGCGGCACCGGCGGCGCTGACGGCGAAGCCCCAGGCGTCCGTGTCACTGCGGGTCAGTGCGGAGACGTTGAAGCGCACGTAGGTCCAGGTTGTAGCTGTCAGTGCGGGGAAATTAACGTACTGCGTTCCGCCCGTCCCATCCACCAGTTTCAGCTTAGCGTCGCCCGCGTCCAACGCAATCGAGGCGTTCGCCCACAGGCCGACGTACTCTCCGGTCCAGTTCTCGCTGACGTGGGTCACAGCGTCGTTCACGGCGTCATTCAGGGCGGCAGTACCGTCACAGGAGAGCTTGAGGGACCCGGTTCCCTTGCGATAGGTCACGGCGTCGGCGGCGACGGTGAAGTGGATATCGGAAGCAACCCAGTTTCCAATCACCTCAAAAGAGTCCAGAAGATCATAGCCGGTATTCACCAGGCCATCGAACATCTCAAAGCGTTGGTGCGACGTCCGGGAATCCACGTAATTCTTTGTCGCGGCATCCTGCGCCGAAGTCGGATCGAGGAGGTTCTGAGCCACGGAATTGCTGAATCCGACGGCTTTGACGGTTGGATTCAGGATAATGGAATCGTCCGAGGACAGGGTATGCCCCACGACATTAAACTCATGAATTTCCACCCCACCGGTCCCGCCGTTAATGTCAACCTTGCCGGTGCCTTTAGCGGTTACCGCGATGCTGGCGTTGACTGCGGCGGCCTCTGCGGAAACGGTGAATCCACCTTCGCCGGTAACCATGGAGATAGAGCCGTTGCCCTTTCCGGTTAAGCTCGCGGATGCGTTGGTCGCGGCAGAACTGGACCAAGCAAAATCAGCGGCGGACGTGATGGACGGAATGATCAAGCCCGCGAAGGTTGGCGTGGTGGACGTTTTTGTGCTTTGATCAAACCAGTCGCTAAGTGTAGGGTTTCCGCTTAGGGTCAACGAGCGAGCCGCGTCACCGGTGATGATGGTGAATATCCGGTCCGCCGTAAGATTGGATCCCGGCTTGATGATTAAGTCATGGGTAGCGTTCGTATCCAGGATGTGCAGGCTTTCATTCCCGAAGGTCCACACCCCGGCCGCGCCGAAGGAAATGGCCCCATCGTACCCGATTTTGAAGTAGCTCGTGCCGTTGGCCGACTGGACATCGAAGAGCGGCTGTGTCTGGCTGGCCACGCGCCGGAGGGTGAACAGCGCTTGCGCGGAGGTCACGGGCTTGGTCGGGTCAAACTCCAGGAGCATCCCCTGGGTCTGGAGCTTGAAGTTCTCCCCGTGCATGGGCCAGGTCGGCCGTGTGTAAGTATCCGCGTTGAGGACGGTTCCGAATAGAATCACGAGGGTGAGAACGGCGAAGAATCGTAGTTTCATAAATTCCTCCTTTGCGCTGGTTCGCTCAATAGTCTGACAGGACCGCTTGAAAAAACAAAACACGGTCGGTAACTTCTCATCCCTCCAGAAATAAGAGTGCGCCGCGCTTAATTGCGAAAATGTATGCCCGTTGCTACATCTGAACGATGTCGTACAGGTGTTGCAATCTCTTGGGGAGTAGTTTGCTCATTGCGGGCACACGCACTTATCCAACGCGGTTACCCATGTACAGTTATCTCTGCATAGTGGCATCGCGTTGCGTCCAGGTGAAGTCAGTGGACAGCAGGATGGCACCGGACCGCGTGTAGACGTTGACATGTGACCTATCGCCGGGGGCGTTGTACATGGCGAACGCCGTCGCGTGGACCGGGCCCGGCAGCGGACTAATCCAGTAATCGGCGACCCATTTCCCGGCGTTCCAATACTCAATTTTGGCCGATGCGCCGGTCCACCATCCGGGATGGTTCTCGGGGTGAATCCAGATTGAATATTGCACTTGCGGCGGGTAGGGCACCGCCCGAAGGACAACGGTCTTCGGGGCCGTCGCACACGATAGCAGGACCATGCACAGCAGCGCGGCGAGGAAGATGCGGGGCATCAGTTATTACTCCGGCTGATTTCGTAGTAGGAATTATCGGCTGCGACATAGAGGACGATATTGTCCCCTACGCTGTCGGGTGCCCACGCGGCGGAGAGCGCGAAGTTCCCCGCGTCCGCGATGCTGATCGGGTTCGTCGCGCTCCCGACAATCAGGATGTAGATCTGACCAACGGTGGGGTTGTCGAGGTCGGTGATGGCCGTGGCCCCGCCGTTCGCAACGCTGGTCCAGATTCGCGCCCCGCGAACATCTGGCGTTACATCGTCAACGGTCAACGCGGCGGTGCCGTTGAGTTGCACCACGCCGCTTTCGTCTGGCATGACCTGGAACCGGTCGGCGGTCGGATTCGTTTGCACCATTTCGGCCTCGAAGCCGTCGGCAACAGACCCTTCCGCGAACCACAGCGCGGGCGTGGCAGTGTTCTGATTGTATCCGAAATTGACGGAATTGGCTGCACCGTAGGCGGTCCCGTAGGCATGCACTCCCGTACCAGCGTAGAACTGACTGCCAATAGAGAGCGATGACCCGCAAGTGGCCCCGAATCCAGTCGGGTCTATTGCCACCTTGTTCGCGGCGGTGCCCTGTATCAAAATAAAATCGTTTGTATTTAGAGCGTTTCGGACTGCGATGGATGCCCCGTTCGGCATGCGAATTAGGCCCGTAGCCGCGGCCGGGTTTGTACCCAATGAAATGACTGTGCTGGCGTCGCCGGTGATGTTTCCGTTGAATGTGGCATCGTCTTCTGAATGGAATTTCCCTCTGTTGTAAATGCCATAGTTCGCGACGCCGGAGGTCGGGGCGTTGACATACAGGGAGTATGCCGTCGTGGCGGTGATGCCAGCGCTCTTGGTCGGGGCCAATAGCGCCAGCGTTGCGAGCGCAGTGATTGTCCGCGCCGATCCGTCGTCATCGGCATCAACCCCGAGGCGCGTGCCGTACATTTCCGTGAGGGCGCTTGCGGCAACAATTCGCGGTGCCGTCCATATTCCGTAGCCAGTTGTGTTCGCACCGCCCAGCGTCAAATCATCCTGTCCAAGCCCCTCCCCGATCATGAAGAGCGTGTTGGCATGCGGGCCTGCCACTTGGCTTCCGAGGCCGATTTTGCTAAAGTTCTGCGCCGCCGTCCATGTGTTCGCGTTCGCCAGGTTGAGCCCCAGCGTATACGGGTCGCCGGAAGTGCCAGCGCCCAAGCGCGTCAGGGTGGCGTTCGTGGCGTTCGTTACCTCGTTGCCCGTGACCGCGTCACCATCCGCAGGCAGTGCCGTTGCCGCCCATGCCCCCGCGCTCGCCGTCAGCACCTTGCCATCGTCCCCAGGGTTCGCGGGCGTCGGCAGGCGCGGGTCTACCTCAGCGGGGAGCGCCGACCATTCCGCGTCGCCGCGTGCGGCCGTTAGAACCTTGCCATCATCAGTTGGATCAACAGGGATAGGCAGGCGTGGATCTACCTCAGCTTGAATGTCGGATATAAGGGCCAGGGTTCCAGTAGCCGTAGGCCACGCTATATCATGCGTGTGGCCGCTATGCGTTAAACGCCATAAGCCAGGCGGCACTACTGAGTAGTACGATGCAGACGGCTCAGGCGAGGTCTGATACATCCATGTCCCTGTGATCATCTCATCCACATCCCTATGCGTTGCGATGGGGTCGGCCTCGGCAGTCACAGGAGCATCGGTAGCACAATTAACTACACTACCATCAGTTACACACCATTTCGTATTTGTTAATGTTCCTACTTTAGGATCAACCTCTGCGGTCACGGCAGTCTGCCAGGACAATGCCCCGCTTCCATTCGTCTGCATGAATTCACCAGCATCACCGTCATCCGGTGGGAGCGTATAGGCGATATTCTGTGTTTGGCTTCCAGCGGAAAACGTAGTCCGATAGCACGCCGCCCCACTATCGTCTGAAGAAATGAACGTCAACGGGGCAGGGATAGACAGGCACGACGCCGGGTAATTGTCGTATCCGATTTCCACGCCGGCATGGAATTTCGGAACGAGCGTTGTAGTCCGGCCGCGTCCCAACACAGTCGCCAGCGTGTCAGTTTCTACCCCAGAAATATCAGCATTAGTTAAAGCATGACCATGAAAATCCCAATCCCCTGTAGAATCCACTTCACACATGGGGGCAGCATCGGTATCCAGGATATCAAAAATATTCTGTACTTGCCCCGTTGCTTTCTTCAAAGTCATTGACGCCCGTGTAGATAGAGAGGCATCAGGTTGAAGTTGATAAAGATTGCCCTGCTTATGCATCCGATGATTCGCTCCCGTCTCATCCACGACAGGGATTTGCGCAAGGCACGGTAGGGCAATGAGAAGAATCAAGCGTAGCAGCGCGTTTTTCATAACCTCTCCTTAAAATTCAATGTTACTAAATTGTAGGGTATCTTGACCTTCATCCAGGATTGTTCCGCCATCGTACAGGAAGCACTCGGAAACAATTATTTTCCCCTCCGAGGCAGGCAGAATATGCACGGTCCCCAAGGAACGGCAACGGGTGACGATTGCAAGCACGGTCCCGGAAGAGGAAACTCCATTAAGATTCAGCCCTCCTGCAAACTGGCAATCCTGGACGCGGATGGATTCGGACAGGGTGAGATTGAGAGTCACGGCACCTGAGAAGGCCAGACCCTCAAACGTAATCTCTGTCCCGGTTGTTATATCGGCCAGCACCCCCCCCGCGAACGAGAACACCGTCCCGGATTCCCCCAGGATACGGAGATTGGACACGGAGGCCAAGGTTAACGTCTCCACGCCCGTAAACGCATACGTTCCAGCGGGGCAGAAGATAGTATACCCACCCCCCTCCCCTGCGGCGAACGCGACGGCAGCAAGCAGCTTGTCCTTGTAGGTGGCACCGGCGTACCGGCGGATGTCCAGCCAGGGGCCGGATGCTATCACTCGGGGGGCGTAATTCCAACCACTC